ACGAGAATTGACATCCGATGTGTCATAATAGAGCCAGATCACAGGCTTATCCATCCCACGTTGTAAGAGATGTTTGTCGAGAAATGGATTATGTTTCACGAGGTCTTTGGAATAAAGGAAGGCATAGATAAATGCCACCGTCAATAATAAGACGAGAATCAAAAGAAGAATTTCAAATGGACCCATGTCACCCTATCACATCATTTGAATTCTTTTACGAAGGATTCATCTTGATTTGGCTCTTCTCTTTGCACACTCTCTACGCTCTGCACACTACGTAATGCCCAGACACTGGAGGATGTCCCCTTAAAATAGGTTTCAATCTTCTTTTTATGAGTAGCCTCTTCTTCCTGTTTTCGTTTCTCGTAGGCGGCAATCGCTTCTAGATCACGATCTAACTCAGATACATATACCATATTGCGCTCCTTGAGAATATCCTCAAATGTTCTTGGTTTTTCTTCGTATACAGGTACTTTATCATACACCGTATTCTCAGAAGTGTAGGCCGCTTGTAGATCGGTATATTCAGGTCGTTCTTCTGGATCGGATGTGAATGACTGGCCAGTAGAAGGGATGAGCGCAGCGCCGCGAGTCGAACCGGATACAAATCCCATTTGATCAGGGTGAAGGATCAGAGTGGTGGGTTCTGGTTTACCCTGTTTCACATTCGATTCAAAGGTACGATTCCAATTGACTGGGTCTTTTTCTAAGCCATCATGCTGATCATCTTGTTTTACATCATCATCCTGTTTCAACCACTCTTCGTACCCCCTCTCATTCTCACGTACATGAACTTTCTCGAATTGATCGTTAAATTCTTTTCGAAATTCTTCATTGTGGTTGGAATCAAGATGATCAAATACTTCACTCACGAGATTATTTAATTCATTGGTAAACTGATCATCACGAGCTTGTCGGACATCAAATACATTGAGAACCTGAAATCCAGATCGTCCACCTGTCATGCGCTTGATCGTTGTGGAAAGATAGACATAGGCCGCCAAGATCGATTCAAAATCCTCTTCTGAGCCACCTTTATCGGGGTGTGAATTGATCACTGCAGTTTTGAAGGCACGCTTTAGTGCCTCAGGGTTCACATCATCCATTGAGGAAAACCCCAGTTTTTCTAGAGCAAGATCCATACTACCTGCTGGTAAGAACGCGCGGTTTAGGTAGGAGAGAAATAGATGTTTAGGATAGAATGGCTGCTCCGATGTGGGTGACACTCAATGGCACTACCATACCCATTTCGTCGATTGAAAGTATTGTCATGGACGGAGTGGAGGGTGAATACTATTTCACAGTACAATGTACCAATCAAAAAGTATACACTGTTCTTTTCGAATCGAATGGAGGAAAATGGCTGTATATGGCATGTCATGAGGGATGGAAGGAAGCAAAACGAGGAGGAGAGAGATATGCCTCTCAGTAACCAATTGCTGAAAGCAATCTTTTAGTAGCGCATTTCTTTTGAAATGCGCTAGTACCCAATCTTCTTTTGATTGAGATCTACGCCATCAGTGATGACCATCTGTTTCATGCGATCATGATATTGCTGGTTTTTCATATGCATCTCCGCCCGTTTGCGTTCCCGCATTTCATCCGCAGCTGACTGACGCTGTTCGAATTCACGAATACTATGAAGTTCGGATTGATTAAACTGTTCAGGTGCTTTCTCACGGGACGCACGATATTGTTCAAAGGTTCGATCGTGAACTGCTACATTAGCCACTTTATCGGAAATGGTGGATTCAGAGGTATACGCTCCGCGCAGATCCGTAAACTGGAAGCGCGAATTGGGTGCCGCCGTGTAACTATCAGGGCGTTCTCCTACCAAATCGACGCCATTCGTGGGGTTAAGAGTCAGCGCCATCTGACCTGGATGAACCATGAGTGCGGAGCTTTGCTTGGGACCTTTCCGCGCTTCATCCTCAAACATGCGGTTAAACACATCACGATTAAATTCGCCCTTGAACTTCTGACCACCCGCATTACCGCCCTGCGCATCTTTGAGCCAGTCGCCATACCCGTCCGAATCTGGATCGGGCATATGAGTTTGTTCAAACAGTTTATTGAAGGCATTCATATCGAGATTCTTGGCGTTGAGACGTACAGGTTCGCCGCCATAATCCCATTTCTTGGCTTCGGATTCACGGCTTTGTTGTGCTTGCGACATGTGTGTCGCATCGACTCGAGCACCTGTGTCTCGTTTACCACCTTTCATAAATTTCAGAATTTCAGACAAGTAAGCGTAGGCTCGTGTCACTGCTTCAAAGTATTCTTCCGAACCACCTTTATCGGGGTGAGAGCGAAGCGCCATTTTCTTGTAGGCTACTTTAAGCGATTCTTCCGTAAGAGCAACCTCTTCTTGGATATTCAATACTTCAAGGCAAGAGGCAAAGTAAGAAATCGCTTTTTGTTTGGGGGTATCGGTGATCACTTTCCAGGTAGGCTCGTTCGACGTATGGGTGACGATCTGCTGAGAGCCTTTTACATGCGATGGTTGCTGGTACGTGGATGCGCTGGGGGCATTTAGCATAGAAGGATGGGTTGCCCCGATCCCACCCGTAAAGTTGTGCTGTAAACTACGAGGAACTGCTATCCCTTGCTGTTGTGAATGTGGCGACTGCATAGTATGCGCTTGTTGTGAACTATGCGTAGCAGATGGTTCTCCCGGAAGTACAGATGGCTGACCGCCCGATTGAACAGTGGAAAGATAATGAAGAAGATAGCTATAGATCCCACATCGCTTGGCAGAATTAACATATTCCATGGAGGCCAAACAGGTTTGAATGACTTGTATGCGTTTTAACGGATCTCGAATTTGAATCATATTCGAATACATCCGAACATGAACGGGATCGACCGCGGACTGGTTGTTCCCCATCTATCATTCTCAGTAAAAACCATTAGATCATTTGTTACGCAAATAGTAGTATCATGTTTAATGTAATTCCCGCTGTGTTGGCCACTGGTATGGCATCTATTGATGTTATTTCTCTGGGATTGATGAAAGATTATACACTTGGAAAATTGTCGCCAAAGTATATTATACTTGGAATTGTTCTATATGCACTACAGCCCCTTTTTTTCCTAAAATCGTTAGAATATGAAACGATGACGGTGATGAATATTCTATGGGATTTAATCAGTGATATACTTGTCACTGCTTCAGGATTATTATACTTTAAAGAAAAGTTATCACCTATCAAGCAACTTGCGTTAGTATTCGCATTTATTTCGATTGTCCTATTTTCATATGATGATATGTCGCCTCAATCATTTTCTAAGAAGTAGTAGAGATGTCAGTCCTAGAGGAAATCAAGCTTGCTGGAAAGAGCAAAATCGCTGAGATGGCGGCGGGTGCGGCTGACACCATCAAGGAAGAAGCAGTCAATGCTGCCATGCGCGCAGCGGGAGAGGATGCTACGGTCAAACTGGATAAAGAAGGCGAGCGTATTGTATCGCTTGTTTATGACGAAGCCAAGGCCGAGGCCGAACCGATTTTAAAGGATGCGAATCTATCCGTTTCTGTCAAGGTCACGAAACTTTTGGCGGCGTTGATGAAGATCATGGAGAAAACACTCGTCAACGGATCAAAAATTCCAGGCGCAAAGAAAAAGGCTGTGGTGCTTTATTTGTTGCGTCAGTTAATGAAGGATATTGTCGATGATATCCCAGTACAGTCATATTTGGTCTCTAAAGCGGAAGCGATTGGCGAAAGTCTATTGGAAACTCTTGCGGATATCTCACGCAATGTGAATATCCCAGAGGCAGCCGCGACGTGTTGCATGGGCCTGATTTCAGCACTCACCAAATAAAATTGATAAACGCATTCCCTTAAAATGAATCATACACGATGAATCTTTATCGATATCTCCATAATGCGCCCTGTACGTATGTGTTGAATACTGCGAAAGCATTGCCGACACTTCCTGATATTTCTTTCACTGAAACATTCCATATGTCACATCATGCCGATATTTCGCTTGATAAGGTCGAAAACATATGGAATCAACATCAATGTCTCGTATTTGAACTATATTATAATGAAAGAAGTAGCATTTATTGTGTCCTTTTACCCAATACCTTTGAAGTATCACTATCCGATTATAAACATATTACATTGGATGATCAATATGATGAGGAAAGACATATTTATGATTACTATGTGAAGACGACCTTTCCGTTATTCTTGACGCGATTTCAGAAACGACTGAATACGCGTCACTATTTGAACAAGGTACAACGGTCCATCCCTTTTCCATCAACGGAACTTGCCTATCACCAACAATTCGTAGAAAAAGTTGCTATTCATTCCAATACGAATGAGTATGAACTCCCACTGATTCGAACCTATCTATACGAATCACTGGATATTGTGAAAGAAGAGAAAGAATATCATCCCGATGGAGTGAAAATATCAGAACTCAAGGAAGATTTTGAAGAGCTGGCATTACTCACAAAGTCGCTTTAGCTCATAAATACTTGGGAGCGGAATCATCGATTCACATTCCCAGAAGAACCGTTTCCCCATCGATTCAAAGGAGTAAACGGACGGATAAAATTGAGGAGCAAGAGTGGGGAACTTACGCTCTTTACAGGGAGGAATCAGTGACCAACTTTCAAGAGGGAGAACCAATGCTAATTGTTCCACAGGTTGAATATCTTGGGCGCGAACCAATACATTTAGAGGAAAGACAGGGAGCGGAGCAGTTCGCAATGATTCCCACAAGGGTGGAAGAGAAAACGGATAATACCAATTAAAACAGACATCTTCTAATTTTCCAGTATAATATGCCCATATCCATTGAATACCATACAAATATTGCTCCACTGAGCGTGAATAATGAGAGAAAAGCCCTTTATATTTTTCTTTCCAGTTCGGTGCCAAGGCGCGCTTTTGTGAATCGAGCAGGATTTCTTCTTCGATGTGATGTAACGGCCAATTATTCTGACCTAGATCTGTTTCCTGGGCGCCTCGGCTAAAGTATTGTTTTTTACCGATGTATTTTTGGATACGCGGTTCTTCGTTACATGATAGCATTTGAAAGAGACACTGTAGACCTTCCATGGAGACCTCTTGATCGCGAATAAGAGGAGTTCGTTTGTGATCTCGAAGAATGGAAAGGAGTTCGGTGTGACCATCGTCGCGCATCTTCAGACCAAGAGAAGAAGGGAGAAAATCGTTACCAAGAATGGACATGGCAAAACAATAATCAAGGAGAAACGAACGTTTATCTTGTGACTCGCTTGTCAACCAGTCTCGCAAGACATCGATCGAAAACCATTCCATCTGTTCTTCGCCTGCTGAATCGTATACAATCTTGCCCATTTCGATCTCTTCGCGAAAGAGCCAAATAGGCTGTATAGCCTGCCAGATAGGCTGCATAGCCTGACAGATAGGTTGAGTCATCTGTCCCAGAAGAGACAGTACAATCAAGTCGGCATCCAAACCATAGACCGCTGTAGGTCCATTATAGTTACCAGTTCGCCACGCCGACATAATTTTATGTTCTCCCTCACCAGGTTCGTCGCTGGAGCTTAGTCGCCACGTTCCTTTTCCTTTTCCTTTGATCATTTTCTCAAGGCCGGCGTGGAGTTTTTTCATAAAGAGCGTGCCAGGCGTAATAGCATTCGTATCCCATTTGACTTCGCCTTTTTTCTCTTGCTGTTGGAGCCATACAGATTTAAAGCGACGAAGTCGCTGTTGACGCATTTTGGCCATGGGAACCACGCCATCAATCGCCAAAAATACACCAACTTTTGGATCTACTTGACGTATGATCTTGATACAATATCGCACAATACATTCGATGAATTGTGTTTCCCATTCCTCCTTTTGATGATCTCCAGGATAAGCTGGTGTATCCGCACGATGAAGACAGTGATAAATCAGACAATTGAAATCCATAAAGAGCCAATCCACCTGTCGATCAGGATGACTTCGTCTGATAAGACTCGGAAGAACAGTGACTAGTTTTTTATAATAAGATGGAATACCCATATTATGATAAAATACGCGTTCATGCTTTATGCCATCCCAGTTAATATCATATAGATTTATGTACTATGAATAGAGATGTCCGCCGCAGGAAACGCAGCAACAAAAGTCGCAGAAGGCTCATCCTTTGATTTCGTTCCAAAAGTACAAGATTTCATGGGTAATACAGTGATTCGAACGATTGCTGAAATATATAACTTGATGCCCGATTCAGTATTATTTGGTTGCTTTGTCTTATATTTTTTAACCCAAAATCTAGCATATGGTGTCTTTTCCGCATTTATTATTGAATTGACACTAAGTCACCGTTTGATTGCGTGGATGTCAGTACAGATGTTTGGTCCCCCGGCCACACCGAAGCCGATTTCCTGTCGAGCAGGGTACAAAACACCTCAAATGGATATCAGTCGCATGTTTAATCATGACCCGTACCCATCTTATGGCATCTTCTCTATTGTTTCGATGGCAAGTTATCTGGGCTTTGCTACAAGCGCGTCATCAACCGCATTGAATTCTATGGGAGAAAATTGGAAAACACGCAGCATGGTTGCCTATACATTTATGGGCTTGATTGTAGGCACTTTCATTCTCACTCGTATCTTTCTATCAGGATGCGATGATACGCTTGGAGAAATTATCATTGCAGCGGTTCTGGCAGTGATTGTTGGATATATCTTTTTCTACATCAACAAATCTCTATTTGGTATGGAATCTATGAATTTTCTTGGTATACCTGTTCTAGCATCAAAGAGTGCCGATTCTAACGGAAATCCAACTGACATTTATGTATGTGCCAGTGTATAATACAAATAAAATAATATGTAAATAGAATGGATTCCTTACGAGGGATTATATCAGACCTTCATGTTTTCCTGTACGGTGGCATGAGAACCCTGCCTATTACTCTCGCGGGAACCATGGTGATTTTGGGCCTCTTTACTGCCAATTATGCGATGATGTTTTTTCTAGTAGGCTTTATGATTGCCACACCCAGTTTATCAGCTGTATTAAATGCTATCATAGACGCGGCAGCAACAGCATTTAATATCGATTGGTTTAGAACAAAGACATCTGATGTATGTAATGTTGTGATTCCATATTCGACGTTAGATAAACCATCAAAAGTTGTAGATGTGAATACATTATGTCCCACATCATATGCCATGATCTGTTTCTTCTTGGGATATATGTTGACAAATGCGGTAGAGCTTTATCGACGTGGTACAGATCCTAAAGCGGATGCGACCAAGGTATCGAAACGCAAGTCACATGCGATTCTTTCCATTATGTCTATTCTCGTCTTTACGATCATTGTGATTGTATTTCGTATGAATTCGAAATGCGAGTCGACGCTGGGACTTGTCATAGGAGCCCCTCTGTTTGGAGCATTAGGATATGGATGGTATACGATGTTAAGTAAATCAAATGAAGGCAGATTAGCCGATCTATTTGGTATTTCAAATCGTATTCTTCCTGCTAGCGCAACAAAGTTAGACGGACCAGTTGCTTGTTTTGTGGACGAGTAAGAACTAAAACGCATCTAAAAAAAATCATAATATCGCATTAATTCTTCAAAAAATCGTAACGTGCGCTGAATGTCTTCTCGTGTGGACCAACCCAGACGAAGAGCCATCATCATTTGTTTTACCACCGTGGGATAATGTACAGTAAACTGGAATGGTTTCGCATACATTTCTTCCATTTGTTCCACAGATAACGGTGTGGGTTTATTGTTTCGCTGATTGACTTCTGAATGAAGACGATAGAGCCAGAGTCGAACACCCTCTTTTGTGAAGACGATAGGGTGCTTTGCTAGGTATGATGTATAATGCTTTTTACATAACGGGCATGGTAGAGTATATTGTAAACTTCGAAGAAGACCCGACCATATCCGTTTTTCATCACCAGGAAGTCGTCTGGAGAGCGGGTGACCAAATCGTTCTACAGAGGAATGAAGAAGGAACCACAATTGGGGACCCCATATATGATTCTGTGGCGAATCCATTGTTATCCGATCAGAAAATCTTTTGATCAACTATTTCGCGTCATAATAAGTACTTCATTGGTTTTTGAACCAGGTTTTGTAGAATGAATCGAACGCCGACAAACAAGTACAAGGGTAGAATAAGGAGCAGGAAAAGCGTCACGTACAAGTGGAACATCAGCATTACTCATCATCCACGAACAGCCGGCAGCAGCAAGCGCTTGGCAGCGAGTAAAGAGTGATTCGTGTTGTGCTTCATCAAATCCATCAGTGGTATAGGAAACAAACGAGCGATTGGTTTCAGGAGCATAGGGTGGATCGAGATAAACAAAATCGTTCGGTTGAACCGGGCGTAGTGAATCCAAAAACGGGTAGACACCAAATACAACCCCTTGTAGTAATCGAGAGACGGTTCTAATATGTTCATCGTCTATCACGTTAATCTGAGCATAGTTGCCATAGGGAACATTGAATCCATGAGGTCCTTCGCGATAGATTCCTCGAAAGCATGTTTTATTGAGAAAGAGAAGCATGGCAGAACCCCGTGGAGTCATACGTTGATCCTTAGAAAGTGAATTGAATCGTGATCGAATCCAAAAATAATAGGATTCACGAGAAGTAAAAGCCTCTTGAAGAGTCGTAGGGGAACGATTTACACCTGTGTCGACACATTGGCCTATTTCTTCGATCAATTGATGAACTTCCGTGATCAGAGTTTCGGGTTCGCGTTGGATGGTTTGATAGAGACCGATCAGATTCGAATTCAGATCGCTGGCGTATACTGTGCCGGATATGGCGATCTTGCCAGCGTGTCGATAAGATAAGAGGCCTAATAATACACTTCCTCCGCCCAAAAAAGGTTCATGATAATTTTGAATGGTGGAAGGGAATCGGGAAAGGACCGTTTCGAGGATCTGTGTTTTGCCTCCGACCCATTTGAGGAAGGGTTTTACGACATGGATCGACATGTATTTCATACAAAGATTATAGGCGGATCGCAAAAACACGACCAGTTAGTGTCTCTTTTTTATATGATGAAAGAGAAGGATGGAGGAACCGAAACCGGACTTCGCTGTAGAGGTAGAAAGCCTTGAGGAAGAACTAGATGATACGATGCCAAGAATCATACCGAGAAATGTTCCACTTGTAGAAAAGCCTCTAGAAAATCCTACTGTAATGCCTGTGTCAAAGCTTGCGGTAAAACCTGTGGAAAAGCTTGCGGAAAAACCTGTAGAAACCCCTGACAATACATCATTCGTTGAGGATAGTCTAGAACAAAAACCAACGGCAAATCATTTGACAGAAACAATCGAGATTGAGAATCCACAATCGATCTTTCCCCATATCGAACCCTACCCCGAAACGAGTCCCAAACAACATCATTTTCAGTTGAAACACAAGACCGATCGTACCAAATTGATCAATGTATGGAGTCAGAACGATGTTACGGCAGAACTCAATGAATCAGGAAGAAATAATGTCGATGTTACTCTGATGCATCAAGATCAAGTGATCGGTAAGATTCAATTTCTACATTTTGATCGTCGTGATCGATCCATCCGTTCCAAACATTATGTAAAGCTATATCTATATCAGTTCGATGATTCAGCCATGTTTGAAAAGACAAAACAGATCATGAGAGATTTTTTTCGTGAGATCGGAACTCGCCCTCGCCATAGATCACCACAGGTGCGCCGATCACCACGTAAACTACGTATTACACGACGAACTCATCGTAAGAAAACTCATTCTACGAGAAAACATAGAAAGCCAGTACAAAAATAAGAACAAGAAAATTTGATCGCATCAATGTCTATCTGTAAAGGCTAACATATGTCGATTGAATACAAAGTTCCGCGAATTTTATGGGAAAATTTCGAGTCTGTTCTTCTTGCTCAATCAAAACGCTACATTGCGGAGTTGGCCAAACGCCTCCATGTATCTGAAAAAGAGCTTATCAAAAAAGTACTACCTACAACGGATTCATTGAAAGTAATAATTCAGGATTCACACAACGAATCAAATCAGTGTACTGCATATGTTCAGCATGACCATTTGACCGTGTTTTGTCGAAAACCTGTTGCCTATCAATCGAACTTCTGCCCTGTTCATCGAAATCATCGAATGATGGTCATGGAGGGAACCCATCCAACAGCAATTCAAAAAGTAAAAGATGTGGCTCATTTACCACCTATTTGGCAAATAGAACAAACATTGATCAATTCGCAAGGGAACATGATCGGTAAAATAAACAAAGAGGAACAGAAAATCAAGCTGTTTGTGATAGAGGAGTGCCTAAACCAACATGAAGTATAGAAGTAAATGGAGGAAGAAAATGCGGAGGAAGAAAATGTGGAGGCGTCCACTTTTTTTCAAATATACGAGGATGATGGTGGAGTAGATGACTATGATATCAATACATATCGAACACACGATGATCATTCATTCGAAAAACGTAGGAAAACAAGTACAGGTTATTTCAAGATTGTACCAAAAAAGCCATATAGTTGTGTATTACAATTATCAACAGGGTATGTGTTGAGATTTAAAAAACAAGATGGGTGGAATTTATTACTACCACAATGGTTTGAATCAAATGATTTTGTACGAAAAATTGTATCGCGAAGTCTACGTTCTGTGGCGGCAAGACTGTGTTATCTGTCACATATTATGGAGGAAGAGGAAGGATATGACGACGATGGAAACATGACGTATTATGATCTGAAAGAACAAGTAATGGAATCTTATCTCGTAGAGACGCGTCTTCGCAATGCCATGCGGAATGTTCTAATGCGTTGGCGAAACTATCATATCGATAAACGACATCAAGATATTATAGATCCCATTACATTATCCGAACCCGAAAAGCAGATTGTGTTATATGATTGGAGCATGAAAAGGAAATTTATATTTGATGCGAAAAGTCTGTCCATCCATATCGAAACGGCATTGTTATACCATGAGGAGGGGTTTGCAATACCGTGTTATCCTCGTAATCCATGGACCAATCTTGATTTTACCTACCGTCAGCTTGTTTCCATTTATGAACAATTGAAGATACATGGCGAACTTCGTTGGGGGTTTATGACGTTGCGTCAACACAATTTTAATAAAAGCATGTGGCATAAGTATCATCACACTTCTATCACGCTGAAAGCAGTTCAGACCAGTTTGGTTCAATTGGATTCAGCAAATGCGAGAGATTTACTAGAAGATTTTATTATTATGAAGATCAACGAAGTAGAAGATGTAACACCCTTTCTGGTGAATCTATATCGTACCGCCATCGTACATGTACCACGTCACTGGATCATAGAACAATGGAAAAAAGCAGCATTTCATCATTATGAAAGCCAGCATTTTGGATTGAATCGTATAGGGATCATTAATAGGATGCGCGATGTATTACTCAAAAAACAATCACAGTTGATACATGAACTAACGGAAGAAGGTCTTATTCCCTAAAATTTGATGATATGTATAAGTCTATGAAAAACAATAAGATGGGTAATTGCTTGTGCGCAAATAGTGATACATCAAATCCTATACCGAATGTGGATCCTATCACCGATATTTCCATTTATAAACATTGTACGATTGAAAATACTCCCTCTGTTTCGTATGAAAACATACGAAAGAAAGTGAAAGTGTTACGTGTGGTGGACGGTGATACTGTGGATATTGCGATGGTAAATGATGATACGAATAAAATTTTCAAATACCGTGTTCGATTATATGGGATTGACACACCTGAGAAGAAACCATTGAAAAGTAACCCTGATCGCGAGAAAGAAATGGAAGCCTCTAAGAAATCAAGTCAGGCGTTACATCAGAAAATGGAAGAAAATCATCATTTAGTGACCATTCTCTTGTATAAACCTGATAAGTATGGGCGTTTATTGGGAACCTTATACGATGAGAAGGGTGAAGACATTAATCAGTGGATGGTACAACAAGGATTTGCGACTTCTTATTTTGGAAAAACAAAGAAGTCATTTGCGGAAACACGTTGTTCCACGGATGATATTTATTATATCGATGATTAAATACATACTCGGCGACGAACCGGTCGTAATAGTGTCGGCGTGATCTCTCCTGGTGGAGAAAACCACCGAACAATATCAAGTGGGTCGCATCCCTCTTTTTTCTCTAGAAATGCTTGCACGATAGGACCAGCATTCCATAGGAGCCGCGCCATACCAAATCTGCGTGAATAGACTGCTAATCGAACCGATTGTGTGGGACCCAATAGACCATCACCGTGGGATTTTTGTTTCTCGGCTTTGGTCCACTCATCGGGAACATCATCCACCAGATAGCGATCATAGAATGCTTCGCGTGTATCATCAGAACGCCATGTATCATTCAGTTGATACTCAGCAACGGCCTCTTCCCAGAAGGGGCACCCGATGAATCCTTTTTCTAATGCGCCCAAATGTGTAACGGTTGATTCCGACCATTTCATGCGACCTCTCCTACATCGTCCGTATAAACACGCGACAGGAATGGTATATCGTCGATGCTGTTTCCGTCCACATTCTGCCTCCCATTCGCAAAGTGTTGTTTGAAGACGTGATTCCATGACATCAGGAAGAACTGACCAGCTTTTTTCTTGTTGTTCTCCATTCAAACAGACTGATAAAACGGCAAGACATCGAATGATAACATCATATTCATCCGAACGATAACCGAGGAGTGATTCGTATTCTTTCAAGACGGTAAAATAGGTTAGATACTGATCCGCATACATAGGACAATTATGTATCACATACCAGCGAAGGAGTTCCCATACGCGTTCATCGGATACATGACGAGACATCCACCACGCACTGTATGCTTTTCCTTGGAACATTGCGCGAAACATATAGATTTCACGTTCATCGTTAGACGGAAGATATGGCGGTGTTTTGAGGGTAACACGATCGCACTTCGCGCCTTCCGCAGTGAGAGCCAGAATGTTCCAAAGAGAATGATCCCGTTGTGTATGCGGAACCCAACTAAGTTGATAGGAGGCTAGAAGGATGTCTTCTTCTGTTACTTCATCAGATGCAAGACGCTGCGCAACAATGATCCATGAGAGGCAAAAGGGGCCTTTGTTCCAGAGCCAGGCTTCAAAGAGCGTAGATATCGTCTCTGCCACACATCCACTACGAAGCAGCTCGTAGCACCAGAATACTGTTTCATGACGATCATTTCTCGTAGAACAATACTGTAAGGCGGCATGAACTTCATCGAGAGCATAGAAATGACGTGACAATGACATGTTACATCATATGCTATGAAAAAGAAATATCAAATTTATTTACGAAGGTATAACAAATGAACTTGCGCGATGAAGTGAATTTACAGACGGGAGATCTTCTCCTGTTTCGAGGAACAAGTTGGGTGTCGTGGCTGGTAGAATGGTTTGGTGTAAGCAGATATAGCCATGTAGGAATTGTTGTGAAGAACCCTTCTTTTCTTGATCCAGATCTAGAAAATGGGACCTATATTCTAGAATCCTCCTGGAATAATACACCTGATGTGGAAGACCATCAGATGAAATGTGGTGTTCAACTTCATCTACTGGATGATGTCCTCAAAGAATACTCAAGGGGGTCAGTGATGACTCGAAAGGTGAATTGTGAACGCAATGAATCATTTTATCAAAAGTTAATTGAACTTCATAAGGAGATTCATGATAAACCGTACGACATGGCTCCATGGGATTGGCTTTGTGCCAAATATAATATGATCTGTCCACTTCCTTCCGATCCGGCATACAAAACAACAAAGCGATTTTGGTGTTCGGCGCTGGTGTCCTATCTGTACTGTCAACTAGGAATCATGGAAAAAGATGTCAATTGGTCATTGGTCGCACCTCGCGAATTCAGTTCAACGGAGGCAAAATGGATACGGTTTCTTTGTCCGATCGATAAGGAAAAAATACTATATTAATGTGTCACGAATCGCGCCATTTTAAGAAGTTTGCCAAGTAGAGATGGCCCATTCCGAAAACGCACATGAAATTTTGCCAGGATTGTGGCTGGGGAATGCGAAAGCATCCATGGATGAAAACTTTATTCATCGAAACAACATTCGAGTTGTATTTAATTGTACCAAGAATCTTCCTTTCTCTCCAATGATTCCGAACAAATATCGGATTCCCGTGGATGATAATTTAGAGGAGGAGGAAATTCGGAATATGGAGCTGTGGTCTAGTGAAATTGCGTTTAAAATTATGGCAGAATACAAAGAAGGTCATGTGATCTTAGTTCATTGTATGGCAGGCATGCAACGATCGGCAGCATCGGTTGCAATGATGATGATTGTCTATTTACAACTTCACGCAACTCCTGTGATGAAGATGATCCGAGAAAAACGCCCGATTGCTTTTTATCCGAATGCGAATTTTGGACGTTCCATTCATTATTTTGATCAAAAATTTCACAATGAGATTCTTCCAGAAATGAAAAAAATACCAATAGGGTATAAGTCCGAGTAGGATGGATCATACTATCACGATTCCTAAACTTCCTCCTCCACCGTCATCCATGTCTACTGCGTTATGTTGTAATGTATATAATGATCGCGATGAATTTGAACGCGTGTTGTTAGGATTAGAACTATCGAATATCCAAAAACAGATCATCCTTTCCCGATACGTTCATATTTTAGATCATCTTCAAAAGCGAGTCCGCACCTATAATCGCGTCTTTTATCTAGGTCATACTATTATTACGGTTGGTTCTCTGTTTGTACCTGCTCTTTTATCGATTCAAAATTCAAGCACACTAGAGAGTGCGCATTCTTCTGCAAACATTTACTGGGCAACTTTCATTATTTCATTACTAGTAACCACATTTAATGGTATTTTAACTCTATTTAAGATTGATAAAAAGTATTATTTTTTGAATACAACGTTGGAGCGCATGCGAACAGAAGGATGGCAGTACTTGGGATTAACGGGTCGATATTCAGGCCATCTAATCAATAATCAAGTGCCGACCCATCAGAACCAATTTGTATATTTTACACACCAGATTGAAAAGATTAAAATGAAGCAAATCGAGGAAGAATATTATAAATCAGATGAAAAAGCAACACAAGCTCCACAACAAGGAAATACGTCGGCGACTACAACCACGCCCGCACACGATTTATACCCACCGTCTCCTAATCAACCGATTCAATCGATGGAACAACATGTTCCAGAACCGGTAAAAGAAGCAGTTAATTCCCTTATTCGCTCTCACGCATCATCAGCCGATCCAAAATATGTTACAGAGTAATAGAAGGATGGGGAAACGAACCCCTCAATGTCAATGTGATGAGAAGTGTCCTCTTCCACCATTAGAAGGCTCTGCTTTTTGTGCGAATCATCAAGCGTGTACTGCGATTTCGCCATTATCGGGCGATGAACCGTCATATAACCCAGATCAATGGAATAAATACAAAGGTGTGCGAGAGGCCCATAATTGTTTCGCATATGCTTATCGATTTATGGATATGCCGAAGACACAGAAATGTACGAATGAATCGTGCCCGATTTCGTTTCCTCAACCCGGCCGCGCGAGCGGCTATCCAAAATGGTCGAAGATCAAAGGAAAACGATGTCCTGATATCATTGCGCGAGCACTAGGGGATGTACCAGGAAGTAGACGCGTACCATTTACCCAGCGTTGTTCAAAGGGGATGCGTAAAGTAGCATTCATCGCGGATCCGAAAGAGGATTATCATGTTCTAAGCGAGGATAATACAGGTAAATGGTCTCATAAACCAGGTGGGACAGATGTTACCGATGTTGATGCGAGCAAACGTCCAATTATCAATCCTACGTTGGCAAACTTTAATTATCCTGATTCGGGATTGAATTATAAGAATTTTTGTGGGTATTTGTGTATTCCTGCGACAAGGAAGCATCGGCTGAGACGTTCTGGAGGGAAGCGAAGCACTACGAAGCAACAACGTAGTTCAAAGCGACGCACTAAGAAGCGAAGCACTAAGAAGCGTAACACAAAGTAAAGCAGTTAATTATTTGCGCAATAGATATCGAGCATACGCAAACATTTGTCGCATCGCAATTTGTATCATAGGATTAAATTCCAGAAAAATGGTATCTAACCATTCACAAATCGCATGTTGTTTTTTTAGAGCGGCATGTAAATATACTTTTTGAAAGATATAATCCCAGGCAAGTTCTCTGCCAAAATCAGTGTTTTCACGATAGTCCTCCCAGGCAATCTCTAACGCGGTTAGATTCCCATCATTAATGAGAGGTTTAATTCCCTGAATTAACTCGTCTTCGATGGACATTAAAATTTGATTCTATACTATCTGTCGAATGATATTTATACCGATATGTTTTCCCACATCTATTTACGTCTATCCATTGCAGCAGTAATTTCATATGGTACCGTGCGATACATTACAAGTCAGCCAAATAAATCGTGTGTACACCATAATACGATTACATACCGGTCCCCACTTTCTTCAACCACTCTTTCCCGTAGCGCTGAATGATAAAATGATTTGGGTTCCATTGATGAAGGGCTTGTACACAATCAATTCGTTCCAATGGACTGACTGCACACATCTTTCGTAAAATCGGATAGAGTTTTGCCTTATGAGATTCAATTGAAAATGCGGTGGAGATCGACCATTTGATAATCTGAAAGACAATGTTAATACCGACACCCCAGCTATCATACTTTGTCCAATATGATTTGAACCATGCGGCGGAATCTCCATCCTTTACCGATTTACTTTGTTGATAAAAACGATACAAACTAGTCTTCATCTGCTGCGGAGAGATGCCCAATAGGGTTTGTATTTTTTTAAGAATGTCTTTTTTCGTCAAAATCGATTCGATAACACGTGTCCCATCATGGCCATGTGCGATCGCGTTCACAATGGTCGCATCGGGTGGTTCTTGTCCTACATGAACGGTATGCTGATGCGATAAATCATCTTCTGTAACCTCCTCTTTAGCAAAGACTGATAGGTTAAAATCAATGATACGAGGGACATTGTGTTGATCAACTAGAATGTTTCCTTGGTGAAGGTCGCGATGAACCACTCCAAAGAGATTTAATAAGGCACCTGCTTCCAATAAATGAGAGAAGAATTTAATCGGATCAAGTGTTTTAAAGTTTACACGGAACGAATCAATCGGTACACCATGATAGGTCATGGATAAAATCCGAAATTCAGTTAACGGATTTTCTTTTAGAACAGGGCAATTCGCAAGATCTTTTTCTGTTTGTGCTTTTGCAGGCTCACATATGGATTCCGATACCGCAAAGTAATTTTTCCATAGAGGGATTTGTCGGATCAATGATGAGATCTTAAATTCCACGTCGGCATATTCGGTACGGATGAGCTTACTGATGGGTGGATGCTCTTTATCCTCTGGGTGTTCTTTGGGATTCTTATTTTTACAATGTAAGGAGGAGGTAAAAACGCACCCATACAATCCGTGATCGATCATTTTGCCACCTTCTTGCATGGCTTCTAGATGGTTCAAAGAAACGATTTTGGTGAGTTTTTTACACTTCATATCTTCACTTCGTACATGCGAATCTTGTTCATTGCTTTTACCTCACGATACGATAGTATGTATGGAGGCTATCTCTGTATCGGGTTGATTCTACTTATCGCGATTGCGATTGTAGAAGTATGGAATCCAGCTCTTCTCAATGAAGGATTTACAAATCTGGTTTCCGTCGGAGATAGCGCCTTTTGGGCCCGATGGATGCCTCGACGCGGAGATGTCGGTATAAGTCCTACGGATGAGCAAAACGGATATACACGAGATATTCGCTATCTAGCAATGTATGCCGATGTCCAACGTCTGGGTCAAGATCATGATTTTTGCCGAATGGTTGTGCCGACGGGAGGGAACGATAAGGATATGTTTTTCGCCTGTGCACTGGGTGGTACAGAAGGTCTCTCCACAGTTCAATATCGAACTCCATCAGTAAAGAATGGATTTGAAATCAGCCGAGATGATTATATGAATGATGTGTTAAAAGAGGGTCGAGCGGGTTACTGTCGAATTCTAAAAACGGGCGACGGTACGTTTGAGGCAAAATGTAATCCTGCGGGCGATTATTCGTTCCAATCAAAGATGATTGTGGATGGTAATCCACCGGATGATATTAAGATCTTATTATCATTTTACAACGGAATTGTATTTTGGCTCCGTTTTCGCGATGATTTGGTTGATTATGCGAAGAATCTGACGGTGACGACAGCAGGTCAGATCAAGATTGATCCTGTTCCTCAACCTACCACAGAGGGGCTCGAGTTCAATGGTGTCGATCAATATCTGCGTATTGGAGACGGAAGCAATTTAGAGTTTGGAAATGTGATTCAACTCCGTTACGTTCGTGCGTTCTCTTTTTGGGCATATTTCGATGAATTTACCAATAATGCGAAAATTTTTGATTTCGGAAATGGTGCGGGCATGGATAATGTATTTTGCGGAATCGTGGGAAGAGGAAACGCGTCTGTACAACAAACGGAGACATCCAGTTGTATCGATGAATCTCAAAAGACAGTACCTGATGCACCATCTGGTGCCCAATGTACATTTGAGCAAAGTCCACAAACGGCAATGTTAACATCAAGTGCGAATGTGAATGTCTATAGTTGTCCTGCTCCTGAACTTACAGGACGAATCATGCCACCCCTTCAATCGGTACAAGTTTCAAAAGAAGAAGCCACTACTGCCGACCTATTGTATGAAGTGTGGGACAATAAACAACGAAAAGTACATATTCAAGTAAAGAATGTATTTCCTTTACGTAAATGGGTTCATATCGTGATTACAACCGATGGGGGCGATCCATGGAAGCCGGCTCTAAAAATATATAAGGATGGAGATATCATTCATAATGAACCGTCCGCGTTTTTACCGCAAACCAATGAAACCAAAATGAATTACATTGGTAAATCAAATTGGTCCAATGCGACGAGTCCGTATCAGAATGCGGATGAACTCTTTAAGGGAAAGATGTTTGATGTACGTGCGTATCAAGAGCCTATGAACAAAAAGAAGATTCAAGACACGGTTGCCTGGGGTAAAGCGCTGCTTGGCGCGAAGTAAAGCGCTGCTTGGCGCGAAGTAAAGCGCTGCTTGGCGCGAAGTAAAGCGCTGCTTGGCGCGAAGTAAAGCGCTTCTTGGCGCGAAGTAAAGCGCTTCTTAACTTGTATGAAAACTCATCTTAAAGAATCATATCACTTACCATAGTACATGACGAAGTTTGATAAGTGGATAGAAAGCATTACTAATCAGCCCAATTATGAGCGTCTGGAAAAGGACTTAACGTCCGTAATCGAATCTGTTCCGTATAAGCATTATCTGGCCATTTATATGAAACCCTATCTAGCGCATATCAATTGCTCAAGTTTCCATCTATTGTATCGATATTTAGACAGCCCTGAAAATTGTGCGGTTCATTTTCCATCTGCCATTCAACAGGTCATCGTTGATTCTAAAACAAATGAACGAGTATTAGAGTTTATAAAACGAATGATCTACGAGTTCGATTATTAGGAAATAAACAGAAGTTCGTATGAATTCTTTTTATACCATGATGACAGTTGTTCCATAATTTGTGCTTGAACATCCGCATCAGAACCCTTGGCCAAAAGATGGATCCATGATTTCCAATCGCTTACATGACACAGATGTTGAAACTCGCCATCCATTGCCAATTCTTGCTGGAATTCTAGGACACAACAGTCTTTCGGAAGTGCCCATAACTTAGCCCATCGTGTCTGAGTATGCGGTCCACCGAGAAGGATACAAAGGGATGCGCCAACAACAGAATCATAAACACCAGGATTCTTTTCTGAAACAACACTCACCGTCCAATCTGGATCCTGAGCCTTGAGAAATGGTGTAATGAATTCATAGACAAATCGAGGACTAATGATAGAATCAGTAACAACAACGCATCGCTGACCCGACGGCGACGGTTTCCATGATGGTAAGTGAGAACGTAGCACAGTAATATCTTCTCGGCCCAGTTCACATGACAATGGTCCAGGAACCATACCGATCACCTCTTCTGCCCAACATCCTGTTTGTTCATTAAAGGGAACACCGTCAAATGACACGTCCAGTGCTTTCGCATACGATTCAAATCCATTCGGAATCCAAATCGATGTATTGGGATAGGTCTCTAATAGACGAGCCGCTCGCGATAGATAGTGAAGAATATAAGTATCAGGATGGGAAAAGTTCGAGACATCTGGAAAAGGGATCGCCATCATTCGCTGACGGGTTTGAAGCGGGGTAAAAATATCAACATTCGCCTGATTCCAATATTGAAATCGCTCTTCATTTTGATGCTTTCCTGTATAGATCGTATAGGTATCGTATACGAGTCCGTTGGGTGTCACTGACGCATTTTTCCACGAATACACGGGAATCGCTGGTTCAAAATAAAAGTTTTCGACGGACGGCTCCCACTTGTATCGCCCCTCTTTCTCCAACATGGTACAATAAGTAATTTCATTGGACAAGGACGAACTTCGTACTTCAAATGATACCAGTTCGTTACAGAAGGATTGAGGGGATTTAAGAGGGACTTGTTCTTGTGCGGTATCCAAAAGATGGGTGGGATCGATGTGAATATAGAGTTCAGAGGAAACAAACTCTTTGATCGAATAATCTCTAATACTTGAATGATGAAGATGGAAGGATTGAATACTGAGGGCCGGATTACAGATAAGAAATCGCTGACGAAGCATGTGTGCCGCAAAGGCGTTATCACATCCTGCTTTCCCAAAGGGAAATCCAAACACAGTAGGTTCCCATTTACGACTGCGGACTGAATCGGACAAGAGAATCCAGGTATCCTGTGAATCAGGACGCGGTCCAAAGAGAGTGGGTTCCTCTCCATCACCAGGATCGTCCCAGCGAAGCAGGGCGAGCATTCGATCTTTCATGTCGATCTTCCACAGATTCAACAAGGTGGAATCAAAATAAATATCTGCGTTTGCGATGATAGTATATACGTGATCAGGGACGCGTTGTTTGATATAAGTGAGTACATCATAATAAGTCAACCGTTTTCCGATCACAATCTGCTTGATTTTATGGGCGCCAGGAATGGATTTCCATTCATGAGACAGGTCAGACTCGTTTAATAGGATGATAGTATCAATATAGAGAGAGGCGCAATTCTTGATCAGACATTCTCTGATTTCATTTGCACGTTTCTTTTGAGGGTGAATAAAGTACTGGGTAATCAACCATGAACTAGCGGGGACAACGTTTTTAACAGACTGGAGATGGGAACGAAACCGTTCGGTACGGGATTCGACTGTGTCAACCAACCGATTGTAGCGAGACATGATCGCAAAGATCGAAATGGCATCCTCCACCGTTTGATCCCATGGTGTCATAAAAAAAGGATATTGATCCAGCAGATCATCGAGACACATGATGTTATCAAAATTTTCTGACCAATAGTCTTCTGATTTGAGGGAAAGAATGGTGCGTGAAAGAAGGACCAAACGTACATCTTTGGCAACGTTGTAAAGGTCCTCTAAAAAGGCGTCCACCTCTCCTTCTACTGTGACAAGGACTACTCCGACAAGACGCGATTCGTTATCATACCATCGATGATAATCGGCAAGACTGCTTACGACAGCATCCCATCGAGACCATGTAACGGATGAATCTTGATGTTGGAGCCAAATAAGGGTGCGCTGATCACGTCGAATGGGTGTGGTCAGTGTCAGAAGTTTGGGTGGCATCTTTTTAAAAAACGGTGGATTCACTTTATACCCTTCAATAATAGAAGAAGATGTCGGCACAGGGATTACCAGAAATACGAAATGGATGCCCATTGCCCCCTTACAATACGTTGAATTTTAACAGCAATAGCCCTGTTATTTTCAGTACGTTACAGAGTTTCGCACAAACCTCGCCGAATTATCCGCTACCGGTTGGATCGAACGCGCGACTTGTTGCGGAGAATCAAGCGAATGTGGCATACTTTAATGCTATTAATCAACAGACGATCTATGTTCGCAGTACAGTACAGGCCGGTGCCGCCAATCTACCTTACCCGCAATTTAAATCTGAGGGAGAGCGCATGAAGTACATTCAAGGGAAAGCAACCACTGCGGCACGATCCATTCTGGTCCCGAATCAGAATCCGGTGGGACCGGCTGGTGTTCCGTTGAGTACGATTTATCAGATTATTAATTCGTAAGGCGGGTACATGTTTGGGTATTTAAAAAACAGTGTCTTTTATTTATCAATGAAAATATATTATGGGGCTGATAATCATTACATTGATGTAACTGATATTTGTCTAAGAAATATATCAAATCATGATACGGTTACAATTCCATGTGGTGATCATAGTCGAGCAGCACAATATACAGATCCGATATTTGGAACTAAAAAAAAGATATTCATTGAAATGAATGGCATAATAACGGAATATGACGATAGTTATACCATCCGAATCAACACACTCACCTCAGAAATATCCACGACATGTGAAAACGATATACATGCAAAACTATTATCGATTCATTCTACATTAAAAATAAATTATGGTAGTTTTTATGAAGAATTGCCAGAACAAAAAATGGCGGTTCGATATTTAACTGGAAAGGAGAGGGTATTAGAAATCGGCGGGAACATAGGAAGAAATTCTTTGGTCATCGCATCCATCGTAGGGAGTAATAATCTTGTGACATTAGAATGCGATGTCAATATTGCAAAGCAACTCATGGAAAACAGAGATTTGAATCAGTTTACATTTCATATTGAGCCGTCTGCATTATCAAATCGAACATTGATCCAAAAGGGATGGGATACAATGCCGAGTGATGTATTACAGGAGGGGTATACATGGGTGAATACGATTACGCTAGACCAATTAAAAGCGAAATATAGTATCGAGTTTGATACATTGGTACTAGATTGCGAGGGTGCGTTCTATTATATTTTAATGGATATGCCTGACATATTACAGAATATAAAATTAATCATTATGGAGAATGATTATACAGATATATTGAAGAAGAACGATGTCGACCAAGTATTAAAAGATAATCATTTTCATAGAGACTATGTGGAACATGGTGGGTGGGGGCCGTGTACGAATAACTTTTTTGAAGTCTGGAAAAAATAAAGCGTTCCGTTTATAAAAAAATTGATGGATATGATATGGTGGTTATAAATCAACCATGAAGTATTCCAAGAACGATTTGATCTGTGCCTACCCTGACCCGACACGTGATGCCCATTACACGTGTATCGCACTGGAAGACAGTGGAAAGGTACTCCAAGTTTACCCAGCACCTGACGATCGTGACTACGAAAATGTTGTCGAGTGGAGAGACTCGATCCCGCAGAGCTCAACGATCATTCCACAACTCATGATTCGATCCTATAAAGATGCATTCGGTCTGTAATATAAGAAAAATATAAAATATTTATTATATTTTTATCATATTTTTGCGAACTTTTTAAAGCGTTCTAGATTTTTGCGAACTTTTTTTAAAAAGTTCCGCATTGTTCCTTAAATTCTTCGATGACTTGGCATAGTGCTTCGATGTCTTCTTTAGATACTCGGAGGATTCTTGGTTCGACTGGAAGGCTTTCTTGGATTTCTTGCGGCTTTGCGTGGCTTTTGAGGTTTGACGACGGCGTCACGGAGCGCGTCGCGGGCGTGGGAGACAAGACCTGCTCGAAAGGCGATAAGACGAGGTTCGACGCGCTCCCTCCAGTCGGGATAATACTCAATCTGGTCGGTGTCGGCGCTATAGGTTCCGATGGGGATACAGTGCTCGCTGGGCCGGCCGGCATGGAGTTCGAGGGTATGGACGGTTGTTCCGTTGACGAAATAGGGGATTCCGTGGATATGTTTGAGCTCATAGGTCATATGTGGAGATGTGCCTTCCCCATACCCCTCACATGTACTGTCAAATTTTATCAATAAAAAATTGAAACCAAAGACCAGGGGTATGGGGACTGTCAAGTCCCCACCATGAATATCTTTGTCCTCCATTGGAAACCACGTAAGGCTGCCCGCTGGCATGTCGATAAGCATATTTGTAAAATGATCATCGAAACTTGCCAGCTGCTCTACACAGCACATTGGATTCACTTCTATCCACATTTGAAACAGTACAAATCAGCAATCGCTCTCTCCAAGGCCCAAAAACAATTATCCGTTCCTGAGTACATGCTCTCTGCACCGATGTGTCAAACAACAAAAGAACCGACGTATCGCCCGTGTCATATCTTTCATCCGTGTGCGAAATGGACCAGGGCCTGTAATGGAAACTATCGATGGCTTGCCACGTTGGGACGTAAATTAGCACGCGAATATCGCTTTCGATTTCATAAAGAGCATTCATGCGAAGCACATGTGGAATGGTTGTATGCCAATATGCCGCCAACCATTCAACGTTTTCCGAGACGCCCTTTTGTCATGGCCATGGCGCCTGAATATCAGATTTCAAAGAATCCTATTGTATCCTATCGACACTATTACAGGACTGCCAAGAAGGAGCTCCTGAAATATACGGGTCGTCATCCACCTCACTGGTTAGCGGTGCCCTCCGTGTCCACCGCTAGGCCCTCCGTGACCGCCACTAGGCCTGCCACCGCTAGGCCCTCCGTGACCGCCATACCCTTTTGATGGTGCACTCGCATTTGCGTAGCGACTTGCGCCACCCCATGGTCTCGACTCTTGATGAGGAGTATGACGAGGTCCTTTGTGATGTACTACTCCACCGCTATGTGAACTGCCATATGAGCCACCACTACTCGTACCGTAATTCCAATACGGCCACCAATTATACGAAGTAATAGGCCATGACCACCATGAAGGTTCGGGTTCTTGATAGATAACAACTGTTCGATGCGTTGATACAAACAAATAGATTAATATTGCAAACGCTACAAAAAATAGAATGAGTATCATTTCTATTTTTTACAGAGGTAATTAATATCTCAATATCAATATCCCCACCATCCAACACTCCACACTTTCTTCTCAGGAATGCCAGAGTCATCATAGATATTTTGAATGGTCGGGACGGGATCATATCCCTCGCGCAATTCAATGCCAGGATAATATCCGTTGCTTCCTCTCTCTCCACTGATAGGGTCGGGACCACCACTTCCCGATTTCTTCGCCTCATAGGGAACATGTTGAGGCCAGAAGCGATCTTGGCCATGTTTGGTAGGGTCAGGGTGCATCATTCCTATTTTATTGTAGCCCCATGTAGGGATCATCGATTTCTCACCAGGAAATAACATTTGTGTGATAGGGGAACCATATAGTGCTGACCCAGCCACGTAGTGAACTGAATAAAAATAATGAAGCGCGAGATAAATAAGAACCACGACTAGCAAACCGTAGAGAATCATCATACTACTAAGAGAATCTAAAAGTCGGCATCGAGGGCAAAGCTCATCTGCTCTTCCGTTTTTCCAACCCCTGCTTTGGCATACGATGTCACTCGTTTTTCAAAGAAGTTATCCTTGCCCTCTAAACTGATCCTCTCCATAAATCCAAATGGATTAACTGCAGAATAGATTTTACCATACCCAAGTTGGCTGCTCAGGCGGTCCGCAACGAATTCAATATAGGAAGACATCAATCCAGAATTCATACCAATCAGGCTACAAGGGAGCGATTCAGTAATAAACTCTTTTTCGATGGCAACTGCTTCACGAATAATCTTGTGGGCTTTCTCTTTCGTAAGTTTACGCTCAATTTCTTCGTAGAGTGCGCACGCAAAATCCGTATGAAGTCCCTCATCGCGAGCGATGAATTCGTTAGAGGTTGTCAGGCCAGGCATAAGACCACGCTCTTTGAGCCAATAAATAGCACAGAAGGAACCACTAAAGAAGATACCCTCCACGACCGCAAAGGCAACAAGACGAGTTGCAAAGTTTTCTTCCGTGGTTGCAATCCACTTTCGAGCCCATTCTGCTTTTCTCTTGACACAAGGAATCGTCTGGATAGCTTGAAACAAATGAAGCTTTTCTGATTTATCGTCGATATAGGTGTCAATCAAGAGTGAATACGTTTCGGAATGGATTGCTTCCATCATCATCTGGACCGAATAAAATTGGCGTGCTTCTGCCGCCTGACACTCGTTCATGAAGCGGGCACAAATGTTTTCCTGGATGATACCATCGGAACCAGCAAAGAAGGCTAGTACGTTTTTGATAAAGTGCTGTTCGTTGGGGGTTAGTTTCACCCAATCTTTTAGGTCCTTGCCGAGATCGACTTCTTCGGTGGTCCAAAACACCGAGACGTGTTGTTTGTATTTCTCGAAGAGTTTTGGTTTCATAATGGGGAAGAGCGTAAAACGGTTTGGATTCTCCTTCAAAATTGGCTCCACAAAATCATCGTCTAGCGCTAAATCATCGACCGCCGCAATAACTGCCTGTTTAGCCTGTAAGGATGGAGACGCATATGGCATAGATGGTACAGTAGAAGCAATCATGGAGGAGTCCATTCCGAATACGATATTAAAACCGGAGAAAGATTTCTCCATGATAGTTGATTCCTCTGCTGTGCGTATTTTTCATCAATTTTATAATACATGTAACTTAAATCGTAAGGGTGATTCATATCCTAACAATGACAACGATTCGACACGTCTGTTCGCTTGGATCATTTTGTCATACCGCGTATCATCTTCAACAGTATCATATGAGAAATGCTGCTTATCCATTCGATTGGACGTTATCAAGCCCTCGCCTAGTCATAGACTGTCTACGGGATGATTTTCAGACATTTCTCGATCCTACACAACATATAACTGTTGAACCTGGTATTTCTTCCAATCATCTCACCTATGGAACCATGGTATGGGGAAAGAACTTTGATGGAGTCTTCAATCAATATCTGACTTTTGCTCATAAAGATGTGACAACTGCTGTAGATTATGCGTATTATCAGCGATGTGTGGAACGATTTCGCACATTATTGAGTTCGCCAGAACCGAAACTATTTATTCTTATGGCTCAAGATATGGAGTACGATCCACACGAGATCCATGAATTACGTGATATGTTGCGCCAGAGAACTCAGAATTCGTATGTATTGTGTATATCGTTATTCAATGAGAATGAATCGCGATATACGTTTGATCAAGAGGATGGTATCAAGTATTTGAAGGTATATACCTATAGTCGATCAGACGGTCGTGGATTTGCGAATGCATGTGACAATGAATATCTTCACTATTTGATCCATTGTTTATATGAGTTTACGTAAACTAGATGAACTTTTGAAGCATTTGCGAACTTTGATATAAACTTTCCGCACATGGGTTCACATCATGGGTATACTTCATGTATCGTAATTCGGGAAGATAATGACGCAGAATCGACGAAAACTGCTGAGAAGAGACAATAGGTTCCAGCGAGGGTAGATTATTGATCGCGATCAGATCGATGGAATTTTCGATCCGACGAACCGGTTTATTTTTTGTTGTATAGGCGGAATAGAGGGGCAGAGTATTGCGTGGGTTTCCCATATCACATGTAATATCACAAATGATCGATAATTTGTGCGCAGCGATCAGATCACTAGGGGTTAAAAAAGGATTGATATGGATCGATGGATCATCGGGAAGACGAATGGCATGGATCAAAATATCATGATTCAAAATGACAGATCGATCAGGAATTGTCGCGCTTGTCCAGATCGTAGTGGGGATATGAAATTGATCTAGAATTTCTTTCGCACGCTTCCCTGCGGCTCCATAACCGATCAGCAGAACTCGAGGAAGTGGATTCATAGAGAGCAAGATCGATTGATACTTTTCCTCCTTGAAAGACGGTAAGACTCGCATATTATTTTGTCGCAAATGATACGCCATTAAGGCAAGATAGCATCCTATCTTTCCTGATTGCGCGCAAAAAGAGATCACTCGTTTTTGATTACGATCCACCATGTATTCATAATCGATAAATGTACAACCCTTCAGAAGAGATAGCGTTTCCTTTGATCCTTCTTGCCCCTTATAACAATGAGCAAAATGAAGAAGAGTTTGCGTAGGTGTCGCGGCATATTCGATCTCTTTTAGACCGATCACATATGAATGCTTCGTCCCTTTCCAATATCCTGCATCAACAATGGTCGCTCCTACTTTTTGATAGGCTGTATCTGAATAACAACGTGCAGTGGATGATTCAACTTTGATGTTGTACAATGGGAGCAGGGCAGGAATGTCGTCTGGAATAATGGGAGTTCGACATTCAAACGGGCTACGTTCTGATCGGATCACCAATTCGGGTTTTCCGAAAACATCTCGATGTAACAATTCAAATGCGGTCCGATTATAATTCATGATCGAAGGTCGGATCATATGAGGTGACATCTTTTGGATCAGATCGGAAGTATGATACAGATCGTAGAGTTGATCACTGATCGAAGATAATAGGGTGTGCGCAGTATGCGCAGAGTGTACAACAGGTAGTCCGAGATCAATCAGAATGACATTACATTCATCGACAGGGATCAAATAGGTGAACCCTTTTTGAACACAATTCTTGATCAGATGGTTGTATCGTGATTTATCGATCGTCGTTGCGCCACGCGTTAGGGAATGCTGTGCCAGTAATACAATAAAATTCATGACATCACCGAGATACTCTTCAGGAAACCATTCGAAAAACCGCAGTTCAATGCCGTGATTTTTAAACTTATTGAAATTCAAGTCATATCCGATTTGCGCATTAGGGAGATAAGGTGTATCGTTCAGTTGATTGTACCAGAATGCTGGATCAGTCGGCTTATCCATGACGAGTAATTTTCCATTGACAGGGACGTTCGTATCATAGGTTTGAAGGGAAATGTATCGACTCATACTAATCCGCAAACTTCCGATCGAATAGGCAGGGTCTACGATCGAAAAGACATCGGGTGTTCCATAGCACGCAACGAGCAGTGGTTCCACCATCTGGATGTACTCCATGAGTGTCAAATGATCTTTGGCGAAACGATTTTTGTCGATGATGACACCGTCCCGTAAGAGAGTGGGCAATGTGAGATTGATATGAATGGTTCCATTATTACAAACGAGGAGGTTCGATTTGTTCGTTGTTAAAAAGGTAACAAGTCCGTAGTTGTGATCGGGAAACATGACTTTACCGATGTTCCATTTTTCAAAAAAAGGGAAGACTTCCTTTCGAAATTGCCGTTTCAATTGGGTGAATTCATCGATACATGCGGGAACAGTTGTATTTTGAAACCGCTGGGTAATGAACTCAATCGAATCTCCGTCAAATACAACTGATTTATCATAGACTGACCTGTAAAACGGACATTCGCGCAATAAGACATCGTGAATGGATTCCGTAAAGCTAGGATTTGGGGTGGTTTGGGCGTCATAGAAGGAACGATGTTGTAGATTCTTATCTGTCTTTTGGAAAGTAAGCGAATTGATATAGACGGGGTAAGTGAGATTGGGCGATGCACGTAGCTTTTCTAATGACGCATTCAGTGGGTCGGGTTTGAAATTTTTATAATAATCGACGCTGTAGCGTTCCCTCTTTGGTTTCAGTGTAGCAAATGAGGAGGACAATTGAAGCTTATGGAGCATTAAATACGACTCATTTTCAATTCCAAGCGCCCAAAATTCGGTGGGTTCTTTCATGTTCGAATAGACGTCCATGTATTTCATATGTTTGTCGTCAATGATGTCATTGAATAGATAGGATACGGTTCTTGGAGAGGTACGTTTATTGGCGTCGGTTGGAGTCGGAGGTATGACGGGATCCATGATAATCGGATCCATCCTATCTTTTACTTTAGATACAAAACAACCCATGAGAGTCGTACTATCGTATGACGCTTTTAAAAAAATGAGCTTTTTTAAAAAAAAGCTCCCAAAAATACCAAGAAAGGTATTCACCTACTTTGTAATAAAAAGCTCTAGGCTTAAAGTGCTTTTTGCGAGCTTTTATTACGAAGTGCTAAAAAGTTTATATGTAATCGCATACAATCGCGAGTTCCGATCCATCCTCTTGTTGTAGCACACGAAACGGCTTCCCGCATCCAACAATTAGATTTTGTTCCACGAGACGGTCACATTCTTCTTTCGAGGCGTGTGGAGGAATTGGCATACCATTATTTAGATAGGCTCCATGACGGAAGATACGGCAATTGAGTTCATTTTGTTGAACAATGATGGTTCCTTGGCAATGGGGGCAGGTGAATAGATGAAAGTCTTCCATACTATTTGGTCGCTATTTTAATTTATGCCATGTATTACATGTTATATCATAATCGTCATAAAATAAATATAATACATTTGAAAAGTCACCATCATCCAGTGGGGAATGTTTAATGGCATACATGATAGATTCTATTAATTTCTTTTCTCGTTGTTCTATCTTTACTTTTCTTTGCCCTTGTATTGGTTCATATACATCTGGGTTGTAACGAATCCATCGCACAGGTATACATCGTACTTCTACTAAATTCATCATACGTATTTGTTCACACTCGTGTAAATATGAATGATGTTGATGCTCATCAACTTCTATATAAACATAATGTGTCCCACAATCAATTTGAAAATCAGGTCGTTCGCGACCACAAGATGTATCTTCTAATATTTTATTATGGATAAATTCAATCGTTAACGATGTTAATATATTTTTAACACGTATTTCTTTAGAATAACGTCTAATTTGTATGATAGTCGGATCACATGTTACACATATCCCATTTGTTAAAATATCATCTAATCCACATATGGTACATTTATAAATTCCCAAATTTTCAGAATTATCTGGTTTATGAATCTCACAAAATCGAATACCATTTGCTTCATAAGTTCCTAATTGTATACATCGCATTGTTTCGCATTTGCGATTCGGTGCAATAATCATTCCCTTTTGTTTATGTGTAGCACACATACTTAGTCTTTTTCCTAACCATCCATATCGCGCCCTTTTTTCGCATTTATTCATTTCACATAATTTGCTTATAATATTTACCATATTTGGTTCTTTGTGCTTCATACAAAAGCGCTTATTTGTCTCACCTGCTATATTATAACTAGGTTGTTTTTTACAACCAATTGATTCACATTTTTTATTTACGACATCAATCATATTAGGTTCCTTATGTTTTACACAAAAACGCCCTTTCATTTCTCCACTTATATTGTAATTTGGTCTCTTTTCGCATATATCAACTTCACATGTCTTATCGACAACATTTATCATATTATGTTCTTTGTGTTCCAAACAGAAACGACCTTTTAGCTTTCCAATGATATTGTAAGTTGGCCTCTTCTCGCATATATCAACTTCACATGTCCTATCGACAACATTTATCATATTATGTTCTTTATGTTCTACACAAAAACGACCTTTCTTTTCTCCAGGAAAATTATAAACAGGTTGGGTTATACAATTTTCAGATTGACATGTTTTACATTTAACATTTATCATATTATGTTCTTTGTGTTTCACACAGAAACGACCTTTTATTTCTCCTAATAGATTATAAATTGGCTGTTTTTTACAACCAATTGATTCACATGTTTTATCCTTAACATTTATCATATTGGGATCTTTGTGTTTTACACAGAAACGACTGATCGATTCTCCAGCGAAATTATAAGAAGGTCTTGTTCTACATCCATTTGATTCACATACTTTGTCTTTAACATTTATCATATTGTATTCTTTGTGTTTACCACATAATATACCGATAGTGTGTCCGAGAAAATTAAATATTGCGTATTTTCCACAATGACATAAAACCATATTATTATTTAGTAATAATATCTTAAGTTCAATTATTTTTAATAATTATACGTCTATCATTTATTGAAATTATATTATTTAAAGCTATAAATAGAATGACATCAACTCTTCGAATTAGCAGTGCCAATACGGCGCGTACCAAACCGACCACGGGTGATACGAAAATGTCGTTTGTGAACACTGATCATTTAGGATGGTTGAAGTGCGATGGCCGTGAAATGGACAAGACTGCGGATAATTTGCTCTTTCAAGTGATTGGATATACATTCGGTGGTTCAGGTAATGTATTTAACTTACCCAATCCGGCGGGACGCGTGATGGGTACTGTTGGTACGGTGACAGATGCAAATACTCCAGCTATTGTGCGTACGTATGCGAAAGGTGATAGCGTAGGTGAACTCGATCATAAACTAACCATTGGTGAAATGCCTGCACATAATCACAATAAGGCTACGCCATCGCCTGGAGCGAATACCACCGCAGATGGAACTACATCAGAAAACGGTGGCCATAATCATACACTTACTGATCTTGGACATGCTCATAATTTCAATGCGCAAAATGATGATTTTAATAACTCTTCTAGTTACGGTGCTCTTACTAACCCGACGGATCATACTATTTCAGCCGCAAATTTTGATGCGGGTAACGTTCGTGCATGGACAGACCCGGTTCAGTTAAATACAACAGGTATTACCATTGCGGCGGTTACAGACCACAGTCATACCATCAGTTCCAACGGAGGCGACCAGTACCACAACAACGTACAGCCGACGTTGTTTTACGGCAACACCTTTATCTATTGCGGTGTCCCGATGCGCGGCGAGTTCCCGTTCAAGACGGGTCTGGCACCGGTTCTCATTTAGGGGGACACTGGCGTCTCTAAAGAGTCAGCATCCTGCGGATGCTTTACCCCCCTTACCCCCCTCTCTCATTGTAACTAAAAAGAATAATATCGTATTGTTTATTTTAGGTTTTTCGCTTTCCATATTTAAACGCCTCTCGTCTTATCTATAATAATGTCATTTGGAAAATACACCTATGGACAACCCAATGTTGTCTGGCAAAATAACAACGCAACATTAACGATCGGAAATTTTTGTTCAATTGCAACGAATGTAACAATCTACTTGGGTGGAAATCACCGAACGGATTGGGTAACCACTTATCCATTTGGACATATTCATCAACACACATTCAATCATTTTAATGGGGAAGGACATCCCTCTACGAAAGGTAACGTCGTCATTGGTAATGATGTATGGATTGGTTCGAATGTCACCATTATGTCAGGTGTTACGATTGGTGACGGTGCCGTCATCGCAAATAATAGTCATGTCGTGAAACATGTAGAATCATATAGTATGGTTGGTGGAAATCCAGCAAAATTAATCAAATACCGATTTACACCACAACAAATCGAAAAATTACTAGAAATTAAATGGTGGTACTGGGATGACGAAAAAATAAATAAAATGACGCCATTATTGTGTCATCATGATATTGATCAATTTATCGCATCTGCTATGATATCAGATTGAACCTGGTTCCACATCTTCTTTTACGACATGTACTGCCACCACTGCTCTCGATTTCTCCGCTCTCACCTCTTTTACATCGGGAGAGGGGATGATTGTAGACAACCTTCGGATTTCATCACGGACCTCTGGTTTCATCTGTGCAAGCACAAGCCCCTTATAAAACGCCTTGACCGTCGGATGCGCACGGAATGCGGCTGGATCAAAGTCGTGAACAAATAGTCCTTCCAGTGTTCGCGCGCGGGACAGCGCAACATACGCCTGGCCATACTCGAAATTACCCGATCCAATATCAACAAGCGCACAATCGAGGGACGCGCCCTGCGCGCGATGCGTTGTAACGGCCCATGCCAGTCGCAACGGAATCTGCGTACGTGATACAAACGGATAGTCTTCGATAGGCCACGAGTGCGTCCCAATCGTCCTTCGAATCCCATTCACAAATTCCACAATCGGCAGGTTGGTCGCCGCACAGAACCCGACCAGAACACCGCGCGAACCATTGACAAGTCCTGCGCCTGGATCCACATTCGCAATGAGCATGACTTGCGAATCCATTACCAATTCCAGTTGAACGGTATAGGCCGCATCGGTATCATATCGAGTGAGTGCTTGTTGAAACCCCTCGTCTGATTCCACAAACCCAGCAGGCATTTTACCATCATACGCAAGACGCGCCTTGTATGTTTCTCGTTTTCCTTTCAGCGCTTTCAAATTGGATTCATTGATCAATTCCACTTCTGCTCGGCGGGGAAAGAGAAGGGTGGGCTTGATTTTGTTCTTGCGCCAGTCAAGACCTTCTCGCGCTCGTAGAATCGCACATGACTCCATGGACAATTGACCCATGCGCGCTTCTTTCATAATCGTTTGAAATCCTACATCTTTTTGTCGTTGAATTTGAGTGAGTTCGATACATACAGAGATTCCCTCTTTCCACGCCGATGATTCAAAGGCAAATCGTGTGGCTTCGTCGCTGCGATTGACGGGTGGAAGCTGGAAGAAATCGCCGACAAGAAGGACCTGTAGCCCGCCAAAGGCAGACTTGGAACCCCTGATTTTCTTACCGAGTTCGTTCAGTTTGTCTAGCAGTTCGGCGGTAAGCATGGATACTTCATCAATGACGAGCAGATCAGTAAGAAGCCAGTGTTGAAGGACTTTGCGGTTTCGACGGATTTTCGTGTAGAGTTCTTGGACGGTTCCTTTGCCGAGCCCGATACCGGCCCAGGAATGAAGGGTTTTTGCTTTATGGCCCAATAGAAGCGCCGCACAACCTGTCAGGGCACACATTTGAATACGAGGAAGTTTGACATGCTCTGCACCGCTGGCGAGTTCCAACCTTCGCGACATGCCTGGAAATTCTGAATCAATGATGGAAAGCAAGTAACTTTTACCGACACCAGCAGGTCCCAAGAGTGCTACATTTTCGCCACGTAATAAGAAGTCAAAGGCTGTTTTTTGTTCATCGTTGAGGGTATCATAAGGAGTGGAAATAGCAGCCATATTGAGGTATCTTTCTTTTACAAAAAAGATAATTCAATTTTATGTATTAGCAATCTGTGATTCGATTGATTTGAGCGATGCGACTAGGGGTTTCCATGATAATTTGTACTGTTTTTCCATATTGGTCTAAGAATTGATACACGGTGTCGCCTACATGTGTAAAGTAGGCATAAAATTGCCCGCCAGCTTCATGATCCGCGCAGATAAATGCTCCTGTAGGAACCTGTCCAGGTTCAAGAGGTGTGACATGGAGGAATAGATAGGATTTCAATGCGATTTCATGGTGTCTCTTTGAACGCGTCCATGAAGAGCCGTTACGGCGAATATAACAGTGGGTGTCTCCCACACCCACATCTTGATGACATGATTCCATTTTGTGTGACATTTCCATGTGAAAACATTGCGTTTCAATTTTTTTATGACAGACGAGCGAGGAGTTTAGTGCCAAATGAGCAGTCACCCGTTTCTTCGATTTCTTTTAGCGCTTCCATATGAAGTTCTTCTAGTATGGCATCTAGTGGATCGACCCGATGGATCTGATCTTGAATCCATTGCAGTTTTTCGAGGGATGTCTCATAGGATACTTGAATGGCCGTGATCTGATTCACCGCCTCATCAAAGTCAGCGACGAGATCAAACTCGGCAGCATGATCGATATCAGATGTATCACTTGCGGTGTCACTTTCTGACATATTATATGTATCACGCGATTATTGTTTAGACTTCCAAGATCTAAGTGAATGGTGATGCATGAAACGCCAATAGACTGATCGGTGAATGATACGAAATCGTGCCTACCATAGGAATTTTTCCTTCCACGCGACCCTTCCATGAAACAAACCAATGTGCTGGCATGAATAGTCCATTTCCAGGTCGTAGAATGATGTCCATAAATTTCAAATCAGCTAGGAATGGCGTATCTTTTGCCGTAAACTCATCAGGAAATCCATCAAGCCATGTAGTAGGGAGCGCTGTCTCTACATTTTCGGTCATGATACTTACCGTGATTTCCCCGTCCACAGGGAAGAGATAAGTCCATGTAGCAATGGTTTTCCGCAATCCTACATTTCCCGCCCAACAATGATAACGAGGATGCCACCATCCCTTCAACCATCGAGGAATAATGACAGGATGGAGCCATTTGGTAGCCCAGACAGACATTCCTGATATCGCGGCAATCTTTTCGGCCTGCTGGTATTTCCAGGGACACACGGATCGATCGTTAGCATGAGAGACCCATTCGACTAGACTTATTTCTTGAAAAATGGGAATATTCGCATAACATTCTCTTGACAAAACGTCTTCCACACTCCAAAAGGTAGCGGGAGGAAGGGTTCGTACTACAAGTGGAATTTTTTCATGTAGTAATGTGGAAAGATTCTCTTTTTGTGACCATTCGATTTGATTGACGCGGAATTCGCAGACAGCCTGTTTATAAAAAAAAGTGAGAATCACAAAGATCACACCTAGAACTAAAAGTATCTCCATCGGAGCCCTATTATCTCCCTCATATCAAAACACTACGTTTATTACACAGAGGGTTTGGTAGAACGGCGCGTGGTGGCAAGAATTCTCTTCGGAGAAGCTACCATCAGTTTTCTTCGACGAGTAGAGGCAAACATACGCTTGGGATTGTCTTTATGCTTTTCTAGGAGAGACGCAACTGTCACTGCCATCGCTGGTTTTACCGGATCCTCTTTTTTGGGTTCTACGCTAACAGCAGTTGCGCTAACAGCAGTTACGCTAGCAGTTACACTATTCGCTACGCTAATAGGAAGAAGAAGTGATAAGGCGCGATCCACCCATTGCGGCGGAAGTGTACCTGTTTCAGCAGTATGTACAAAAAACCCCTCGTCTTCAGGAATCAGTTCTTGAATGATTCTGTTTACCTTTTCCTCCAACACATCAACCTCTTCGAGAGAAGTGAGAGTAGTAAAGATGTGAACCCATGCTGCTTGATAATCGGGCGGACAGGGGGTGAGCAATAACTGAGTATCTATTGCGAATCCGTAACGAAGTCCAATTTCCGCAAATTGTTTATTCAGATCAAACGTGGTTTGCTGGCGTTGAACGGTAGTTCCAGTGAGTGTGACGTTTTTCTGAACGATGTCTTCCAATAAAAGATAACATCCGTAGAGATGATTTTGAAGACGCAGGGAGGGTAGGCCATGTACACCTGATAAATGCGTGCGAATGGTATGGTACAATGCCTCCATTATCTAGTAGTCATGCCTCTTGTTAGAACTCTCATTTATCCGCGTATCATTCGCATGTGCTAACGCTTTTACGAAGTGTATGTGTTACACATTATATGTCACTTAAGTGACATGTGCTATGCTTTTACGAAGTGTATCTGTCACATACGTGACAGATTTAAACCATCCAGTCTATCATAACATAACATGACAACCCTTGAGTTCTCAAAGGGTTCTGTCGAATTAAATGAGGAACAATTTAGAGTCGTAACCAGTCCACCCACTGAAAATCAGCGTATTCTCGCCTCCGCCGGATCAGGAAAAACCACAACGATCACCGCACGAATCGCCTATCTAGTAGAGGAATATGGGTGGGATCCAAGTAAGATTCTACTCGTCTCCTTTAGTCGATCGGCAGCACAAGAAATGATCCATCGTGTTCATCGACTGATCGGTGATGTGAATCTCTACGCAGGAACCTTTCATGCATTGAGTTCACGGATTTTGAGAGAACAAGCTCCAAACTGTGTGGTAGATCAACCCTTTATCGATGAATTGCCCTACCGTCTTGTGAAATGGCTCGAAACGGATCAAGGAAAACAGTGGTCGAAACGGTTTCGAACGATCATTGTGGATGAATTTCAAGACATTAATGAGATCCAGTGGCAGATTTTGAAACGATGTTATCATCCGCATACGACCATGACGATTGTGGGCGATGATGCGCAAAATATTTATACATGGCGCGGATCATCCGTCGATTTCATTCTAAACTTTCATGACCATCTCCAGAATGTACAGGATTATCAGCTTTGTCGGAATTATCGATCCAGCGAAGCGATCGTGACGATCGCAAATTCAGTGATGAGATTCATCCCTACGTTACCATTCAAAGAGAAGATGATGGCGAATACGAAAGGCGGTAAAAAACCAGAGGTTCATTATTTCTTTCGATCATCAGATGAATGGGATTGGATCGTTCAATCGTTGGAAAAGATGATCCGACAATTACCTAGTTTCACATTCGCCGTTCTGTCGAGATACAATTCGGATCTGTTTCGGATCGAAGAGCGACTTCATCTGCGCGGTCTTCCCTACCAACTGTGTACGAGTTACAATCCTGATTCAAGTACGAAAACGAAGAAACGGATCACGCTCGCCACGATTCACGCCAGTAAGGGTCTGGAATGGGACGTGGTATTTTTCATGAATCTTCACGATGACGTCTTTCCCGCACGCAAATCAGATGATGATATTGTATGCGAACGCCGACTCTTTTATGTAGGGGTAACCCGTGCCAAGAAAGCCCTATATCTCACGTATTCGAAGCAAGAACGATCCTTATCACGCTTTGTCCGTGAAATTCCACGCCCGTTTCTTCGATATCATAATGTAGCATCATTCAAACTCAGCACGGTAGAGGGTACAACGGGGCTCATGAACATCGAAGAGATGCTGCGAGGACTAGATGGTGCCGATTGGAATACGCTGCGCGATCAAGGCGACGTCCCGCGCATCGAGCGTCAAATTACTGAATCCATTTTCCAGTTCGGACAGTTCTTTTCGCTTCCCGAATGGGTAAAAACACATGATGTGCGAGAAACGTGGTTTGAAATGCTTCGCCTTGTGACGTTACGAGAATGCGCCATGTATCAGAACAAACTCCATGAACTTTGTACACCTGAAATACAAGAAGGTCTATTGACTCTACGAATCTATCGAGAGGACATTGCATTCTGGGAAGAACATGAGGCAGAATTCGAGCATCTGGTTCGCAAGTTTATGAAACATACGCAACAAATGCCGGCTGTGGAATATGCGCAGCTGGAACAATATGTCCAGGCCAAACTACCACATCTTCAATGGTCGACACAGGACATGTGTCATGCGCTTGTCATCTTGGCAAAGATCCGTGGTCAGCTTCGTCCCTTGAGGTATAAGGGATTTGATCTGGACGAGTTTACCTTTGGTGTGGTACGAAATTCGGTACCAACGGAGTTGCGACCGGACGTATTGACGAGTTGGCATCATATGATCGATCCGTCCAAGAAAACGGCAGATATCATGGGAGATATGTGGAGAATGGCGGCGATTCCTATGGTGGTGGAAGGACGGAACATTCCGCTGTACCAATATGTGTCGATTGTTCCGCTATTACTACAAGAAGAACAACAAACCATTGCGCATACACTATCAAAAGCGCTACCGATCTGGATGGCAACCCAGGAGAATCCGACGTTTCATTTTTTGTTTGAGGTGGAGGGCATACGACCGATCCAATTTGATATTTTGACGGAGAAATGTGCGTATGACGTCTTTTTTGATCCGAGTTTTGTGCCGAGCCAGGAAGATAAGATCCGATTACTCTTGAAACAGTATGTATATGAAGAGACATTTGATCGGGCATTGGATTCGATCGGATTTCTGAATGTGGCGACGGGACTCATCTTACAGTATGAGGTATCGCCTACCATACGCGAGCAGCTGAGCCACTTGTGGCAATACCTAGAACAGAAGTATCATCTTGTGTAGCGGTGCGAAGAGAGTGCTCTTTTAACGCGTGTCGGGCCATGGGATGATTAGCGGGAAGAGAGCCGCCAGGCTGAGTAAAAGGGCCGCGTGCTTTGGCCGCTTGAACCGTTTTGGGAACGGAAGGAACACCGCCGTGAGGCATCGGTTCACCCTGAGGAAGTCCGTCCTTGTGCGCATAATATTTCTGCGCACCATAACGGTCCTGTTTGGTGGGGTTGTTGAAGAGACGCCCACTGCGTTCAAAGTAGGCCGTATCATTGGATGTGCGGCAGGTATAACCATCAATGCGAAGAAGTGCTTTGGGCATTGCTAGTTCGGAGACAAACGAGTTGGACATGGCCTTGCGGTCGGGCAAGGTACTTCCGCTGCGATACAGGTCACTGGACTGCTTGGGAATGTATTGAGAGGTGGGGCACCATGTATCAAGAGGCTGATCCAGGGTGCGGAGAGATGACTCTTGATCGATGGCGGCAGCGTAACGACCGGGTGGATAAAAGGAACCGCCCGTGGGGAATACCATATCTTTCGGAGGCATGGGGGCGGCGAGCGCAGGGGCGCTGGTGACGTAATTTTTACAGACTTTGACCCATGGACGGAAGGATTCGGGTAACGTCACACGCTGCTGAGGGATGATGTGACTGAGCATTTTTGTGGGATCCCAATGGGTCTTTAAGCATACCGGTGGAAAAAGATTACCTTCCACATTTTGAAAAGGGTACTGACTGACAAAGGGGGAAGGAGGCTGACTCATTACTAATGGTTCTTTTAAAAAATCACTTTTTAAAAAAAAGTGAGCAAAAATCACAATGGGGCTTTTATGCAAAAGTCTGCAAAACCATTATAGTAGGAATATGCGCCGAAGGCAGTTTTGCGGGCTTTTTCTAAGCGGCCTATAGCCGCGTCACGGCAAAGCCGTTAAAAAGCCCTTAGTTGTTAGGATTATCCTTATGCGTATAATACAAATAGGGCGTGGAATCGGGATTATCAGGCACTGGTACAGTAGGTCGCTTGCCCCATCCTGAATCCTGACTGGCGAGTCCGACTTGTTCATCGATCTGAAACGTCGCATTCCACTCGTTGAGACTCAGAAAGTAGGGCATATAGAGCCACGCAGGTGTCATCGCATAATCATCGTAATAGATTTTAAAGTCGAGACGATCCAATTTACCCAACGCATTTTCAAAAATCGACGGATTCTGGATGACGGTTTGAGACACACCCGTATTTCCAATATCGGCCATCAGAATTTTACCTGACACAAATTTCACTTGACCCGTTCCCTCGTTGCTAACATTATAATTTTCAGGCATGGTTAGATCCATATTGTTAAACCCTTGTTCATCATTGATTTGTAACAAGAAATTCATATTGGATGTAGAAGTAATCTGAGCCACAGTACTCAAGATACTAAATTGAGTGGGTTTCATATTTAGCAATCCAAGTCGATACGTCAATGAATTAATGACCGTGTTGACGGGAAGACAGGAATACCATGAATTCACCATATTTTGAAGAACGGCACAACATGTCGAGATACACGCAGCAGCCGCGGCGCCCACCGGAACGACGGGACCATTATGCGGTTGTAACATCTGTAACGTCTGTAAGGGAACTGCTTGACCTCGAACATACATCGTTTGATCCGCCACAAAAGCGACAGGAACGCCCTGATTGGATAAGTAGGTTCGATTCGCGATCATGGAAGAGGGCAATACACCGTTGTATTTGGAGGAGACGAACGAATGATAATCGCGATAGACCGTTCCATGAATGGAAGAAATGATGTGCGACGTACTTTGTACAATATGATGATAACTTGACATCGTGCTGTGATAATCCATAAAGTTCGTAAAGGTCATGCGTACTCCTGGTGAATTATTAAAGATTCGACCCATCGTGCTTGTGTAATGGAACATGGCCGAAAAATCGGAATCGGCCGCCAAACCATCCGCATGTAATGTGGAACCCGTGATAACATGGGTAGAACCACCTGAATAGGAATAACCGCTTGCCAAGGAATAGCTTCCTAGTACACTGCTCAGGTTCCGTTCCATATGAGTCAAAATTGACTGATATCCCACTAGATCCGTTTTGAGCGTCTTAAAAGAATGCTGGTTAAGATCGGACATGGATAATTCCTGTTGAAGAATGAACTGATACTGTTTGGATAGATCGCGTTGAATCGAAGGATGAAGGGTATCATGAAGTGTTGTATAGCGTCGCTCGTTAGAATTATAGACCCATGTATAATTATTAATGTTTCGAACCTCAAAGGTGAGGTGACGGCGATAGGAATCGAGTGCCCCTTGATTCTGTTGGCACAAGGCGAGATAGACCGCACTGTCAAATCCCTGAAAAGGGCCCATGACAGCCTGTACGATATCAGCGTGAGAGAGTGTGTTCGAATAAAGAAAGGGCTGAGAACGACCCGATGCCACCATTTCTTTCAGAATGGGGAAGTAATATGCCACATACGCGACGGATTCTGTAATCTCGGGCAGGATATCAATATGTTGCTGGGTATAATAGGTGTTCATGATATTCTCTTTGGTATGCGCATGATACCGTGCATTAGTAATGGCAGAGTAGTAGGAAGTACCAGGCTCGCTGAATAAGATGGAGATGTCCCTTGTCGTCATGAACACGTCTTTGAAATCCTCATAGGAAACAAGATTCAAAGGGGGCGTGGAATTAGCCTGAAAGGTAAGTTCGGAGGCCATTTGCGGTTCGCTATAATTCCCGTGAGGGACAGAGATTGTCCCTAAGAGAGGTTCGCCAGCGGGCGTGAGACGCCCTTGTTCCACGACACCGAGTGAATGAGAAGCGAGGGAGCAATCAATGACGGATACGCATGTACTAAGACAAGAAGATGGAACACCCTGTGCCAAGAGTTTGAGTACCAAACTAGAAGTAAACAAGTTGTTAGGGACGACATTATTGGCACCGTTAGGGAAAGACATTTGTACCAATTGAAACTTGGTGACGTCTTTATAAACACGGGGAAGTTTGAGTTGAAATCGAAAAGGTGTGGGGAAGACATTGGTGTCACGATCGGTTGATTTAATACTGACCAGACTGGTCTTGGTGGTTTTGGGAGGGTCCAAATAGACGTGATCGGTAAGGGAACGGATATTGGTGGTTTCGTCCCATGGAGCACCGACGACAATGGGATTGATCGTGTTATTTCGAGCAGCGAGATTGGGTCCAGGGGCAACCAAAATGGCATAACGCGGATCCTGTTCACGGCGAATACGGACATCTTCTGTGGAATCCGTATCGGAGTCCAGATCCGTATCTGTATCAGAATCAAAATCCGTATTGGAATCATAGGGTTGATAAGTGGCTTCCTGTTGAGCCCGACTCATCCTATCTACCGGTTCTTTTCTTTTCTTTAGATCCATAATATAAAGAAAGAACAGTAGGATAGAAGCAATGGCACAAACGACCTTCCTCGAAAAGGACCGTTATAAAAAGGAGGCCAAAAAAGGCGGTGATAACTTTGCCTCCAATAATAACAATCCGTTTCTTGTTTCACCTTATTCACCGGTCAACTTGGGTGCATTTGCTACAAATAATTTTGTAAATGAAATCTCTTCTATCGTTTCTACTATTTTCGGAGATCTCAATGCAGTCATTGATGTAACGTCATTTACCCTATCGATCTCAACGATCAAACCGGTCTCAACAGATATAAACCAGATGGTCACATTGGATGCTCAAACGGTAAGAGTTACCAATAATTTACTTGTTCCTAATCTTTATTTTACGAATGCAAGTGGTCAGACAATCACGACTATTACTGCAACGACAGGTGGATTGTCAACTGATAATCTGGTAGGAAAGGTGATCACTGCAAGTACAATTATTGCTTCTACAATCAGTACTGTCGATAGATTACATATCAATGCTCCTACTTTAATCAGTATTTCATCAAATATGGTGAATGTAAGCAACGATATGTATGTAGCGCGTAATTTGGTGGCTCAGAATTTGTTTTTCTCGACGGCAACCGGTTCGACGATGAGTACATTTACGTCGAATACAAGTGGTAAATTAACGGCGGTGGATATGGGATTTATTAGCATGTCAGGTGAAACGGTTAATACAAGTACAATCGCGGTGTCCACAATAAGTAGTACGAAGGATACATTATTCATAAACGCATCGTCGATGATTAGTATTTCGTCAAATATGGTGAATGTAAGCAACGATATGTATGTGGCACGTAATTTGGTGGCTCAGAATTTGTTTTTCTCGACGGCAACCGGTTCGACGATGAGTACATTTACTTCCAATACAAGCGGTCGATTAACGGCTCTAGATATGGGATTCATTAGCATGTCAGGTGAAACGATTAATACAAGTACCATCCGTTTATCAAGTATCACTGCATCAAATATTGTTAGTATGCGTACAGGGAGTACCATTGAGTTTACGACACCCAATGTGTACATGAATCAAAATCTAACCGTGGGAAATAACTTGATTGCGACGAATTTATATTTTAAAACGGCAACGGGTTCGACCATTAGTACATTTACATCAAATACGAGTGGGACAATGACGGCAAACAATATGGGATTTGTAACGATGTCGGGTAATTCGTTAAGCGCAAGCACCATTTTGGTGAATTCTACGTTGACGGCGTCGTCCATCAATACGAACAGAATGTCAACCAGTCAGATCTCCTTCTCTAGCATGACGGGAAATACAATGGTGTTGAATTCCACGATGTCGGCTTCCACGGTCATTACGAACGCAATGGCGGTGAGCACCTTGTCTGTCAATTCTACCATGTTTGCGTCGTCTATCAACACAAACACGATGTCGACCAGTCAGATCACCTTTTCCACCATGACAGGAAATACGATGGTGTTGAATTCTACGATGTCTGCTTCCACAGTGATTACGAATGCGATGGCGGTCAGTACCCTATCTGTCAATTCTACGATGTTTGCTTCGTCTATCAACACAAACACGATGTCGACGAGTCAGATCCTATTTTCTACCATGACGGGAAATACGATGGTATTGAATTCCACGATGTCGGCTTCCACAGTCATTACGAACGCAATGGCAGTGAGTACCTTATCTGTCAATTCTACGATGTTTGCGTCGTCTATTAATACGAATACGATGTCGACCAGTCAGATCCTGTTTTCCACCATGACAGGAAATACGATGGTGTTGAATTCTACGATGTCTGCTTCCACAGTGATTACGAATGCGATGGCGGTCAGTACCATATCTGTCAATTCTACCATGTTTGCGTCGTCTATTAATACGAACACGCTATCAACAAGCATGATTACTTTTTCCACGATGATAGGGAATGCTATCACGATAAGCACCTTGACAGTAAACTCTACATTGAACGTTTCAACACTCGTTGGAATAAATGGCGCATTTTCGAGCATAACAGTAAGTACATTGGGTGTTTCAACATTAAACGTGTCAACCCTATTTGGGTCGAATACAACTGTATCGAGCTTTACTGTATCGACCATGTTTGGAGCAGTGATGGATGTATCAAGTCTTACTGTGTCGAGTATTGATTCATCTAATAGGATCTCCACGCTTACTCTGAGTACGAATAGTCTTGTTGTAGTTAACAACATCAGTACAACGAGTCTTGGAGCAACCACGATTAGTACGACTAATCTTGGCGCCGTTAGTATTAGTACACTAGGCTTTAATGTTTCCAATAATATCAGTACAACGAGTCTTGGAGCAACCACGATTAGTACGACTAATCTTGGCGCCGTTAGTATTAGTACACTAGGCTTTAATGTTTCCAATAATATCAGTACAACGAGTCTTGGAGCAACAACGATTAGTACAAGTAACCTTGGAGCCGCTAGTATTAGTACACTTGGTTTTAATGTTACGAACAACATCAGTACAACAAGCCTTGGAGCAACCACGATTAGTACAAGTAACCTTGGAGCCGCTAGTATTAGTACACTTGGTTTTAATGTTACGAACAACATCAGTACAACGAGTCTTGGAGCAACCACGATTAGTACAAGTAATCTTGGAGCCGCTAGTATTAGTACACTTGGTTTTAATGTTACGAACAACATCAGTACAACAAGCCTTGGAGCAACAACGATTAGCACAACTAACCTTAGAGCCGCTAGTATTAGCACACTTGGTTTCAATGTTACGAACAACATCAGTACAACGAGTCTTGGAGCAACGACAATCAGTACAAGTAATCTTGGAGCCGCTAGTATCAGCACACTTGGCTTCAATGTTACGAACAACATTAGTACAACGAGCCTTGGAGCAACGACAATCAGTACAAGTAATCTTGGAGCCGCTAGTATCAGCACGCTAGGTTTTAATGTTACAAATAATATCAGCACAACGAGCCTTGGAGCAACAACGATTAGCACAACTAACCTTGGAGCCGCGAGTATCAGCACAAATGGTCTTAATGTTTTCAATACGATCAGTACGTCGAACTTATCTTTTACCTCATTATATGCTACAACATTTATTAGTGGTACCCCATCCACATTAACTGGATTTAATTATCTCAATATTACGATTGGCGCAACAACCTATAAAATCCCGCTTTATAGTTAACATCTTTTTATCATTTCTACCAATGTTATCCTCTTTTTTATGGTGGTGGAACCACGACGGAAAAGCGGATTATGAAGAGAAGCCTTGGGCCTGCGCCCAGGCCAAAAGAGAGTCGAGTTTTTGCGTGAGTTCAGCATTTTTTGCCTCTAATGCGTCGTTTTTATAAGCAAGCTCCTGGATAGCTTTTGTATGATAAGGGATTAGATTAGTCATACACATGGTCATTGGTATAAATGTTTCACCCTCTTGATTGGTATATGGCATTCCTGAATCTTTTGTAACGAGATTTGGATAGATTTCAGCAACTTCATCGGCTAAAAAACCAACGCGCGTAACAATGGCGACATTCTCAGAAGGATCAGTATCATACAAGTACGATACAGGATTAAGCTTAAGAATGTTCGAAAGTTCCGATGAAAGAGGTGTTTTATTAATCTTCATACGAGAATCGGAATATGTCGACCATGCATTCTGACCACGTGAAAATGTCACACCGACTAAACTATCAGATGTTATATAAAAAGCAGAACCGCCTGTGTAACCATATGACATCATGTTAAAATAAGTCGAATTAAATGCATTATGTAATTGGATAGACGTACCAGATGTTGTACCAGCTGCCCCAGAAATACTATTTGTAATCACAAGACAAGCATTACCCCACAAACCACTACCTGTTATTCCATTTATATGGAGTGAACCGACAGGCGCTGTCACGCCGATGCCGACATTGCCATTTCCTACCAAAGACATGACTGTGATATCAGGTGTTAAGCCATAATTGTTTGAAATTCCTGGAAATCCGTTTAGTTTAATATCAAGAACTCCAAATGGATTAATAAAAGTTGTATTTCCTCCTAATGAAAAAGCCATAGAAACGCCATTTTGAACACCACCCGTACCATTACGCTGGCCTCGAAACATTTCTCTTCGTGAAACATCACCGTTTAAAGATAGATCAATAACTTGTAGTTTTACATCAGCGCTCGCCACACCAATACCGACATTACCGCTATTTGTAATTGCCATATAAGTGTTTACCGAATGATCCCATACTAAAAGATAGGTTCCTGACGCAGAAGGAGCCGCTACAAAATTGGGAGTAAGATACATGAATGACGCATTCGAATAGATAACATCACCTACAAAGCTAGAAGCGGAACCAAATACCAGATAGACATCATAAAAGGAGGTTGTCGTATTACGATACACTAAAATGTTTCCATTTGTTGTACCAGTTGATCCAGAAGCAGAACTACGATTTACGGTAAAATTGCCATAGTTAACAGAATATCCAAACTGAACATTTTTTAACGCGGTATCAATACGAACTAAATCACCATCGATGTCAATGCTTCCGCCAAAGGCACTAACAGATGAAGATATACTGCCTAAAAGCCAATAGAGTACCGAACCTGTACCATTATAGTATGATATTCTGCCAGATCCACTTATGCCAGCCGTGCTTCGTGTTATACTTGTTCCTAGCGCACTGGATGAACCGATCACATCAAGTGTATATCCAGGCGCCGTCGTGCCGATACCGATATTTGTTCCAACAGCCGCAGTCGAGAGTGTTAACACTCTGACGGTCAATGAGTTTGCTCCAGGATCCGAAGTGGATGTCATTTGGCTCGTCCAAATGGTACCTTGTGTGGTTTCCGCATTAATAGAATGCTGTGTATACGACTGTACTAACGCATAGATGAAATATTGATATCGTGAACTGCCCTGAACCGCTTTTACCTGTGTGACAGCAGGTCGACCACCCTCCGATTTCCACAACCCATCCACATTGGCATTTGTAGTGGTGTTGAGATTGTTTAGATTATTGAGATAAATCGTAGTTTCACCACCCATTTGATTTGTATCTGTTGCGTTATCATATCCATTACAACCCATGATACGCAATTTCAAGTGTGCGCCCGCATTTTGTGCGGCGGTACAATCCCAATATCCAATGATAAACCATCCACCCACAGATGAATTATAGATGGTAGGATTTGTAACGAGAGTTCCTCCTTGGACATGGAGCATAGCTTGAGGATTCGTCGTACCAATACCGACTAAACTGCCCTGTTTAATATACATAGCACCTGGGACACTATTTGGATTGGAAGTAGACGAACCAGTACCAATGGTCACCCCATAATTATTATCGGGTCCATTAAATTCAATAAAGCTCTGCCATGTCCCATCCGTTTTTGCTTGGAATCGCTGAGATGCTGACTCCCAGTTTGTTCCTGTACTTCCTCGGACCCACATCAAATCCACAAAACTCGCATTAGACGATGATCCATACCACCTCTGAAGAATATCATAGGAACTTGCTGTACTACTAAGGATACTGCTTGAAAAAACGGACATGATACCATTTGGTAATCCAGTGCTGGCAGCAAAGAGGTATAGGGGGGCGCCTGGGTTATTTGTTCCAATTCCGACATATCCAGTTCCGAGAATAGTCATTGCTGTTGTTCCGAATGGTTTGAACTCAAGACTATATGTACCCACACCAGATGAATTGTATTGTGCGCTAATAATGTTATCAACCATACCTCCACCAGCGCCCTGAATTCGTAAATTGAGAACGGATGTATTGGTCAAGGTGCCTGTACCAGCAAATGAAGTAACATTCAATTGAGTTGTTCCACCCACGCCGCTATTCGTATATACTTCCATTGTGGAACCAGGATTCGTCGTCCCAATACCAACCGTACCATTTGCCGTCCAGCACAACGTATTTGACGTACCGAAGAATTGGAGAAACCCGTAATTGGCGGTGGAACCAATACCAACTGATGTGAACCCCATCTGAGGCTGATTGTAGTTCGACGCCGCATTACCAAGGTGTAGATTACTTACACGTAGGGTATCAGACATACTATGGAGGCATTCGAAGATTCGCTAAAGCGAATCTCCTCACGCCCCCAAGTGCCCTTCGGGCACGTCGCGGCCTTTGGCCGCTTACACCCCTCACAGATAAAGCCACCTTCGGCGGCGATTATTTTATTAGAAAGAGTTAACTAGCGTAAGAAAGTACAACCGGAACTTCATCTTTAACATCTACAGGTAAAGGTTTTTTGCAGACTTTTTTTAAAAAAAGTCTATTAAAATCCAGGTGTAAATGTATTCGCACTCACATACGTCGGGCACGTGATATATGTAATATTCCACGTCACATTTGCCGTCACCGCCGCCGTCGTAGCAAGTGAAATGATAGGCAGAGGTATAGCTGCTACGATACTAGCAGCTATACCATTCGATACAATATTATTAATGGTCGGACTTGTCACATTCGATACCCATTGAACAAAGCCCACATAGGTAATCGTTGGACCACTAGGCATAATCGAACCAGTTACCGTCAACAGTGCCATCATGCCTCGAAAGACATGAATAGCAGTGACCGTTTGTGTTAACCCAACGATGGATCCCGTATTCGTCCCGAATCCAGTGATCGCACGAACATTGCCGTTTACATCCAGCGGTGTAGCAGGCGTTATTGTATTAATGCCGACATTTCCTGAGGTAGCAATCATCATGCGATTGGAACCCTCTGTTAGAAAATTAAGATTCGCCCCATTTTGACAATTGATTTCCATCGATGTGCTCGATGCGTTTCCAATATAGGAACGACGTGTTGCACCCGCAAAAAACTCGATCAGAGGGCTATTGGTAGCCGATCCTCCTTGAATATCCACATAATACCCAACGGTTGGCCCATATTTGTAAAAGACAGCGGTTGCCCCCGTTAGAGATAGATTGTTAAGGATGGTAACACCAGTAGAACCAATTGTCATACGATCTGCGGCAGCCGTCGCATCGGTCAGGTAAAGCAATCCATCGGATCCAGAATACATTCCATAGGATCGTCCCGTAGAGGGTGTCGTATTGATGAATCGCATTCCCGACCCTAGTCCTGTCCCTGAAGAGGTCACGCTAAGCGCCACGGTATTGGAAGAACCCGAATAAATGGAAAGAAGGGCAGCGGGATTGTTGGTGCCGATTCCCACATTACCGCCGAGCTGATTCAGAAGGAGCGCAGAGGGCGCATCGACACCAGTACTGAACTGACTACTCTGAATCGCCGCGCCAAAGGATGCGCCCGTGAAATACGTGCCAATCTTCAATGTTCCGATATTGTTCTGACCCTTAATCACCAGCGCGGCATCGAGCGGATTGGACATCATGGCCGCAAACGGAATGTCTTTGGCCACGGTCAACGGCCAACCAGGAGACGTCGTTCCCACGCCGAACGCTGTGTTCTGGAAATACGTCTTGGTGGAATCCATATAAAATGTGGCACCCGTAGCAGCTCCCGCTGTATCGCTACCAAATAGACCCGCATTCGCAACATCAATCGCATAATACCCCACCGCCTGACTCTGAGAAGCGGTTGCCAAGGTTTTCGCACCGCCGAAGGCGTAGGCATAGGCACCCTTGAACTGATTGTTCTCAGGCGTGGGATCCGTGACAGTATAGACCGTACCAGCCCCATAAAAGTTGGTCGTGGTACTGATGCGGTTGAGTTCCATGGCGCCCGTGATGGTATGGGACACGGTGAGCGGACGATTGGTTGTGGCTGTTCCAATTCCGACGTAAGAGGCGGTCAATAAACTGGACACGTTCACGGTGCTTCCTTGGATTAAAAGGGGGAACATCACGTTGGCTGTCATGGTGGACGCGATAAGGGTGGAGAACGACAGATTGGCAAAGTTGATGGTGGAACCGGTCACGGTAGACGCGACAATCGATTGTGCCTGGATGGCATCGCCTTGAAGCGTGGAATAGGTCATGTTGATGGTGTTCAGTGATGACGCGGTAATGGTTGAGACAGAAGTCAATGTATTCACACCCATGGTACTCCCTTGAAGCGTCGAGAATCCGATGGAACCTGCTGTGATCGCCGCCACCCCTAGTGTGGACACAACTATGGTGGAACCAGACATGGAAGATACGACGAGCGTGGACTGGATGATGACCGTATTAGTGGAAAGCGTGGAGCATCGGAGGTTAACAGCCGTGACAGTCGACGCGGTTAGAATAGATGAAACAGTGGCGTTGTTCGAAAGAAGCGTGGATCCTGACAAGGACGAATAGCCAATATTCACGGCATTCAGTGTCGAACCAATAAGAGTGGAGTTCCATACTGCCGTATTCGCTGAGAGGGTCGAACCTGTCAGCGTCGAATATGTCCCATGGACCGTCTGGAGAGTGGAACAGATGAGGGTCGAACCAATGAGGGTGGAGTTCCAGACACCGGTATTCATCGTCAAGGTGGATCCCGCAATAATCGAATAGCCGACGTTCACGGCGTTCACGGTGCTTCCCGTGATCGTAGACTGAATAGTAATTGCGTTTGCGGAGAGCGTGCTTCCGATCAATGTGGAATATCCGATGTTCACGGCGTTCATCGTGGAGACGAGAAGAGTGGACTGGATCACGGCGGTATTCGCAGATAAAGTCGATCCGATCAATGTCGAATAGGTGCCATTCTTCATTGTCATGGTGGAGGCAGTGATCGCATTGCCTACTAACGTGCTTCCTGAGAGTGTTGAAAAGGAGAAGTTGGTCGCGGACAAATTGGTCACACGAAGGGTGGATGCGGTGGCATCGTTGGTGGTAAAGGAATCATTGTTCATACTGGATGCATAAATGGATTGGAGGGAGACGGAGGGGAAAAAGAAGGTAGAGGCATTCATGGTACAGGTCACGATATCTGTGGTAACCATATTGGCAGCTGTGATACTGGAAGCGGACAATCGGCTGACGGCGAGAGTCGATACCGCCGCGTAGTCGAAGAGGGAGCTGGCGACGTAGAGCTGCGATTGGAGGGAGAGAGTGCTGAGAACGAGATTGTTTAGTTTTAAATCGGATGTCCAGTTCTGTTTACCGAGGGCACCGACCGTAAAGACGTATCCCTCTTTGACGAAGGAGCCATCGGGATTGTGTGCCGTGGCTTTTCGAATGACGAGATTATTGAAATCTCCTGAAGCCATACTACTGTTGTCATAATATTTTTGTATTACATACAATGTTATTATGATTGGAAGTGATTTAGGAGACTACAGTGTGTCACATGATGTTGAGTAGTCCTCTTTACGCCGTCACTGAGTAGCCCTGTGTCTGCGCCCAGGCAATCAGCGCATCCAATGCGGTCGATTTCGCTGCGAGTTGTTGTTCAGCGGTGGTAAGCTTTTTCACAAGTTCCTGAACAATCTCTGAGTGTGAGGTTGCTTTCTTCTCAAGCTCCTGAACAAGTGTAGCTTGTGAGGTTGCTTGCTTCGCAAGTTCCTGGATCGCAAGGGTCTGTGTCGCAATGATGGCACGATCACTTAAACCGCGAGGGCGAATGATCTTGTTTCCATCTGCGTCTAGTTTGTATACGATGTTGCCATTGGCGTCGAACTTCGGTTTTCCATCTTCTATTTCCCACTGCCATTCATACTTCTTTCCATCAACCGCCATAGGAATCTCTTGCTCCAGATCTTGAGCGATAAAACCGAGGTGAGAATCGGACGAACCAATGAAGTTGAAGGTGGCGGGCTTGAGATTCAGGACGCTGGCGAGACCCTGTTGGGTATCCGATTGGTATGTAATGTTTTCTTTAATGCGGCGATCGGACGTGGTGCCTACTTGACCACTAGTAGCGTTAACGATACTAAGAGTACCATTTGCGGTGTAGGCGCCAAAATAAATCGTGCGAGCTAGATCAATTGTAAACCCTGGTGTAGCATTTCCGTTTGCATAAAAGAGATGTTGACGAGCACTATATTTCATATTTCTCCATAATACATTTGGTGTAATACATATTAATCCACCCTCATTCGTTGCTGTATTATAAGTAATTCCAACACATGAGCCATTTCCATTATTTGCTCCTGGTCCGAACAATGCGTAACTTGAATTCCATGCCCCACCACCTCCAGCATCTCCAAGACCATCTAATAAGACAGATAACGCGCCGACAGGATTCGTCGTGCCAATACCTACATTACCGCCAACAGGTTGGAATGCTAATGTATTATAAGAATTTCCAAATCGTGAGGCTGATATCCATGAATATGAATTTGTACCAGTGCCACCATTATCTACTAGACCCATATATAAGCGTTGTGATTGGGCGCTCGAATCCGCTGTAGTGAGTCCAAATACATTAGAATTACCTGGATCTGAATTGCTAGCGAGAACGATCTGTGTCTTATACATTGGATTTGTGCCACCAATACCCACATTACCAGCAGCAGTAATGCGCATGCGCTCCACCAATGTATAATTGGGCGCAATAGACGAGCCAGTATAGACGGAAAAGGCAAGATCGGTATTACCATTGGCAGCATTCAATACGATGGCAGAAATTTCAGCACTAGGTGAATTTGTACCGGTTTGTGAAGATCCAGACAACGGCCATAATCCGTATTGAAGACATGCTGATGATCCTAGGGCCGTATTCGCATTCGAAATAAGACCTATGATTTTACCTGTAGAGCTTCCATACACATGTAAAGCACTGTATGGGTTTACCGTGCCAATGCCGACGAAACCATTATTCGCAACAACCAATGTAGGAGTTCCAAGTGCGGAGGTGGTGGTGTTAGTCGCTTGAAGTCCAATATAACTATTGACGCCTAGTACTGAACCCATGCTCACATAACCAGCCGAAAATGTGTTCTGTAAACGAATGGCAGGAGTGAGACTACCAGCATTTGTGATATCCAATAGCTGAACAGGCGCCGTCGTCCCAATCCCCACAAACCCGTTCTGTAACACCGTTAACCCTGTCTGAACCACCTGTGAATCCGTGCCATACCCGAGAACCGCAAACGAGCCAGACACGGACGAACCAGCCGTCGCAATCGGCGCCACATAGAATCCAGGCGCGACCGCGTCAAGTGCCGCCCCCGTCGCATTGAGAACAATGGAGTTCGCGCTTTGGTTTGTTCGTCCCGCCTGATTCCCAATCGCAATGGCGTTTTGTGCCTGATTGATCAGACCTGTCTGATTACCAACGGCAATGGTGAACCCTTGGGTGTTTCGATTGAGCGTATGGACGGTTGTAGCACTTTCCACTGTTAGGTAGGATCCATCATACGAAATAGAGCAGCTTACCATTGCGCTTGTACCCACGGTGAGCGCTGTGAATGTCGCGCCATAATCCGTCGAATAATACACGTTGTTGGTGATACTCGAGGTAACCGCTACCATGTACTGGCCGGTCTGCGACACGGCCGTGTCTACTACAGTGGCGGTGCCAATACCAGTAAGAGCAGGAAATGTATAGGACGTGATGGGGAGATAAGAAGAGGACACAGCAACAATTTGCGACTGCGTAATCGTTGGATTATTGTACAAGGTGATAATTGCGGTGGCACTGAGCGCTGAGGTGTAGATGCGGACATCGTCAACGTAACCATTGAGGGCCTGAGATACAATGGAGCATCCAACCAATAAATTTGTAATATTTCCACCACCCACCAAAGAGAGATTACCAGCGATAGCGGATTGAGCAGATACAACGCCATTTACATAGAGTGTAATTAAATTGGCATTATATGTCATCGCAACATGTGTCCATGTATTGAGCGGAGCAGTACCTGCTCCTATTGTTTGTTGGGCTCCACCTGATGTTTTACCAGTGTAACTAAATACTACACCATCCGCTCCAAATCCTAGAGTACACCCATGCGTACCAGTACTTCCAAGGTTAAGAATATATGAATTCGCAGCGACACCATATGCTGACGGATATACCCAGCATGCCATTGTCAACGTTGAAGGTGTACTCAATGCTGTAGGAACAGTGTAATTCAAATAAAAGGTAGGAGTTCCTCCTGCCGTATTCGCAAACTGTGCCGAGTGAGTACCCACCGCCTTAATCGATGTAGAATAGGTGGGTGCCGTCCCTCCAGTAGTAGGCACCAAGATACCATACGTGTCTACAGCGGTATTATCCAGCGTCAAGCGAGCAAACGGCGCCACGGAATTGGTCGAGAGTGCGTACTGTCCTGACGCAGACAACGCAACGGACTCGTTGCTGACGGTAGAGCTCGTGTTGAGCCAGGTGGCTCCATAGTTGGTGCTGTAACTAACGGAGTTGGAAAAGTTGATGGCCCATTCAGTTGTTTGAGCATAGGACGGACCTGTATAGCTGAAGTTAGATGTATAGATAAGGCGAAAGTATTGATATGCTGTTGTAGAATAGGAATATGGTGTAGTCGTGACAGTGACAGATGAACCATTTCCTGTTATCGTCTGCGAACCTGAATAATTAACGAGTAATATTCCTGATGTTGTTTGAAATTGTGCTGTATATGGGTTAGTACCATAACTGGTAGATTGTAGAGCATACCATGTAGTTCCGTCGTTTGAGCCTGCAATAACTGTTGTTTTTGGTACACCATTTACATTAACAACATTTATCAAATATGAATACATAACGAGAGGTATGTTGGATTGAATTTGTAACCAGTCACCTGATACCGAACCAATTCCAGTTACTGTAGTTGTAGCGGATCCTATATATGTACCTGCTGTATTATAATTTGTGGTACTAGCAGCCCAACCATCATTTAGAATAGAAGTATTATTAAATGCGTTATAAGGTACGAATGGTACACCATAAATTGAACTCGCACTTGCCGTCCAGTTCACACCTCCCTGTGTCCATGACTCAGCAGCCAATCCCGTCAGATTCGGCATGATGGAACCCGCGGCGGGACCCGTGGCGACCATCTGGTATTGGCCTGTATGATTGAGAGCAAGTGACGATGAGGCTGTAGCCTGCGTTCCCACGGTCACCGCCTCTTTCTCCCACGTCCTCAATGAATCCGAAGAACCGACTACCCAGCCTGATGCGGCAGACGCGAGGGCGTATTGACCCGTTCCTGAGAGGGCGAGTGAGCGGTAGTTCTGGGGAAAGAGGACGTGATAAGGGATGGCGGCATTGTAAATGCGAAGATCGTCGATGTAGCCGTTAAAAGCGTATCCTCCACCAGAGTATGTTCCTATGGAATACCCACCGCCTGCTGATCCTCCAGCAGTATACGCAAAGGTAACAGAATCATTATTAAGATACAATGTAGCTGAACTGCTTGATGATACAGTTAGTTGAAAATAATACCATGTATTCAGAGACAATGCGTTTCCAATAGAAGCTTGGCTCAGCCCCAATTGAGCATATAATTTTCTTGACGTGTATTCAATAAATACAATAATGCTTCCTGTGGCGGCCGCTAATGAACATACAAACTGATTAGCAGTTGTTGAAAAACTTTGAATATTAAACCATCCACTAACGGTACATACGGTAAGAGCGGGCCATGAACCACTAATATAATTGACAGGTGTACCACCAGGAGGATTCACCAAGTTCACCGCGTTCAGTCCCACCACGCCAGGCACATAGGAGACTGATCCTGTTACGGTAGGCGTGATTGCATTGGACCCGAGATCGGCTGTACTGTTCTCAAAGGGTAGCCAGATGTTCGGCTGGAGGAGAGGGATGGGAACGTAGGTGGAAACGGAGTGTGTAATTCGCAGATCATCGACGTAGCCGTTGAAGGCATTCATGATATCGGTATCGAATGTCCCTACTCCAAAAAAACCAGATGACGGGATTGCACCTACTCCTCCCGTATTGGTGGACGACGCAATCAATGTATTATTGACATAGAAGGAACATAGACCATTGGTTTGAAACATACCAGTGACATAATACCATGTATTGACTGATAAAGTAAATTGAGTTTGAAGTTGTGTGTTGCCAGACGCTCCTCCATTGGGAAATTGAAAGTATAGAACGTTATTCGTATTAATAAAAATACCAAATCCTGAATAATTTGCTTCAAAGATCGGCTGTAATGTTCCATTCACTGACTGCGCATTGAACCATAATGAAACCGTGAAATTTGGTGACCCAGTCCACGTCCCGCGAATGTATCGCGTCGCCGTTCCACCCGCAGTGTTCGCTAAATTGACCGCTTGCGCGGTATACCCTGGGTAATTGAGCGTCACATAGCTAGGAGAACCCGTCGCCGTCACAACGGATAAACCCATCGAATCGGCCACGCTGCCGTTCAACGGAAGCCAGATACTAGGCGTGGGTTGATTCGTGAGCGCGAACGTTCGACCATAGTCGGCTGACATCCAGGGCGATCCTCCATACATGGATAATGTAATGTACTGGCCATTGGCGGAGATGGCTCCATCGGACCAATAGGCAGAGCCTGTTAGCGTGGGAAGACCGCCTGATAGAGTAGACCACGTGATACCAGAATCAGATGAGAGAGAGAGATTGCTGGTCGTGTTTGCTACTACGAGCTGGTAGAGGCCGTTGGCGGACTGTACCGTCTTGTTCGCACTGGTGATGGCAGACTTGGCGGTGGCCCACGTGGTATAGGACCCGCTCGTGAAATTGTTGTAGGTCTGGTTGGTGCTGGCACCGATGGAGACCATGGTGGAGCCCAAGTTTCGGGTAAATCCTGATACACCGTTGTCACCGATCGTGAGTACCGAGCCGGTGGCGGCGGGAACGCCGGCCGCCGTGTAGAAAATGGTACTTCGGAAGGGTACCGCGTTGATGGTGGACATTCTATGTACTTTTCAGAAAAAAGTACCCAAAAATAATATACATGTTTGGGTATTTTTTGTGATGATGGGTTCGTACCGGACCCAAGGCCGATTGGAGGTAACAGATGTAGTCTATAGTCTACTTTATCTATTTCTAAAAGTCTACAAAGGTACAGGGGTAAGGGGAGGTAGCTGACGTAGTCAGCGTTACGTCCCCTAATTGATTCTTAGGAAGTTCACATTATATGTTCCGTACGCAAGAGAGTTCGTGATATTCAAATACACACCTTTTCCTGCGAACCCGCCCGTGTTCGCGCCACCGGTAATGGCCACATAGGAAGAAGCAGAGAATGCACCAAACACGTTTGTCGAACTGTTACTGCCGAGGTGAGTTCCTACATATGCGGTGGCACTCAATGTGACACCACCACTGGGCTGGGCAATAGACGTCGCATTTGCAGAGATGAGCCATACACCACTATTGATAAACAATGGATTGCCCGTGATCGTATCCGCAATGACAGTGATGTATCCCGTGACTCCCACAGAAATCGTATAATTAAACGACCGCACGCTTCCAAACAGGGTGGTGGAGACTGTGGCCGGATTACCAATGACTGCCGTGTTAGAACCCGCACCCGTGGCACCTTGACCGATGACAATTTCGTTGTTCGCGCCGCCGCTAGAAGGAACGGCCGACGCACCCAGGTAGATGTTGTTGGAGCCCGTGAATCCAGCAGGCGTGTAACCCGCATTGAAGCCCGCCACAAAGTTGTTGCCACCCGTCGTATTGTTCGCCAGCGCGTTCGCGCCGACTACCGTATTGGTGGCCACACCGCCAGGACCACGACCGACCGTGATACTATTGACCGTTCCCGTGGCCGAGATGTTTCCAGGGTAGGACAAGGCGTTTCCTACAAGCGACCACTGGCTTGCGCCCGTGGGACCCTGAGCACCCGCGGTAAGAACGGTCAGACTGAGGCGGGACGTCTGCTGAACAACGACAGACGTATTGTCCATGTAGTAGATTCCAAGGGAAGAACCCGATGGGAGAAGTACCACGAAGGAGTTGCCGACAATATTGGAGTCATTGTAGACACCGCCATACAGTGAGGAGGAGCCATTTACACCAATGGCAGAGTAGCCACTCAACGTGGTATCGAGATTGAGGGTATATTCGACTAATAAGAGAAGCGGCGTGCTCAGATGATTGGTAAACGTACCCGCATCGTAGAAGAGACCTGTCACTCCCGCGCTTTGTGTAGCATCCATTGTACCCCAGGTGACCAAGGTGACTGATAGAGATGCGGCAATGGATTGAGCAACGGTGGGAGTCACAGAGAGCGTCGTGACTTGACCCGATGCGCCAGTGGGACCCTGAGGGCCCGCGGTGAGAACGGTAAGAGACAGATGGGATGTATCCAACAGGGTCGTTGCCGCATTGTCCAGGTAATAGATTCCAAGCGACGAACCAGGCGGCAATAGGACCGTAAAAGAGTTCGTAATGGCAACGTTATCGTTGTATCGCGCGCCATAGACGGTGGTGGTTCCATCAATACCGATGGCCGTATAGCCACCTCCTGTGTAGCTGACAAACATGGAGTAGTCCACCAAGAGAGGCATCGTGGAGGTGGTATTGTTGGTAAAGAACCCCGCCGAATAGACAAGGCCCGTAATTCCAGAGGTTTGTGAGTTTACCGTGGAACCCCATGTGACAATGGTAAGGACATTGGAGGGGATGGGCTGTGCGGCAACGGATGGTTTCACGGACCACTTGGTGACTTGACCCGTTGGACCGGTGGGACCCTGGGAGCCCGCAATAAGTAGGGTGAGAGAGATACGCGAGGCTGTTTGCACAATCGTCGCCACATTATCCGTGTAGTAGACACCAACAGACGCTCCAGGAGGAAGAAGAACAGTATAGGAGTTGGAGAAGCCGTTGCTATCGTTATAGGTTAATCCATAAATGTTAAATAGACTGCTTGAACTTGTCACACCCACATACGAGTAACCGCTTCCTGTGACATCGAGAACAATCGAGTACTGAACTAGTATGGGAATCGTATTGCCCGTGTTGTTGACAAATGTACCGTTCGCCCCACCCACGGTAGATATGTAGACAAGACCGGTTTCACCGACCGATTGTGCTGTGTCCGTACTACCCCAAAGGACAGTAGTCAATGTATTGGCAGGAACGCTTTGTGTCGTTGACGGAACCGCGGAGAGAATCGAGACTTGACCGACTTGGCCGGCAGGACCAGTGTACCCTGTTCCACCAGCACCGCCGCCACCGCCGCTGATAAATGGCGAGCCGTTCTGATAAAACTGGGACGCATTAATCGTTCCATAGACGTCTAATCGGTAGTTTGGGTCAGCGACTTTACCAATACCGACATTACCACCATCCGAATAGATGTTGGCCAGTGCCGAGACGGACACGAGGGTGAGTCCAGTGGGGAATATCATCGCAGCGGCAGCAGGATCGTAGAGTACGTTACTGCCTGATGCACCCGATATCACAAGATCATAGACAATGAAGGCGGTGTCCGATGGTTTAATATAAATGTAAATGTCGTATTGTGAGCTTGCGTTGATACAATAGACCACGTCGCACTGTAATGCAGCACTGCTTTGATTACCATAGATCGTTCCCCATACAGTAAGCCCGCCGCGAGTCATGATGACGAGATCAACGAACATGGTATTACTTTTCGAAAACCCACCGATTTGGCCGCGCACATTGAGCATACCATAGGTTCCAGGCGCGGCAATCACACCCATGGTTGCCACTTTATAAAGACCACCTGTGCCGTTTGTTGCCGCAGGATTATATCCGATACGGTTGCTGGACTGTGTATTGATCCACTCAAATTGTTGATAGTTATAGGCTTGAATCGAACCTTTCGGGGCATGGAGAGAATACTGGGGATTGGTCGTGCCGACGCCGAGTCCACCGATCATTTGATTGACAAATGCGCGTAACTGGACACCATAATACGAAAAGGTTGTACCGCCCTGCGATCGACAGGAAAGGGAAAACGAACCAGAGGGAGCAGTAAAGGTGATCGTATAGGGCGTATGCGTGTTTGACAGGGTTTGTTGAGTGGTGCCGATAATCAGGGCGTCATTGGCGACATGATCACATAGTGTAAAGGTGGGTGAAGTGCCTGTCATCTTGGCGGTAAAGGTGAACTCATAGACGTTCCCAGGAATCAGATTCTTCGTACAGGTAAGGACGGTGTTGGCGGGGTCGGTGATCAAGCCACCTAGAATAACACTCATGGCGGGAGGCGAGCCCGATGGACCGTTTTGGGCACCATTAAAGGTAACGATGAACGCGGTGGAATCCGAATTAGATAAGACGGTTGTCCAGTCTTGAATATAATTTCCAGACAAATTCACGTTATTCAGCGTGGAGGCCTGAAGAGTGTAGGTGGGATTGGTCATACCGATGCCGACGTTGGCGGAAGTGAGGAGACCGACGACGTTGACGGTACTGGCGGTGATCGTGCTACCCCTCATCGTGGAATAGCCGAGCGATGTCGTCTGGATACTGGAGGCAGACAGAGTGCTTATTAACAGTGTATTAGTAACGATGGACGATCCCTGAAGGGTAGAGAAGCCAATGTTAATGGCGTTCACCGTGCTCCCCGTCAAGGTAGAATTCGAGACCGCCGTATGGAACGTGAATGTGCTGCCAGTCAGCGTGGAAAAGCCAATGTTTACGGCATTCACGGTGGAACCTGTCAACGTTAAATTCGAGACGGTTGTGTCAACAACAAGTGTATTGCCTGTCAGCGTAGAAAAGCCAATGTTGATCGCATTTGCCGTGGAAACAAGAAGGGTGGATTGAACGACTGCGGCGGAGGTAATGAAGGTGCTTCCTTCCATCGTGGAGAAACGGATGGAAGAGGCCGTCAGGCTCGACGTCGTAATGCTACTCCCTGTCAGCGTCGAGAAGAACCCGTTGTCCATGTTCGCAATGACCGCATTCAGAATATGTGATGTCAGGGTGCTGCCTGCCATGGTGGAGAAGCCGAGGGTGGAAGCCATCAGCGTGGAGGTCTGAATGGTGGAACCGACCAGCGTGGAGTAATACAGCGTCGAGACGGAGAGGGTGGATGTCGTAAGGCTGCTTCCTGTGAGCGTAGAGAAGAGCCCGTTGTTCACGTTCGCATTCACCGCATTCACAACGCTGGCGGTCAGTGTACTTCCTGTGGCGATGGAGAAGTCGAGCGTGGAGGCGAATGCGGTCCTCGTAACAATAGTAGAACCTTGAAGGGTGAAATAGGTCAGATTGATCCCGTTAAGCGTTGATGTGGTAAGGGATGAATTCACCACGAGACCGTTGGTACTAAGAAGATGTGCCGTGCCGGTTGAAAACCCGAGATTCGTCGTATGGATGGTAGAAGCGGTGAACAATGAGGTTATGCCGACCAAACCCGTGAGTGTCGAATAAGTGATGTTGGTAGCACCGATCGTAGAGGTGGTGATCGTAGAGGTTGTGCTAATAAACGAGGTAGAGAGGGTACTGAAGGTTCCTGTCGACACGTACAAGGTAATAAAATTACCTGCGGTCAGTGAGAGGGTGGAATTGACCAGAATACTGCTGACTACGACGTTGTTTAGTTTCAAATCGTTGGTCCAGCGCTGTTTGGCGTCGGGACCGACGGTAAATACGTAGTCGGCAGGGACAAATGATCCGTCTGCGTTGGCGGGCGCGACGTTTCGGAGGACCACATTATTAAAATCGGCCGACGCCATATCTATCTAATATGAATAAGAATAACCGTATGCGATCACTCACAGTAGATAGAATAAAGATAGAAAGGTGAACTCTACTATATAGTATTTCGTTTCTTGGTACGATCGATAGGGTTGTTATGCGATTATACAAGAAATACGTTCAGTAGTGTATAATACTGAAATTATATAGACCTATTGTGTTTGTTACAGTAATCGTATATGAATAGTTAGCAGTAGGAGAACCTGAAGGACTAACATATGTGGTACTGGGACTCAATAAGCCAGAATCGTATCTAGCTGGAGAAGATACGACTTGATAAGAGGCAACTGGTCTACCTCCATTACTGTTTGGCAGTGAGTATGAAATAGTTATTACATTAAGTGTTATACAGCCGCACTAACTGGCGAGAGAGCAGATAGATTGGTGTTAATACAATGTGGGCGCGGAAGGGGCAGACTCAACACTCTCTAACCTAGGATAGATCGTATTATTATAGGCAAAGACGCGGTATGTGTAGAATGTACCTTGAGTGAGATTCGTCAGATATAGTGGACTAGAACTACTAGGTGCGCTGATCGATATCAGTAGAGTGTTACCAAACTGCGTGGTATAATACGCGTGCGCAATATACATCAGAACGCTGCCGCCACCGGTATTGGTCGGCGCTGTGAAAGCGACATTGACACCCGTTGGCGATGTAGGCGGCTGAAGTGTAATTGCCCCCACGGTAGGCGGATCAGGGTTGGTATAGTAGGTAATGGAAGAACTTACATCGGCTCCTGCTCCAGCTGCATTGTTTCCCACTGCTGAAAAAGTATAGACGCCGCCAGGCGTCAACCCAGTGAACGTATAGGATAGCCCTGTGCCAGTTTGCGCAGATAAAACTGGAATGCCCCCCTGGTAAGGCGTAACGGTATAATTTATGATAATACCGCCTCCAAGATTGGAAGGGGCTGTGAAGGAAACAACGATACCAGTCGGGTTTGTAAGAGAGTTACTTACAACCGAGTAGTTTTGAGGAGCGGAAGGAGGGATCTGAAACAGTAAAGTGGATGCTGACACGGTGGATGAGCTTTGACCCACAGAGTTAGAGGAATAGACCTGAAACCGATAGGTTGTTCCTGTAACAAGCCCTGTGATCGTAATGGGCTGCGATGGAGACGACACTGTGACCGTTGGCTGTACTCCACTGACATCAATCGCACTGGCATAATACGCATCAACTCCACCACCTGTATTGATTGGATAGGTAAATGATACACGTGCGCCGATGGGATATCCTATGGGATACAATGCGCTAGATATATTGGTGGGTGTACCAGGTAGTGTTTTGATGATTGATACGACGTTACTCTTGTCAGTCACATATGTACGCGATTGAATCGTAGCGGAGAAGTTGGTATAACCTGTGTTATAATAGGTATCGCTCAGCACATCGAGAGAATCAGATAGGGCTACTTGGCTATCACATACGATCGCACCGATACGATGATTGCCGGCTACGCCGTTGCCTTGTGTGAATATGTTATTAGGCGCGGTATACCATGTAATACCGTCCTTAGAATAGATGATCGTGTTCGTTCCTTGACCAACAGCAATGAACCGCTTACTGGTCCAGCACACGCCGTTGCCGGCCGTGGAAAAGAGCGTTTTACCGAACCCTATCCACGTTGTTCCGTTGGTCGAATAGGCGATGGTGTGACTGCCGCCGGCACCGACGGTGACCCATCGTGTTCCGTTCCATGCGACACTGTTGGCACTATCCGTAAAAATAGCATTACCTGTTGGAGAGGGTGTCCATGTGATCCCATCTGAAGAATACGCAATAGAATTTGTTCCTGAACCGACAGCAACCCATAGAGATCCGGTCCAGGCTACACTGTTGCCTTTATTGGAAAAGATGGTGGAGCTAATCGCCGTCCAGGTGATTCCATCGGCAGAATATGCAATAGAGTTGGTTCCTAATCCAACCGCGACCCACTGTTTTCCATTCCACGCGACTGCATTACAACTTGTAAAAATGGCAGTACCTTGTACAGAGCCTAACCATGCGAGCCCATCATAGGAATACGCAACCGTATGTAATCCACTACCAACGGCAACCCATAGAGATCCGTTCCACGCAATGCCATTTGTCTGGATAGAAAATACGGTAGCACCGAGACCGGTCCAGCGAAGTCCATCGTAGGAATAGGCGAGAGTATGGGTACCGAGTCCACCTGCGATCCATCTTGACCCGTTCCAGCACACACAGTATCCTGTAGTAAACAACGCAGTACCGAGACCGGTCCATTGAACCCCATCAGGCGAATAGGCGAGCGAATGGGTTCCTTGACCGACGGCGATGATGGGGTGTTGAATAGACACGGTGCCAGAAAGTACATTGTTGGAGGCGATTTTCGAGCCAGCGGTAGAGAACGTCGTATTATAGGTGCTATCATATACGCTGCCCGAATAGATTGTATTTACCTGTGACGCAGTAAGAACACTGTTATATATTCTGAAATCGTCGATATTGCCGTTATAATAAAAATCTGCACTCCAATTGCTTCTTCCGATATAAGATATTGTTTTTGTTACGGTTGGATTTGGATAAGACTTCGCAGTTGCTGTTGTTTTTAATACACCGTTAATATAAATATTCCATGTACTTGTGGCACTACCTGCTACAGCATGCGATAGTGTCCACACAACATGTCTCCATGTATTATCGTTGTAACTGATATCAGACAGTGTGACATTTGTTGGAACGGAGCCATAAAAATCTTCAAAATATAAATAATTTGAATTTCCACCATTGATCGAACAAAATATGTTATTACTCGCGGGTCCGTTGCCAAAGTCAAAGATTCTGGCCCATGATCCACTTGCATTTGATTTGTACCAGAAGGCGAAACTAAGACCCGCAGTAGTGGGTGTGAAATTGGCGGTTTGTAGGTATTGCGACGACGCCGATGCCAATGTAATAGAAGGTGTATTGGGTTTGATCACAGACGGAGTAATAGTTGCTCCATTATATAAGGTATAATGATAGTAATATCTGGAAGGATCGAAAATATTAAATGTAAAGGGAGAGCCAAACCTAAAGTATAATTCATTATACTCCGCCACACCTGTATTCGAGGGCCATAATGAGCGAACAATGATACGAAAATAGGTATATGCAGCCGTGGTAGATGAATATGCAGTAGTCATTCCAGACCCTGCGAGATTGCCAATAATGGTTTGTGTTCCTGTGTAATTCATTTGAATATATGTCGAACACGCAGTAAATGTAGCATTACATGGATTAATTGTCATAAAAACATATTGAAGGGGATGCCACGTTGAGCCGTCATTTGAACCGACGATGTAATATTCTTTTGGAAGTGTTGCAATTCCCCAGCAAGCATAGGTGTATGATTGAAGAATAAGTGGGTTAGATAATTGAAGTTGAATCCATTCGCCTAATACTGCGCCAATTCCCTGTACGGTGGTACTCACCGATCCTGTGTATGCCCCAGATGTTGCATTATAGATAAGAGCACTGCCCCATGTATTTACGTTACTTGAATTATTGGTAAATGCACTATAGGCGTAATGAACTCCTAGATATTCGGTACTCGCACTTGCTTTCCATGCCACGCCATTCTGTATCCAGTGATGTGCTGCTAGACCGGTCAATTGGGGAGAAATGGTGTTCGTTCTATCTTGAACGATTCCACCCGTCCATGTTGATCCATCGCTCGAATAACCAATTCCGATGGTTCCTACACCCGTCGCCACCCATCGTGTTCCATTCCATGACACGCCATTTCCAGCGGTTGTAAAACAACTGGATGCGGCAGGGATCCATGTGAGTCCATTCGTAGAATATAGAATCGTATTTCCACCTGATCCTACAGCCACCCATCGATCGCCATTCCATGCGACACCGTTCCCAGAAGAAGTGAAAATGGGCGAAGTAGCACCGAGTCCGATCCACGTTGTACCGTTATACGAATACACAATCGTATTTGCTCCTGAGCCGACGGCGACCCATAGAGAACCGTTCCATGCCACGCCATTCCCACTAAAGAGAATATTTCCTAGACCTGTCCATGTGATACCATCATACGAATACGCAATCGAGTTCGTTCCTGAACCCACTGCCACCCACATGGTACCACTCCATGCTACAGCATTGCCCTGTGTCAGCACCAATACTCCAAGCCCGATCCAGGTCACTCCATCATACGAATAAGCGATGGAATTCGTTCCTGAGCCAACTGCGACCCACATGGAGCCGTTCCATGCCACACCCTTGCCCTGTGTCGAAAAGACGGACGTTCCCAACCCTCGCCAGGTGATACGAGGATTCACGGCAATCGCGTAATTGTAAATACGCACATCGTCAACTTGACCATCGAATGCAGAGACACCGCCCGCAAGATTATATCCAATACGTAGATTGGTAATTGGTGTATATAGTCCACCACCAGGATTGCTTCCAACGAACATATTATTTAAATACACGGAACACATTCCAGCACTCTGGAAGACAGCTGTACATTGATACCATACACCAGTTGATATACTGATTCTACCTACGATACTTGCCAACGCATTACCCGAATGCATATACTGAACATAGAATCCAGTATGTCCTGCCAATGTTAAATAGATAATTTGAAACGACATTGTTGTGGGCGATCCGAGTGTAATAATACTAGACCACGATACATCGGTGGAAGGCAGGGTATTGAATTTAAACCACAAGGATACACTAAAATTAGTACCAAGGGTACAATTTCCATCCAAATACTGTGATGCGGTTGAACTACCCGCAATATTCTCCAAATTCACCGCTTTCGAGCCAACGGGACCTGTCACAAATGCAGGGGATCCATATGCGGTCACAGTACTATTTCTCATCACATCCGCATACAACCCGTTCTCAAATGGTAAATAAATGTATGGGGTTTCGATATCAGTAGTAGAATACGCAAGGGTATTTGTCCCTGAACCAGTGGCGACCCACATGGATCCATTCGTTGCTACACCATTTCCTTGCATGCTAAAAATACCCAACCCATTCCCTGTCCAGTTCACTCCATCTGGTGAATACGCGAGGGTATTTGTCCCTGAACCCGTCGCAACCGTCATGGGGGTAGGAAAGGTGATTCGATGAGGACGTTGTCCATTATATTTTACAGTTTGGCCACTAAAAAATGCACCTGTTTCAAGACCCGTCCATGATATACCATCATAGGAATATACAATAGATTTTGGATCATTACCTACTGCCACCCACATAGTCCCATTCCAAGCAATTCCATTTCCACGGCTTGGAAAGATACTTGTTCCAAGACCTGTCCAACTAATCCCGTTATAGGAATAAGCAATGGCATTTGTACCCCACCCAACAGCAACCCACATGGTTCCATTCCAAGCGATAGCATGACCGCGTATTGTAAAAATACTTGTTCCAAGACCTATCCAATTGATACCATCATACGAGTACGCAATAGAATTTAATCCGTCACCAACAGCAACCCACATGGTTCCATTCCAAGCGATTCCAGAAGCACCAACTGTAAAAATACTTGTTCCAAGACCTGTCCAAATGATACCATCATATGAGTACGCAATAGAATTTAATCCGTCACCAACAGCAACCCACATGGTTCCATTCCAAGCGATTCCACCACTACCCGAAAAGACACTTTCTCCGAGACCGACCCAATTGATACCATCGTAGGAGTATGCCATAGAATTTCTACCATATCCAGTTGCGATCCACATCGTTTCATTTGAAGAAATTCCAATACCACCATATATAAAAATATCCATTCCAATACCTGTCCAACGGATACCGTCATAGGAATACGCCATTGTATTTGGGGCACCTGCGCCAGTAATACCAACTGCCACCCACATAGCCCCATTCCAAGCAATTCCATAACATGTTGAAAAAATATCTGATCCAACACCTGACCATTGAATGCCATCAGAGGAATACATAATTGGATAAATGCCATTACCTCCTACTATCCACCGATTCGGAAGGGCCGCCCCAAACGTATACGTCTGTGGTGAACTAGGCATTTGATCGATGGTCGCGCGAATGCTGCTGGTCCGAACAAGTGACTGTCCTGACGCAACAACTGATTCCATTTTTACAGTGTTTCCATACACGGGCTGATTCACAATGGAGCGCGAAAGATTCATCGCATTCACCGTCAAAGAAGAACAAGTAAGTAATCCCGTGGCGGTATTCGCTTGGAGTCTACCGCTGAGAGTAAGGGTGGACGCAGTGAGACTAGTGGGATTAATACGGTTCAACGTAGAAACGGTAAGCGTAGAGGTAACGATAAGTGTGTTCAAAAAAGCAGTAGTGGTTTGTTGGGTAGAAAAAGCAACTGTAGAAAGATGTAGTGTTCCGTTGCCTGTACATGTGGACGTAGCAGTGATGTAATCTGTGACAATTGTGCTTCCAATAAGGGTAGAATAGGTGAGTTGGTCACTGACAATGGTAGAACCGGCTAAGGTAGATACACTGACCATGCTTCCTTGAAGAGTGGAAACGCTGAAAGTCTGAGCATTGATGGTACAACTCGTAAGGGTCGATAGAAGAAGGGTACTCCCATGTAATATAGAGAAGACGATTCCATCGCTCTGTATGGTAGAGGCAGTAAGAGTACTGCCAACGAGGCTGCTTCCGTTGATCGTAGACGCCATCGTGGTAGAAACAGAGAGAGTGGAAGCGGTCAAGGTAGATAGGGTAGTGGTGCTTCCTTGAAGCGTAGAATAGACAGCAGAACCACTAATGAGTGTCGAGACAGACAATGTGGAAAAGAAGAGGGAATCGGACACGATTGTTGAAGCAGAAACGAAGCTGGTATTCAGACTCGAGCCAGCGGCAGTGGAAACAACCATTGTGCTTCCTTGAAGAGACGCTGCTACAACCGCATTGCCAAGAACAGTGGATGCGGTCACGGACGATACTATGGCACTGGGTCCTTGAAGAGTAGAAAGAACGACACGGTTCCATGAAATGGTAGAGCCTGTGAGGGTGGATAATAGAATGGTATTCACTGATATCGAACTTCCCGATAAAGTAGAATAGGCGAATGCGCCGACAACAAGAGTGGATACACCGATTGTAGAAACGAGCATCGTGCTCCCTTGTGCCGTTGAATAGCTGAGATTAGAGGTATGAATGGAAGATGTCGTGAGAGTAGAGAATACGAGGGTATTCGTCTGTAGGGTGGAGCCGACAAGCAGTGATGTGTAGAGAGACGACACTGTCGCACTAGAAACGGTCACTGTACTTCCTTGCGCAGTAGAGAAGGAGAGGGAATGGGAGAAAAGAAAAGGAGCGGTCACAGTACTCATGACCACGGAGGAGCCGGTAGTGGTGGAAAAGGCGAGTCCAGAAGCATAGAGACTGGAGACAGAGAGAGTGGATAGACAAGTGATCGTGCTCATGATGAGTGAACCGCCATCTAGTGTGGAAACAGTGAGAAGATTGGTATAGATACTAGATCCTGATAAAGTGGATACAGTAAGGGTGTTCGCTTGAAGGGTAGAAAAGGACAGAAATCCGACAGATGTGCTGGCCATCGTAAGGGTGCTCAAACGGCTTGTATCGCTTGCCATGGCGGCTGTAAAGGCCGATGTTGCATGGATGGAGGAGCCAAACAAGGTGGAGACAAATCCAGCGGTGACAAAAAGGGAATCGCCCATCAACGTTGAATAGGTCACGGAGGAGGTTTGAACGGTAGAACCGAGGGTCGTGTAGGCAACCGTCACGCCATTTGGAGAAAAGGTAGACGCATTCATGGTACAGATGTTCAGCACATTGAGGAAGATGGTAGATGCCGTCACACTGCTGGCCGTCATGGTCGTTTTTACAATGGTATCATAGACACCTGACGGGAGAAATAGTGTACCCGAACTAAATGTGTCATACACCATCGTGCTTCCGAAATGATTGGAAATGGTCATGGACGACATACCCATCGTGGTCTGGGTAATTGCGTCGGATGGAGCCAGCTCCCCGTTGGCGGACGTACGTAATACATAATTACTAGAAACAGGGTAATCATACCGTGTTAATAGAAATGTATTGTCCGCAGAATCATCGTTGTAGGTACGAATGATAAGCGGCGCAGAGTCGACGGGGTCAATACCGGTTGACATCACAGTATCTATTATGTATTCATAATCCGTACAGAATGTTTTTTTAACTACGTAAGTGTTTGCGATTGAATCGTGGCGGACATTTCATTGTACCCTGTATTGTAATAGTTGTCGCTCATTATGTCAAGGGTAGAATTCAATGCGACTTGGCTGTCGCATACTGTTGCGCCGATACGTGAATTGCCGGCTACGCCGTTTCCTTGTGTAAAAATGGAGGTGGTTAGGTCAATGTTGGAAACAGCAAAGTTATACAAGCGGAAATCATCGATATACCCGTTAAAGGCTTCGCCTGCAGTGTTATCAAGAGCTCCTAAACGAACGGTTGTCGTTGTTAGTCCATTATTTCCATTATTCGTGATAGAGCCACTAAGTATTTTATTGACATAAATGGAGCATGTCGAATTTAATTGATAGATTGCTGTAATATGATACCATGTATTTAATGAGACAGATACCGTTGTTTTGATAGCTTGTAATGGCAAATTATATCCAATCACAAACGTGACCGGATCAATATAGATTTTCCACCCGCCGCTACCAGATGAAAATAACATCTGAGCGGATGAAGTTTGATACGTTTGAATAGTAAACCAAAATGATACAGTGAATGCGTTCATATTCGGGGTGCTCATCTGAACATACTGTGACGCTGTACCACCCGCGGTATTTACGATATTCACCGCCTGTGGTCCAATGATACCAGTGACATAGGAGATACTCCCTGTTGCGACGGGAGCGCTATTTCCTAGCACATCTACGACAGATCCGTCAAAGGGTATATAGAAAGACGGAGTAACAGGGCTGACGATATTCCATGTCAGGCCATCTGAAGAATAGATCATGGGATTGGAACCTGAGCCGACGGCGACGAACCGTGAGCCGGTCCAACATACACCATTACCAGAAACAGAAAAGAGGTTCGTTCCAAATCCCGTCCATGCGATTCCATTTGGGGAATAGGCGAGTGTATGGGTTCCTGAACCGACAGCAACCCAACGTGTTCCGTTCCAGCAAACACCGTTTCCTGATGTGGTAAATGGACTAGACGTGACTGCCGACCATGTGAGACCGTCTGAAGAATAAGCAATCGTATTCGTTCCCATACCGACGGCCACATATAGGGAGCCGGTCCAGGCCACACTGTTTCCTTTGGTGGAAAACACGACAGAGCTGATCGCCGTCCATGCGATACCATCGGCAGAATAAGCAATCGAATTGGTTCCCTGACCAACCGCAACCCACCGTGTTCCACTCCATGCGACGCTATTCGCGCTGGTAAAAATGGTATTACCTGACGTTGAACCTACCCATGTGAACCCATCTGCCGAATACGCGATGGAGTTGGTTCCGCTGCCAACCGCAACCCATAGGGAACCGTTCCAGGCGATCCCGTTCGCTTGAGTAGAAAACACATTGATACCCATTCCTGTCCAACGAAGTCCGTCGATCGAATGGGCGAGTGTATGGGTTCCTGTCCCACACGCAATCCATTTGGAGCCGTTCCATGCCACGCCGTTTCCAGCGCTAAAAAGATTGTTACCAAGACCGGTCCACTGAACCCCGTCGGGTGAATAAGCGAGTGAGTTCATACCGCTTCCAACAGCAATGACAGGGTGCTGGATGGTCACTGTTCCAGGAAGGCCATTATTCGAGGCGACTCCTGAGCCCGCGGTAGAGAAATTTGTGCCATTACTAAATCGAAGATACAGCTCGCCAAATTCAAACAATGCACTGGTTGCCCACACGGATGTTGCAATGATACGGAAATAGGTATATGTATTAGTTGTATATTGAGGATAAGTAACAAATGTACCTGTGGCAGGAATAAATCCACTGATTGTTTGCGTACCGCTTTGATTGACGAGAAGATATGTGGAACACGTCGAAAAGTTACTTACTGCAAAATTATCGTTCTTATTTAATGGATTTGCATTCATCACCACATACTGGATAGGGTAAAACGTGGAGTTATCATTGGAGCCAACAATGTAGTATATTTTAGGTAAATTTGTATATCCACCACATCCGTAACTGTACGAATATAACACGAGAGGTATGGATGATTGAATCTGAATCCATTCGCCATATAGGGTTCCTACATCTTGAACAGATGTGCCAATTATGGTACGCCCATACGATCCATTCGCGCCAATATATGAGTTTAACGATGCCCAAGAATACACGATGTTTTCTCCATAATAATTATTGAACGCGCCATAGGCGGGATAATTCGATACACTAAGATTACTCGATGCGGATGCTGTCCATGTAATACCATTTTTTGTCCAGGTATTGGATGCGATACCTGTTTGATTCGGTGAAATTGTATTACTTCCATAAAATGTACTGCTGTTCCATGTCGAACCATCATTGGAATATCCGATTGTGTTAGTTCCTGACCCGACGGCAACCCATCGTGTCCCGTTCCATGTTACACCATTTCCAGCCGTTGTAAAACAACTAGATGCGGCAACCAACCATGTAAATCCGTCATTGGAATACAAGATGGTATTCCCTCCAGTACCAGTGGCGACCCATTGTGATCCGTTCCATGCGATACCGTTTCCAGAGGAGGTGAAGATAGTGGTACCTGTCCACGTTATACCGTCATACGAATATGCAATGGTGTTCGTCCCTGAGCCGACAGCGACCCAGAGAGACCCACTCCATGCGACGCCATTTCCGCTCATGCTAAAGGTGCCTTTTCCTAGACCAATCCAGCCAAGTCCATCATAAGAATAAGCAATGGTGTGGTTTATACCGCTGCCGACCGCAATCCACATGGAACCGCTCCATGCGATTCCATTACCAGTTGTAAAGATGCTGTTTCCTAGACCGACCCAGGTGATACCATCATAGGAATAGGCAATGGAGTGTGTCGTATTACCACCAACCGCCACCCACATCGTACCGTTCCACGCGACAGCATTACCTTGAGATGAAAAGATAGATGTTCCTAGCCCTCGCCAGGTGATACGTTGATTCATGGATATCGCATAGTTGTAGATACGCAGATCGTCAATGTATCCGTTGAAAGCTCTATTTTGGTTGGACGTATATGTACCTACACTAAATATATTTGTAGTATGACTTCCAATACCACCTGAATTAGTAACACTCCCTATAAGGTTACCATTCACATAAAAGGAACATACTCCATTTGTCTGAAAAATAAGAACAATATGATGCCATATAGTAGCAGAAAGGATTGGTCCAAAAAATCTGGTATGATTAATTCCTCCTCCTGTTGGTAATTTAGCAGCGATAACACCATTAGGATCTAAATAAATAATGAGACCATTCCCTCCTGATTGATCTGAGTGGGATGCGAATATGATTGATGTGTCTGTTGGACCAATCAATACAGTTGGATTAAACCAGAAATTCACAGTAAAATTCGGAGCACCCGTCCATACCCCCCTTATATAATTAGTAGCCGTTCCACCTGCTGTATTTACCAAATTCATTGCTTTCGAGCCAATCGGGCCCGTCACAAATGCAGGAGAACCATACACAGTTACCGTTGAATTTCCCATCACGTCCGCAATAATCGAGTTCTCAAAGGGCAAATAAATATAGGGCGTTTCGATATCAGTAGTAGAATACGCAAGGGTATTCGTTCCTGAACCGGTCGCAACCCACATAGAGCCATTTGTGGCAACGCCGTTTCCTTGTGTAAAAATAGAGTTACCACTCGCTGTCCATATGATTCCATCAGAAGAATGCGCGAGCGAGTTTGTTCCTGAACCAGTAGCGACCATCATAGGGGCGGGAAAGGTGATTCGATGAGGACGGGCGAAATTAAACCATACTCCCATACCAATAGATCCTGGAGCGAGACTGCTTCCCAATCCAAACCAATTCAACCCATTATAAGAATATGCAAGGATATTGGCTCCACTTCCGCCCGCAACCCACATATTTCCGTTCCAAGCAATTCTGCGAGCGGATGTAAAAATACTCGCACCCAAGCCCGTCCATATCACCCCATCATACGAATAGGCAATGGTATTGTCTCCATTTCCTACTCCGACCCACATGACACCATTCCATCCCACTCCGATTCCTAACGCAAGTGTGCCTTTTCCGAGCCCTGTCCAGGTCACACCATCATACGAATAGGCGATCGAATTGATACCATCGCCCATCGCAATCCACATGGTCCCATTCCAACCTACTCCAAAGGCCCCACTAAATATTGTGGTTCCTAGACCGATCCAGTTGATTCCATTATAGGAATAGGCAAGGGTATCTGATCCAATGCCAGTTGCAACCCATATTGTGCCATTCCACATAATGGCATGACCATAGCCACTAAGAATGCTATTTCCCAGACCTGTCCAGTTGATTCCATCATATGAATACGCAATCGAGTTCGTTCCACCGCCTACTGCCACCCACATCATACCATTCCACGCCACTTCGAGTCCATAGTTTGTAAAGATGTTAGTACCTACACCTATCCAATTGATACCATTGTAAGAATAAGCAATAGTGTTCGCACCGATATCTCCTACCGCGACCCACATGGTTCCATTCCATACCGCAATTCGTCCATTTCCAAGAGTTGCTGTCCCTAATCCATTCCATACTAGCCCGTCATTAGAATAAGATAGGACATTGGTTGTATTACATGTGACAACCCACCGATTGGGGACAGACGGTCCAAAGGTATACGTCTGTGTAGCAGAAGGCGCTCCATCCAGTATCGCACGAATGCCACTCGTTTTCACCACGCTGTTCGGATAGGGAATGGATGTCTTTTTGACGGTAGCGCCTGTCACAGGATGGCGAACAGAATAGGTCGTCGCAGACACTGAATTCGTGGTAAGCGATGATACTGTCGCGGTACTTACATTAATATTGGAGGTTGTCGCGGTAGTTACTATAATCGTAGAATAATTCAAGTTGATCGCATTCACTGTAGAAGTAACAAGAGTTAATCCCACTGTCATGGAATTCGCAATCATAGTACTTCCATACAAATTTGTCACATTCAGATTGGTAGGTTGGATAGAGGAAACGGTGATAGATGATCCGACGATGGTATTGGATATGACATTGCTTCCTGTCATACTAGAGAATACGATGGCCCCGCTAGTTATGGTAGATCCAGTCAGCGACGAAAGAGTAGCCGTGCTTCCCTGAAGGGTGGAAAAGGCGAGAGATGTAAATCCGCTTAACGTTGACCCAATGAGAGTTGACACATTCATGGTGCTTCCACTGAGCGTTGATACTGTTAAACGATTCACATTCATTGACGATACAACCGCACTCGATACCGTCATCATAACACCTGTTAGAGTGGAAAACCCGATGGAACCGCCATATAAACTGGAAATAAACGCAGTGGAAACAAGGAGCGAACTTCCTGTCATCGTGGAAAAGATACCCGCATTCGCATAAAGAGTAGAACCTGTGAGTGTGGATATCGTCACGGTACTCCCTTGTAGAACCGATATGACAGCCGAACCTGTATAGGTACTCGATACATTGATGGTAGAGAACACCAGAGTGCTCCCTTGTGACGTAGACAGGCTGAAATGTGTAGCAAGAAGAGTGGAGGCATTCATAGTAGAAACAAGTATTGTACTTCCCTGATACGTCAAGAATGACCCGCTGTTCATGATCATGGTGGAACCGTTCAGTGATGATACGGATGCTGTATGTACACTCACGGTGCTTCCTGACATGGTGGAAAATTCGACCCCTCCAGCCGTCATACTGGAAACGAGAGCAGTAGACGTGGTAAGCGTACTTCCAGTCATCGTAGATGTGATCAATGAACCCACCGATAAGGTAGAACCTACAACAGATGATAGAACAACTGTGCTTCCTATCATAGAAGAAAATACGAATGGGTCGCCATAGATGGTCGATGCGGATAGAGTGGATGTCACTAACGTGCTTCCTTGTGCACTCGAAAAGACCAATAAGGATGCCATTGTATTCGGTATATCAACGCGGTTCATGCTAAGAGTACTTCCTGTCAAACTAGATACTGTTCCATTCACCCCATTCAAAGTGGAACCCGTTAGCGTGGACCTAACCAATATGGTATTCGCTGTAACGGTGCTTCCGCCGAGAGTGGATACATAAGCATTTTGAACCTCACAAGTGGAACCGGTCATACTGGACACTGTCACGGTGCTTCCGTGGAGCGTCGAATAAACAAGTGCTCCGCCTTGGATGGACGATGCCGCAAGGGTAAATATCGTAACTGTACTTGCGGTTAGTGTGGACACTGATAATGGAGAGGTGGTTATGGTGGAACCGATCAGAACCAGAGTCGACGCCGAGTCAGAATTCATCGTGCTTCCCGCCAGAGTAGAGAATGTGATATTAGTGGCCTGTAATGTACTTGTAATTAGCGTAGAACGGACGTTGAGTTGATTGACAAACACTGTGCTTCCGATGAAGGTCGATAACGTCAAGGTCGTTAGGTTAATGGTGGAGGCGCGCAAGGTAGATACATGGACAACATTGGCTTGGAGGGAGGAAAAATCTAAATTGCCCGTACTAATGGTCGATGCTGTGATCACATTAATACCTATCGTACTTCCTGTGATGCTACTCGCATTACATGATGACACAGCCAAACTGGATAGGTAGATCTTGTTGGAAGGGGCAAGAAGACCGTTTGTCGATGTAACCAAAATGTGGTTATTGGAAACAGGATTGAGAAACGACGAAAAAAGATACGTATCGGCAGTACGTATCAATAAGGGTCCACTGTTAATGGAACCAGATGACATTACTAATTATGATCGCATAATTAATAATATGATCCGCACACAAATTATGATAATTGTTGGGTTTGAATCGAGGCGGAGAACGTCGTGTACCCTCTATTGTAGTATGAGTCGCTCAGAATGCCAAATGTATCGGAACGGTTCAGTACGAGTTGACTGTCCACGACAATGGGACCGATACGTGAATTTCCTGCCACACCATTTCCTTGCGTAAAGATACTGTTACCGTTGATGGAGGGATACCATGTTATTCCGTCGCGTGAATAAGCAATACGATTGGTTCCTGTGCCAACTGCGACAAATCGTGTACCCGTCCAGCAGACACCATTTCCCTGCGTTGTAATGATAGACGACCCGTTTGCCGTCCATGTTTTTCCATCATACGAATAAGCGAATGTATTCACACCATTTCCTACCGCGACCCATATCGAACCAGTGGTAGTGATGCCGCGACCAGTTGTAAAAGGAGGACTTGCGATAGTAGTCCATGTGATACCATTGGTGGACCATATCATAGCGCTGTTTCCAACGGCAACGTATACATTTCCAGACCATACCGCAATTTCCATACCCGTTCCCATCAATCCAGTCGCACTCGTAGACCCTGTCCAGTGGATACCGTCCGTCGAATAGGCAACAGAATACGTTCCTGTACCAACCGCAATCCATTGATTACCCGTCCACGCGATACCATTTCCAATCGTAAGAACAGTCGTCCCCACTCCAATCCATTGAGTGCCGTTATAGGAATACGCAATCGAGTTCGCACCTGAGCCGACGGCAACCCACATGGTACCATTCCATGCCACACCATTTCCTGATGTAAAGACGCTAGTTCCTAGACCAGTCCAGCGAAGTCCATCCATCGAATAGGCAAGCGTATTCGACGTCCCTGAACCGACTGCCATCCACATAGTACCATTCCATGCTACTCCATTTCCTGCGGTGGTAAAGATGCCGGTACCAAGACCGGTCCATCGAATTCCGTCGAGGGAATACGCAATGGTATGTGTTCCTTGACCAACCGCAACGACAGGATGGTGGAGATACACTCCTGCCTGTCCCGCATTCCAGCCAATACCACGACCCTCTGTAAAAATACCGGATCCAGAAGGCGCATTGGTCCAGCTAAGCCCATCGTACGAAAAGGCCACTTTTGCGGTTCCTTCTCCAACCGCCACCCATTTATCACCACACCAAGCAACGTGATTTCCTACGTTTGTTAATTGAGGTTTGCCATTACCTGTCCAGTTAAGTCCATCATACGAGTAAGCAAGCGTATTTGTTCCATCCCCAGCAGCGACAAATAGTGTCCCATTCCATGCTATCGAACGTCCATTAACAAAGATGGTAGAGTTTACACCCGTCCATGTGATTCCGTTGGTAGAATAGGCAATACAATTGGTTCCAGTTCCCACCGCAACCCATTTGTTACCATTCCATGTCACACCGTATCCTGTACCAGTACTGCCCTCTGTAACAAAAAAGGGGGACCCGATGACTACTGTCCAGTTAAGCCCATCATATGAATAGAGAATCGTGTTCGGCTTGGATACGCCAATTGATTGCCCCACTACCACCCACATGTTCCCATTCCATGCAATATCGTACGCGACATGAATAAAAGCATAGCTTCCTGGAACACCCATCCAATTGATGCCATCATAGGAATAGATGATCGTATAGGGGTCTCCTGCTCCTACTGCAATGAACACAGTACCATTCCATGCGATTCCATAACACGCTGTTAACAATGCGTTGTTATCTCCATTAGAAGAGGTCCATGTGATTCCATCATAAGAATACGCCATCGAATTTTGCTGTGACCCTGTGCCACCTGCCACCCATACCGTTCCGTTCCATACAATCACATGACATGTTGATAGTTGATTGATGGATGTCGCGCTCCATGACGCGGCGGTCCATGCGATTCCGTTGTAGGAATAAGCCAGTGTACTGGAACCAGTACCGCCTGCGATCATCATATTTTGTGGGAACGTAATGGTATGAGGGAGACGAGCATTATGGGCAACTTGGTATCCGCCCGCACTAAAAATGGAATTTCCGATACCTTTCCATGCTGTTCCACTATAAGAATAGGTAAGTGTATTCAATGCAGTTCCAGAGGCGACCCACATGGATCCATTCCATGAAACTCCATATCCATATCCATTAAATATAATCGAGCCATACAGATTCAATGAAGATAGTGCTGGGAATGCCCCCGCAGATGCGATATAGATAAAACGATAGTAATAATATCCAGAAGAGGATGATACATAATAATTTGGCGTATACAATTTTGTAAGTTGACCAGTTTGACTATCGAGTAACGTCCAGGTGGTTCCGTTATTTGAACCGGCAATGACCCATCCAGTTGGATAATTGTCAGAACCCTCATATACTGTGTAATAGGACAGGATAAATTGATAGGGTGTTTGTAGTTGGAGCCATTCGCCTGTATAGGTGGTTCCACTTACAACCGTCGTTGCTGTCATGGGTGGAGTGATTTGCCAAAATGTTGTATCATTTCTATCAAATGGTTTATAATAATCAGCAGGACCGTTGCGTGAGGATGAGCCTGATGCGATATAAGTTCCAGGATAGAAACCAGTGAGGGCGGTTGTATTGGAAGTAAGGGGTTGTGGAGGAATAAGGGTAGGTCCATCTGCTGGGTTCCATGTGATACCGTCATACGAATATACGATAGAATTAGTGGAACCTGCGCCAACCGCTACAAAGAAGGTACCGTTCCACGCCACAGAGATGGCCTGAGAGGTTGTCCCAAACATGGATACACCACGCCCCACCCAGGTCGCCCCGTCATACGAATAGGCGATCGCATTCGTTCCTGATCCAACGGCAACCCATAGATTTCCATTCCATGCCGCTCCTCTTCCTGCTCCTGAAAAAGGTGTCAATCCAAGTCCATTCCAGACGATACCGTTGTAAGAAGATGCAAGCGTATGGGCAGTTCCCACCCCACCTGCAATCCACATGGTGCCATTCCATGCGACACCATACCCAATGGATGAAAAAGGGCTAGTCGTTCCTGTCCAATTGATTCCGTCATACGAATACGCAATGGTATTTGTTCCACTACCTACCGCAACCCACATCATCCCATTCCATGCCACTCCGTTCCCCTGTGTGGAAAAGATAGTCTTACCAACACCTGTCCACAAGATTCCATCATAAGAATACGCAATGGTATGTGTCGTTCCCGTACCGACCGCCACCCATAATAACCCATTCCATGCGACACCAAGTCCGTTGGAAGAAAAGATACTCGTTCCCAATCCATTCCAGTTGATCCCGTCATTCGAATAAGCTATAGAATTGATTCCCTGACCGACCGCAACCCATCGATTGTATACAGTTCCTGTGGGACTGCTTTGCGCACCACATGTATAGACTTGCTTATTAGTGATTACACCCGTGTTGGGTCGCGGTATAATTCCTGATGTTTTAATGGTAACCGCTGTGGCAGGCGCAATCGTTGTCTTCTTGATAGTTGTGCCATACACTTGTTGTGTTACGGTGTGATTGGTGAGCGAAACGGATTGGACGGTAAGAGTTGATGTGGCCAGTGTAGTGGCGACGATTGTGGGCGCAGTCAGAGTGCTAACTGTCAGAGTCGAATACATCAAATTGGTAGCATGGATGGTTGATGCAGTAAGTGTCGATGTAACATTCATGTATTGAGTTGTCATGGTACTTCCCAGAAGGGTAATGGTGTTAATGGCGGTAATATTCATTGTGGATGCGGTGATACTAGATGCCAAAATGCCATTCGCAAATACAGTGCTTCCTATCATAGTAGAGTATGAAATGGCTCCAATCGTCAATGTTGATGTCGTTAGTGTGGAATACAAGAGCGTACTTCCTTGAAGGGTGGAGAACGACACGGCAACTACACCATTCACACTCGATGCGGTCATGGTAGAAATCGTAACGGTGCTACCCACAAGAGAAGAGCCAATCACTATATTACTATGTACTGTGGAACCGATCAGACTGGATGTGAAAAGCGTGCTCCCCAGAATCGTTGAATACGTGATGAATCCACCATAGTGAGTCGATACATTCACGGTCGATCCGATAAACGTATTTCCTAAAACAGTGGAAACCTGTATTGCATTCGAATAAAGAGTAGAACCAGAAAGACTCGATACAATAAGGGTGCTTCCTAACAAGGTGGAAAATGATACAGAACCTGACATGGTCGAAGCAGTCAAGGTGGACAACGTTGCTGTGCTTCCTGTGAGCGTAGAGAACGCGGCAGAATTCGTCATCATGGTGGAAACGGTCACGGTCGACCCACACAATGTACTTCCAATCACAGTAGATGCTAATAGATTGGTTACAGTAAAGGTAGAACCAGATAGAGTAGAAAGGATCGTCATGGCACCGATAGTCATTGTACTTCCCACCAACGTAGAGAATACTGTGAACCTCGCATTCACACTGGACACTGAAACGGTAGACAGTGTTACAGTACTTCCCGTCATAGTAGAAAATCCAAGCACATTTGTATATAAGGTAGAACCTGTAACCGATGATACAAGTGCGGTGCTGGCTTGAAGTGTCGAAAACAGTGTATTTCCTCCCATTACAGTAGACGCCTGTAACGTAGAAACGACAAGTGTGCTCCCTTGAGCAGTAGAGAATGTAATATTCGACGTATCGACGCTGGATAGTAACCCCGCATTCATGACAAGGGTTCTTCCAAGAAGACTCGATGTCCCTATATTGATTCCGTGTACTGTGGATCCCACAATGGAGGAGGTGGCAATTAGTTGATGGACGGACACTGTACTACCAACAAGGGTGGAGACATAAAATGATCCCGCATTCAACGATGATATACTGACACTTGAAAGGGTGAGGATGCTGCCTGCAAGAGTCGAAAAGTCTAGCGTATTACCATATACACTCGATATTGTCATAAGATTACCTGAAAGTGTGCTCCCTGAAATGGTTGACATGGTGAACAGGTTTGCGGAAACGGTAGAGCAAGCCGTGGTGGAAAAGATGGTCATGGTGTTGATTCCGAGCGAGTTTCCCACCAATTGCGCAAATGTGTTGTTAATTCCATTGAATGTACTAGTGGTGAGCGTAGATTGAACAACGAGTTGATTGACATTCATGGAACTTCCGACAATCGTCGATAAATTCAAGTCGGTAATATTAATCGTACATGCATTTAATGTTGAAAGGTTGATCGTATTTGCTAAAAGAGACGAATAGAAGAGCAATCCAGTGCTAATGGTGGACGCGCTGATACGATTGACGATCATGTTATTTCCGATGGTTGTGCTCGCATAACACGTGGATAATGTAACACTCGATACGTAAATATTGTCAGAGGGAGCCAGTAGACCATTAGAAGAAGTGATGAGTACATAATTACTCGATACAGGGTAATCGTAGCGTCTTAGAAGATAGGTGTTGTTGGCGGATTGATCCAAATAGGTTCGAATCACCAGGGGACCACTATTAATGGGAGTGATGCCAGAGGAGTCACTCATCTAGAATCGTCAAAGAATGAAATTTGCATCACTTCGACAAGCATCGCATCACTTCGTATTCGCAAGTTTAAAGTTAAATATCCGGAACAGGTAATAGGATGCCAGCGGGTGGAGGATTACTTCAACTTGCCGCAGTAGGAAAACAAGATGCTTTCCTCACAGGAAACCCACAAATCAGTTTCTTCAAAATGGTGTATCGTCGTCATACGAATTTTGCGACCGAATCGCAGCCGATGTACTTTGACGGTACGCCCAATTTCGGACAACGTATTACGTGCTTGATCCCTCGTCGTGGAGATCTGCTTGGTAGAGTCTATCTTGACGTTGTTCTCCCGCAAATCAGGGATACGAGTGGAAATCTGTTGTCCTATACGAATTCCATTGGTCATGCTCTCATTCAAGAGATCACGTTCGAAGTGGGGGAACAGGAGATTGATCGACAGACCGGCGAGTGGATGGAAGTATGGACACAACTGACCACTCCTGCCGGCCAACGTTATGCGCTCAATGAAATGATTGGGCGTGTAGAGCCATATAACTTGATCGATATCAAGCCATCCAATAACAGCGATGGTCTTCATTTGTTGATTCCGCTCCAATTCTATTTTTGTCAAAATCCTGGGTCCTATCTTCCTCTTTTGGCCCTTCAATATAGTCCGATCCGTATCAACATTACACTACGCCCCCTTCAACAACTCTTCTGGGTTCCTCCGCCGATTCCTCCTGCGACACAAGAGGGCTGGATGCCGTCTTGTTCGGTACAAGCAAGTTGTACCACTCCGATCACGAGCATGATGTTGTGGGGTGATTTCGTTTATCTCGATGTTGATGAGCGTCGCACCTTTGTGAGTGCCACACATGAGTATCTGATTGAACAAGTACAGCATACACCGCCGTTCTCCATTACGGCCAATCAGACAACGGCGACGATTCCGATCGAATTCAATCATCCGATCAAGGAATTTGTTTTTATGATCCAACGCGATGCCATGCAGAACCGCAATGAGTGGTTTAATTATAGCAATTTGGCGATTGGTGAATATACACATCCAGATCTTGTTCTTCCCTATGTGAACTCCAATGCTCCATCGGGTCGCCTCGATTTGCTTTCAACGGCAAAGCTTCAATTGGATGGATACGACCGATTTACCGAGCGGACGCCGCAATATTTTCGTCTTCAACAGCCCTATGAACATCATACTACGACTCCGATTAATTCGTTTATTTATAATTACAGTTTTGCAGTACGACCTGAGGATATCCAGCCGACGGGTACGATGAATGCCAGCCGCATTGATAGCATTGTATGGCAGCTTCAGATGAATACGGTGTTGACCAATCCGTTGATTCCTGCCTGGCAACAACGTGGTAGTTGTCGTGCCATTGTGTATGCACACAACTATAACATCTTTCGTGTGATCAATGGTTTTGGTGGATTACTGTTTACCATCTAGGCACTTTTTAGGAAAAAGTGCGCAAAAATACTTTAAAAAACGACCACATAAACACTATGTTTATATAGTCTTTTTTTTTAAAAAAGCCCTACGTAATGTTTTTGCGGGCTTTTTTTAAAAAAGCCCTAAGTAATGAGCTCGAGTGTCTCACAACTCGAATTCTGGCGAGAAGCCAGTTCCGACACGAATGAAAAGAATGGCGAAGAGGGTGGTCCAGGTGCCGCCTATTTATCATACAATGTTCTGATGGGTCTATCCGTTCTAGGTGGATTCTTTGCCTTAGATCACCTCTATCTTCGCTCCCCCTTGACATTTCTTGCTAAACTTATCATTAACGTTCTCTTCTTTGGAATCTGGTGGATCTACGACGCCACACAAGTCGTCTTTAATAGTCATGCGGTAAAGATATTTGGTCTTGGTGTTCCAGGATTGGGACCTCAGGGCATTGCCGCAGGTGTCTTTGCTAATCCTATACCTGACAAGAAGCATATGATATTCTTTATTTATGCGCTGAGTCTTCTCCTTGGGGGCTCATTTGGACTCGATTCCTTTATCATGGGAGATAATCGAACAGGTTTCATTCGTCTGATCTGTTTGATCTCTGTTATTTTAGCACCGATTGCGATTGGCTGGTGGCTGTACAAATTATTTAACTTTTTTGTGTATACAAAGGATGTGATCAGTGAAACCGCTGATTTCTTTGGCGCACCTGCACATTCCTTTGAAAAGGGATTCTTATCCAAGTTCCCCTTTCTAAGTGGCCTATTTAACCCATTGGAGACGATCAAGACCTTTTTTAATGATCTCGTTGGTGATGCCATTCAGCCGATTACGGATACGGCACAGATGGCGATTGGTACGATTGACGCAGCTGTCAAGACAGTTGATAATACTGTTCAGCTGGGCCGTGAAGCCATTTCAAAAGGATCGGATATTGCGGGTCAGATTTCAAATACGGTGGAGAAAGTATCACAGGCGACACAGATTTTGCCTGGTGTTTCCCTTTATTCTAGTATTACGCCTGGATCTGTCCAGAAGGAGCTTGAAAGCACTGGTGCAAAAGGAACGGGTAATAAAGCAGCAACAGCGGCAATGGTAGGTGGGGCCATGATGATGAACTTAAAACCAGTTCACTACATCTTATTAGTTACCATCGTAACAATTGTGCTTGGAGGAGTCATTGTTACATACCATCGATCAAAGAATGTCCCAGTCCAAGACGAACGAGATGACACCCCTCCCCAGCCAGGAGTTCTTCGAAAGCCTAATCAAACGACCAAATAATGAGGGTCCTTTTGTCCCAATATCTATAACTAGATTCACGGCTTCTTGGTGCCAACCTTGTAAACGAATCGATGTACAGGCACTTTTGAATCTGAGCGATAAAATCAAATGGTATGTATGTGACATTGACGAGAACGAATATACAGCAGGGTACGCTGGAATAAAGACCATTCCGTGCTTTCTAGCGATTGTAAATGGAGTTCCGCAGCCACTTTTTCAGAGTTCGGATACGACGAAGGTCGCAGAGTGGATCAAGGGTGGATTCAAGCAGTAACTTTATGTTTAGAACGCCATGCCCTTTGAAGTTTCTTCACTGCTGCAATTCCTCTTCTCCATTTATTTTCCCACATCTCAATTACATGATATCCCTTATCCTTTAATAGAGAAATCTTATGACATGTCTTACGATATAATTCTCCAAATGAAACATCCATCTTTTTGTTTATAGCATTCAAATCGTAAATATCAGGATTTCCATGCCAAAAATCACCTTGAAATTCGTAAATTGTATTCGATTCTTTTTGATATCCATCTACACATAATTTGGTAGATGGTATAACATATTCTCCCATATTTCCAATGTGTTGAATAAATCCATCACTTATTTTTCGATACTCTAACCATTGAATTTGTACCTTTGAAGATACGCTTACACATTTTGGACATCCATGTCCTTTTTCATGATTAAAAAATCGTGTAATATGTGAACCATGTTTTGGGCAAATAATTTCTAACCATAATACCATATTTTCTCGAAATATTTTACCATACTGATAACGATTATTATGAATCAATCTAAATTTATTTAATTTTTTTTCAATTTCTTCATTTGTTAAAACACTGGCATTTATTGTTCTTATTTTTCCACATTCGTTACAACCATATCCGTGATGTAAATGACAAACTGGTTTTTGTGTAAATTCGCCATGTAATCTACATATAATAATAAGTGGTGTTTGTAAATCTTTGTAGATTGTTTTAGAATAATCATATTGGTTATGATGTATCTCTGATACTGTTTGTATAAATGTTTCTTGGTTATATTTTGTCAATATCGCTGATAAATTATCAAAATGACATTGTTTACACCCCCCTTTTGATATACGTGATAGATGTACAACAGGCGTTGTTGTAAAAGTATGATTATTGTTACATATTAATGTAATTTTCTTAGTGGACCCTGTATAAGTACATAATGAATAATTAAATTGTTCCCCGTGTTTTTGTTTCGCTTCTTGTATAAATGTCTCATTCGATTTTTTAGAAGGCATTGATATAATATTATTTTATAATATCAATCAGTGTTTATATTCTACCCTAACTCGCAAACATCACCTTACCACGCCCTTCTTTTACCACATACACATTCCACCCTTCCGTAAACAAACGCATCTCGGCCTTTCGCTGAGCCAGTACCGCATTGGAGTTAATATTCGCCAATTCGATATAAAGCGTAGGACGATCTGCTGTTGTCAAATTCACCGCCCCTTCAGGTTGCCGCTCCGCGGGATAGATCGTTCCATATTTCTCACCTGTCGACCAATTCATGGATCCGATATGCATTCCATTCGCTTTCTCATCTTTGGCATGAGAATTGATCTGACTCCAGACAAGCGGTTCATATAACTCTTCTCGATCACGTCCAGCAATCAATAATTTCAGATCGTAATAAAATTCGCCATAGGGAGTGGTATAGGGTTGTGCTCCTGCCGCCGCCCTGGAATCAAAATAATCATTCGAAAACAGATCAAGCCGATTCTGATCCAGCGCATTTTGTGATCGAAAGAACCAGACGAGTCGTTCGGTGGGATGACGTCCATCGAGTCGTCGTGTGACGGCGGCTACGCCGCCTTTATCCAACGGAATGAAATCGAGTTCACCAAAGGTAAACAGGTTATCAAACTGACGACGAAACGGGATTTCAATGGCTTTCGAGCGCAACTCCTCCTGAATCTGTGGAGAGACGTAGTGTTGGATAGTAGAAAGAAGAATACGTGGTGCTCCAATCTGAATACGAGAGAGAGGCGCAAACGAATTCACGGTAACGCCGTCGCTGAAGGTATAACGCATGGATGGAATGGACCATGGGGCAGGCTTGTAGATGGTCGAATCACTGGAAACGACAAGGTCCTCTAGTTTTCGAAGCGTACCTTTGATGCGAAAGTTCTGCCAAGGCATCGCCACAAGAGGAAACCCTGCGTCTCCAGGACATTGCGTGCCAGGTAAGGGCAATACGATTCGAAGCGAACCTGGAGTCGCTCGCAATTGAATACCACGAACGGTGATCTGACCTGTAAGAGGATCGGTTGTATCAAGTAATCCTGCCTTCTGTTGTCGTAGAAAGCTGCTATTTGACGAACCTTCTGTCATTTGTTTGGCCAATAATCCGTCACCTGACCATTCTTGAATGAGAAACTGATCTTGATAGAACTGAATCTTCTCAAATAGAAAATAAGCAGCATAGTTGACATATCCGTAAGAGGTGCCACTCAGATCGGTGATCGGAAACAGCCCATTTGCACGTTCGGGAGAATACGCCTGACCATTCGGCTGAACAGGGAGAGAAGGAAGCCATGTCGGTAGCTCGATTTCTAACGCGCATTCGGTTAGCACATCGCCATAGGAATCGATCTCCACTTCAAAACTTTTTCCAAATGCAGCGTCCGCCAAGGGTACGTGCGTGCGGCGTTCCGCCAAATGGGGAATAGATGATTCATAACGAGCATCATAGGGAAACAAGCTGTCTTTCGAGTCTTTTACAAAATAAGAGTCTTTTACACCACGCGCAACGAGCTCAAAGAGAGCCCCTTGCCCACTGGAGGCGTTGATGGTCGCCATTCTACTGAAAGGCATGGAAGGAACGGTTTATGCTGCGAGTGCGCGGATCATGGAAAGGAGGAGTCCAGAAAAGAGTGACATGCCAATCGCCATCATAAAGTTAAAACGAAAGACGAGAACGAGAAAGACGGCAAGACTGGAAAGAAGCGAGATCAGTAAGATTCCCATCCCTTCCTCCATCAACGCGCGCTCATCGATTTTGGTTGCGCTGATATTCTTTAAAAACAGCGAATTCAGGGATGCCGTAAGCAAGGATGCCAGGACAATCACGGCAACCATCGCACGCCAATCTAGCTTGTAGGAAAAGGCAGCCATATAGACAATGAAAACGTTGATAGACGCTACCGCTGCCACTTCAAGTGTTACTTCGTGGGGAGTCAGATACATATTCTACTATATCTTTTAAAAATTGATATGTGTCTAGCGGTAAAGGGAGGGTATCATGGCGAATCTTGTGATTGTGGAATCGCCTGCGAAATGTCAAAAAATCCAAGGGTTTCTGGGGGCCGGATGGCGTGTGATTGCCAGCATGGGTCACATACGTGCTCTACAACATAATCTGGACGCGATAGGTATCGAACGTGATTTTGAGGCGAAATACGAATGGATCAAAGAAAAATCAAAAGCTATTAAACAGTTGAAAGAGGCGGCCAAAGAGGCCAAGGAAATCTATCTAGCGGCCGATTCAGATCGTGAAGGTAATTTTATAGCGTATTCAGTGTGTCTCCTGTTAAAACTCAATCCGAAAACAGCGAAACGAATTACATTCACTGAAATCACAGAGAAGGCTATCAAACATGCTGTTCAACACCCACATACACTGGATATGAATCAGGTTCATGCGCAACAAGCCCGTGCGATGCTCGACATGATGATTGGATTTACGATTAGCCCTCTATTATGGAAATATGTGGCGGCGTCATTATCAGCAGGACGATGCCAGACACCAGCCTTGCGTCTCGTGATTGAACGTGAGGATACCATTCAGGATTTTAAGGCGTCGTCGAGCTGGCAACTTCATTCGACCTGGAAAGCACATGGAATCACATTTGATGCAACCATGACGGATGAATTGGAAGATGAAGAATCAGCGATGAATTATATGGAAAATATCTATACAGTGACGCACGGAACCATTACAAAGAATGAAATCAAACCGTGGTCGGAATCTGCGCCGCAGCCCTTCATGACGAGTACATTACAGCAACAGGCTAGTGCGCTGTATGGAATGAATCCGACGAATACAATGAAAATCGCGCAGAAACTGTATGAAGCGGGTCACATCACCTATATGCGAACGGATAAGGCGGTATTATCCGAAGAAGCTGCCATTGCCGCAAAAGAGTGGGTAAAGACAGCATATGGTGAAGAGTATGTGGGACAGGTAAAGGCTCTAAAAGCGAAGCAAGTACAGCAGCAGGCTCCGCATTCGCAAGAAGCCCACGAAGCGATTCGCCCCACCCACATGGAGGTGGAGACGATACAAGGCGATGCCTACGAAAAGAAACTATACCGTCTGATTTGGCAACGAACCATCCAATCGGTCATGTCAGCAGCACGAGGAGAAACCTGTCACGTCACCCTTCAATTGGATGCCGATTTCAGCTGGCTCGCACGATGGAAACGCACGACATTCGAAGGATGGAAACGCGCAGGATCCGTTGCGAATCTGGAAGAAGACGAGTCTCTTCTTGAACAAAATACCGAATGGGATAAAGCGTCCTTGATGAAAGTAGGTGGTAAAGCTGAATGGAGTTCAATAAGGGCGGAGCCAAAAGAGTCCAAGGCGAAAGGGAGATATACAGAAGCAACCCTTGTTCGTGATATGGAAACGTATGGGATTGGTCGACCTTCCACCTTTGCGTCACTCCTTTCTACGATTCAGGACAAAGAATATGTCACACTTCGTGATCTTCCGGCCAAAGAAGTGATCGCCACGGAATATCGGATCCAGCCTCAAACATGGCCACCTTCCAAGTCAGAAACCAAAAAGAAAGTAGGCGCCGAGAAAAATAAGCTTGTTCCGACGGATCTGGGGAGATCCGTATGGAATTGGCTGAAAACACAGTTCGATGATCTCTTTGCATATGGCTTTACGGCTCAGATGGAACAACGTCTGGATCAGATCGCACATCCCGAATTGATCAAAGATCCGCGATCATGGAAACAATTGCTTCATGAGATCTGGAATTCCTACCGAGCCCGGGTGGAGACTTTGGGATCCGCTTTGAAATCAGATGATCGATCCAATCCAAAGATCCGGACATTCTCAAATGGTCTCAAAGCCGTACAGTCTAAGAGGGGCCCAATCCTGTTAATGGAAGGAGCAACAAAGGACGACACACAATTCTTTGGATGGCCTAAGGATACTGCGTTTAATCAGATCACGGAAGAGCAAGCGATCCAATTTCAAAAAGATCAAAACATACTCCGGTCCGGATCAGACTTTGGAGAATGGAATGGAAATCGAATTCAAAAACGATCTGGGAAATTCGGATCGTATCTCCAATCTGGATCGATCTCCATCCCCTTTCAAGAAAACGAACCGATCGAGGAAACTGTTCGCCGTCTCGAAGCGAAGCAGGCCGGCGGCGGCTCCGCCGCCGGAGCGATCCAAACCTTCAAGGAATTTTCGATCCGGACAGGTCCGTATGGACCGTATATCATGAAGACCTCCCTCAAAAAGCCCCAATTTGTCTCCTTGCCAAAGGGAATCGATCCGAGTAGTTTAAAGGAGACCGAAGTAGCCGCTCTCTATAAACTCGGCATCGAAGAGAAGAAACGCCACAAGACATACGCCAAGGGGCCTAAAGCCTCCGTCGACCCGTCGTTCCTTCCCGCGTCAAAATAAAAAAGAAAACAATAGATAAATGGAGAAGGGTGTCAAAATGATCAATGGGAGTGACCCAGAGGTAGACATACGAAGTGAGAGTCCACAAAAACAACGATCGCGTTCCGTTTCACCCATCCGAGGCCCTGCGGCACCAGAAGCTCCACCCAAAGAGAGACGCTTTTTAAATGGATGGACGCGCGAGCAGGAAATTCTGATGGCGGAATGGAGCGATTTAGCCATGTGTTATCGCTGGTTACACGACAAATCAGAGAAGCATTTTCATAGTAAAACAACATGGATCAATTTACCCGTCATCATCTTATCTACATTGGGTGGAACGGCAAACTTTGGCATTCAGTCTCTCTTTAGTGACGACATGACAAAGAAATATGCTAGTTTTGCGATTGGAGGTGTGTCTCTTTTTGCGGGTTTATTAACGACGATTGGAAACTATTTACGGTACGCGCAGTTGGAAGAATCACATCGCGTCGCATCCATTTCATGGGGCAAGTTTCAGCGTTTGATTGCAGTAGAATTGGCACTTAATCCAGATGATCGAATCGATTCGATGGACTTTCTAAAGATTTGCCGCGCGGATCTTGATCGACTTATTGAACAGTCACCGCCGATTCCTGAAGAGAGCATTAAACTCTTTGAAGCCAGCTTCGGTCTGATCGCCGATCTGAAGAAACCAGACATCTGTGGCGCACTGGAACACACCCGTGTCTTCGAGAGTTCCCAATCGCGTCTGAAACAGGTGCTCAGTGATGCCGCGCTTATGATCCGTCACAAGAGACGCACACTCAATGAACTCCTCTCGCCGCAGATCCAGGATACGATCAAGAAGCAGGTCGAAACGAGACTTCAAGAAGCACTGGAAGAACGTAAGAACTCATTGGTGGCGGAGATGGAGCTGGAGAAGGCGTCGATCAGAGAGACAGAGGAAGAGTATCAGCGCGCATTAGAAGAACGTAGAAGAAAGATTCATAGCGATATCGACAACGAGTTACAGACGAAGAAAAAGGAAACAGTCACCCCGTCGGCAAAAGTCATCCAACCACACCACTCGAAATTTGAAGGACGGCTTCAATTGAAAATGAATCCATTGTTTTCGGCACGCGTGGTATCGCCAGAGAAGAAACGTGTTGAAGAACCGAAGAAAGAAGAACCACCGATGCCCTCTTTGGAGACGCTAGGGGACCAAAACGTCGTTATCATTCCATCCTCAACGGGACAGGCCGATAAATCATACGTCTAATGCAGTAAACTGCATAAACAAAGTAAATGACGTAAACGGCATAAAAATTGAAGAAGTTACATGCTGAAGATAAGGTGCACACAATATGCGAATCGATAAGGAATCCATTCTTCATCTCTTTTACCATCATCTCTCGCTCAAGTCCTTATGGCTGAAGACGAGACTTCGTCATGTTCATATTGCTATGATCATCAAACGCGGAAAGATGATTGCGATGGCAACGAATACAGTAGGGTCCCGCGCGCGAGGCTGCGGATACGATGACCGAACCATTCACGCCGAGCGCGCTGTTCTGAAAAAGCTGGGAGATTATACGAAATTAGACGGTGCCATCTTGATCGTGATACGTATATCACGAGGTACCAACGAACTAGTCGAGTCAGAACCGTGCGAACATTGTCGGCCTCATATGGAGAAATGCATGAAAGAGTATGGGTTGCGTCGGGTGTATCATTCTTGACCTTTGTGGATCTATCCAAATCATTATCAGAAAGCGGGGTGTTATTTTTTCTGATGAGGATATAAAGAGCCATTCCGGTTAACAGTCAGGGTATGGAGAATTATCAAAAAGTGAAATCGTGTTTTGATGAAAACGATTGTACATTACTTACTAGCTTTGAAGAGTTTGAAGAGTCGCGGAAAACAGTACTAAAACAGTCATATCAATTTGTAAGAGTGAAATTTACTGCTTCGTGTTCACATGAATCGAGTGTAGTATTTACTAATTTTAATTTAAGAAAAACAGGCAAGACCTGTAAAGCGTGTGTGAAACAAACGCAGAAAGACACAATGAAGCAAAAAAATAACGCAAATGAAATTGAATATGAGGGCATCAAATTAATCGAAGAATATTTGTCACCATTTTATGAAGTGTTACGAACAAAGGAAGGATGTCTGGCAGATATGGCAATTCGAAAGAAAGGAGAACAAGATGATAAATGGATTCCTATTCAAGTGAAGACAACAATGAGTTTATCACATAGTATGTACTCATTTAATGTCGATCATAATTATAAAGATATGATATTGATATGCGTATGTATTTCTGAAAAGAAATTATGGGTACTGCCCTATACTCATGTTACTGTAAAAAGTAAATTAAATATTTCTGTAAAATCAAAATACAGCAAATATTTGGTTGATAATTCAAGTATCAATAATTTTATCGATAAATATACATCTGATGTTTATAAAAATATTGATACTCTAATGCTACCTGTTAATCCTACTCAACAGAAAGAGCAGCAATATGTGCGTAAAAGGGAACAACATCTCCCATTTTTATCGTATCAGTATCCAAATGTTCAAAATACGTGTGTAGATGTAATTATAAATGGTAGAAAAGTACAAGAAAAGGTATTGGGATTTATAGAGTCAAAGAAAGGGTTATGTTGTTCACTTTCAGCAAATAATGGCAAATATGAAGGAAAACGACAATTTCGTATGTATCAACTTGGAGAAAATGATTATTATTGGCTACATTCGAGTATTGATGATAGATTTTGGATTATTCCAGAACAAGTTGCTTATGAAAGAGGATATATTTCCAATAAGAATGAAATTAAAACGAAAAGAACATTATGGTTTAAATCAGATAAGAATGTAAAACAAAAATGGCTGAATGATTACGAGTATAATTATACATCTATCAATACCGAAAAGATTATGAAAATATTTGGATAATTCAAAACGATAACACGTATTGAATTAAGGAGAAACGGTCGAGGCAGGATTCGAACCTGCGGCATCTTTCTTAACAGGAAAGCGCGACTGCCACTGTGCTACTCAACCTTGCTCCACTCTCTCCGTAGAAAGTAAAAGTGGATTTTAAACGCACCTCAGATCACCTCGATGGCAGCCTGGGGTTGATCATGTCGACACAGCGGGCATTTGAACCGCGTTCCCGCGTGACATTTGATCTGAAGCACGCAGTGTTTGTGGAAAATATGACCGCACATCAGTTTACACCATACAGACGCGATGATGACGTAATCTTCATCTTGGCAAATGGAACACATGTCAAAATAAGTAATCTTACTAATATCACAGGAATGACAGCATGTATCCCCTTTTTCAACGAGATTTTCCATACAATGATGACACATATATAAGTGTTTGATGTCGTATTTTTCCATTTTCTGAAGAAGCGCGATAACAACGGGAACGGGTTCCCATGGTTCGACGGTTGTTTCATGTAGGGCAAGAATATGATCGGATTCGCATAGTTCAATGGTATAGGTCAGCCCAGTAACAGAATATTCTCCGTCGATCATCTCGTCTTGTTTCAGTAGGGTAGACATGGTTAATTTGGCATAATGATTGATATGTAATGAAAATCGAAATTCACAGGGCAGTCGTTCACGTCCATCGATTGCTTGTTTCAATCGTTTTTGTAGACAAAACACCGCTTTTTCCAATCGTGGAATATGAAGCAACTCACCGGTTTCAATCCGGCGGTGCATCTCTGGTATAGTGACGGAAAATAAAAATACGATATTATAGTACAATGCCTCAAAGACGTTCTAATCAAACACGCCGTCGCCGACGCGGTGGTGTAGTGCTAACCCGCGCACAACGTGGTTCAATATGGTGTACATTGATTAATGGTATTAAACGTTGTTTTTCAAAGAAGAAGAATAATAACAATAATAATAGGAATTATGACTACATGAATGGATATGGGCCATCTAATACTAGTTTCACGGCACCCAAACGCTCATAGCATCCTAAAAACAGGAATAGACCACGGAGGTCTCGCAATAAAGTGAAACCCATACGTGTGATAAAAGTATCTTAAAAAAGTTGTACCTAGAATACTAGATGGAAAAAATCTGTCCGAAATGCGCGGCGGATCCAACCAGTCATTCTTTTAAAAAGGTGGCGGACAAAAACGGAGTAGTGATCTTCTATTCGCATCCGTCCAAAGCGAAACTATACGATGATATGGATGGAATCTTGTTACATGTGAATAATATGTTTACATCGATTGGAAATAAGCCATGGAAATGTATCATTGATGGCGATGGATTTGATATGAAGCACGCGGCGGAAATCAAAGTGGGACGTGCTCTTTTCAATCTTCTTACCACAAAGTACGGTTCGACGTTTCAAGAAATCGTGGTGATCAATCCGACATGGGCAATGGAAGGACTCGTCAAGTTGGCATCATTGGCGATGACAAATGAGATGTTTGCAAAGGTGAAGGTGTTGGATGATCGCAAACGCAGCATTTTGGAGTTTATTTGAGGCACGCCTGGCAATCTTTAAACAAGCCAGGGATAAACTGGCATTTGCGAATACAGTCGATTTCCTTCTTACTTAGCTTCTTCTTTGATGTTTTTGAGCGGCGACCATTTTGTTGTACCGTAACCTCCTTGTGTCCGTTCTTGCCGCGAATGATGACGCGCTGGGTTTTGGTGCGACGGGAGCCATTTCGGATATCGGAGTGGATCTGTGTGGATTCGTAGCGAAACTCGGGTTTCATCTACTAAAGGAGCTTAAAGATCCACTGAGATGATAGATTGTGGAGAAGATCCACGTACGCTAGCGTGGCGGAATGGCAAACGCACACCCCTTAAGAGGGTGCGGAGAGATCCTTGTGGGTTCAAGTCCCACCGCTAGCATTATACTGTTTTGAGAATCTAAAAGATGTTCAAAAAAGTAACCCAGTAATCGTTTTTACAACAAAAATCCAAACGACAATACGATGCGTGCCTTTGACCCTTCTACCATTTCACATGTATGCACATCAATCCCTGAATTACAGCGGACATAATGGCGCTCCGAAACAGGTAATACCACATCGCCATAGATGGGCAATCCACCTTTTTCAGGCAATTGAACGAACGCATTGAACCGCGTATGAATCAGACCGTCTCGATTGGAATCTTTATGGGGATGGATTTTACCACCGTCTGTAATGTATCCAATATAGTCCTCGAACAGCGGTTCTTGCGGCGCATTCTCTAGCCGTTCTAGCGCAACAATACGCGCCTTGATGTCCCATACGCATGCGGGGATGGTAGGTAAGTCGCGAAATTTTTTGAATTGACGTCCAAATCCGTTCTTGATGAACGATCCGTAATTCTGATTGGCCCATTCGATTAATTCGACCTGTTCTGCGACCGTGATGACTTCCATTATATTCGTAAGGCAGGAATAATGACGGGTGATTCCAGCTGAATCGAAGGAGGCTCGGACGGTACACGAAGAGTCTCCACATATTTATCCACCACGATCGGCAAATTGAACGCGATTAGATGATGAACTGCGTGAAAATAATTATATTCATAGGTCACCGCAACGAAAAAACAGGACAAATCAAGTATCGCCAAACCGATACCGAGATGTAAATAGGGATTGCGAAATGCGACCGAATTCATTTTTTGGAAATGGACACCCGTAACCATCAGTGTTAAAAACGCAGTAACAGGCAAGACGATGACAGCATCCAGATTAATATACACCATGGACATGAGTATTGTCTGGATTAAGAAAAGTTCGGTGCGGAGTTCGTAGTGATTGGATAGCATCAGATAAATAGAGAATAAATAAATGGATAAATAAGAATAGAGTCCATCTAGAAAATTAAAGAGGCTTCCTTGTTGAATCGCATAGAGATTAGACCAGTTTAAATGATGGAAAAAAGAAAAAAGGGAGTTAAACAGAATTTGTAGGGAGTAAAAATATTTACGATGGTATTGATAATAGATAATACAGGGGAGAGAGGAAAGATTGCTAAGAACGACAAAATACGCGCTCATTGCTATATGATACACACTACGCTTTAGTATCCACTGTGCGGTCGTATCTGCACGTTCGTATCCACCGCTTTAGGAGGCTTAAAAGTGAAGCGAATGAAATGAAAAGAATGCCGAATGAGTGCGTGAATCACTTCACCATTACATGTAAGGAAAATGATCATCCAATTCTTCAAGAGATTCAGTCGATTCCCTATATTACGATTACGCAGGTTGGGAAGAGAGGCATTCGATTTGATTATGTAAGTGCGTGGGAGCCATACAACGAATGGCTGGAATACATTCTTCGGAAATATCCGACGTGCTGGGCGAAAAACGAATGGATTTCGGAAGATGGCACTGCGGGGTTATGGATTGGCACGGCGGAGAAACACAAGGAGGCGAGATGGATCGATCTTTCGTTCGAAGATGAGTTCTATTTCTTTGGGTAGAGGGGGATGTATTTTTTATTGTTTTTGTCGCGAGGGAGGGTCGACTGCCATTTACACAGATAACTTTCAAACTCATCTCCATTGTTGCTACGAGGTACAGGGATACTATGCTTCGTAAGCGCACGAATGGCGTCTGAAATGTCAATGTATCGCAATCGTTTATCTTTCGCATCTGATTTTGTTTGTAGACGCAATAATCGAATGGCTATTTTAGGGCCGTTCCCAACAATATAGATTTTATCAACATTGACGCGATGGTATCGACAGATGGCGGCAGTAATATCATATACATGAAGAGGTCCAAGAGTACATACGTCAGAGACGCGTTTGAAAATTTCGTCAAAGGACTGTCCTGAATAGGGAACCAAGTCTTGAAATTCACGTAAGAGAAGTTCTTTCAATTCAGTTTTTTTTCGGGAGTGCGCAATGGCTTCGTGGAAGATGAGGTGAGACATGATGGGTGTGAGATGTATGACGATGGATCTCTATTTCAATTTTATTGGATGGATCGGCAGATTTGGAAACATACAGAGCCTAAAGATACATAAAGTTAATAGGGTGTGGAGAAGTCGATTTACTCAAGAGGTCACGAGGACTGATTACTAACCAGTTGGGCTACGCCCGCGTAGGTTCGAATCCTGCAGTCGACGTCTCTCCACCTATAAGCCCCTATAGCTCAGACTGGCTTAGAGCAATCGCTTTGTAAGCGATAGGTCACTGGTTCGACTCCAGTTGGGGGCATTTAGACATGGTAACATGTCGATTTTTATCACACGATAAAAATCGAAATGACATAATAGAATGTTATACGGGACACACAATAGTTGTACATATGGATCATTACTGAATGGTTGTTTATTTATGGTTACACCATGGGTACGAAATCAAAACATGTCCATCTCAGATCAATTAGAGAAGGGTGTACGATATTTTGATTTTCGTGTATCGTTTGAAAAGGGAAATGCGTATCTATCACATACGTATCTGATGGAGCATACCTTCAAGTCGATCATGGAAGAAATCTCGAGTTATATGACACAAAAATCCGATAGTCCATTTATCATGATTCATCTTCGTGTTGATTTCAATGATCGGGTGAATCAGAAACTTATTGAACCGATTGTTCAGGGAATATTGTCATCCTACGCAGCGTTATGCATTGACAAATACACGTTCGATACGACGATTCCTCTCTTGGAAAATACGACAAAAGGTAAGATTCTATTTTATAATTCTGATTCGACACTTTCTCATGCGTCTATTTTTTCAAGCGACTTGATGCCTACCTTATATGGGTGGGACACGGGATCGATAGAGACGTTCGAAGAACGCCTTTTGAACATCAAATCGTTTTATAGTACTCAGACGCAACCCTTTATCTATCCAAATGAGCGAATGATTATGTTTGATTATTCAAGCGTTGCTCCATTATGGTATACTGACAAACAGCAGGTACAGCTAATGGTACGATACGAATCGTTTATTAAGAGTACACGTCCCACGATCCTATCTGGAAATCATATCGAGGAATGGATGGATATGTTTAGAGCCTAAAGATAGTTCGCTCGTAGAACATCAGAACCAGGTGGGTTCTCAAATGGCTTTGTAATTCAGTGGACAGAATGTTGAACTTCTAATTCAAATGTCGTGGGTTCGATCCCCACCAGAGTCAAACAGCGATGTAGCTCAGATGGCACGAGCGAAGCGCTCATAACGCTTAGGTCCGTCGATCGAAACGACGCGTCGCTAACATACGTCCATCCAATGGATATATGTTAGCATATGTGTTCAAAGAACATAAAGAAAAACACGAGTCACCCATTAGATGGGTTGTGGTTGTGGAACAAAAAAGGGCGCGGCCGCGCCCGTTCTTCAAATGGACCAACTATTGGCTCCGACGGAATGGGGACCGATTTTATGGAAATATTTACATTGTATTGCGGAGCAAATTGGCGCATCGGGAAACAAAATCATTGACACGGACCAGGCGAATTACACAGAAACACTACTAACGATGCTTCCACTCATCATTCCTTGTACGGAATGTCAGACACATGCTGCTACGTATCTGGCGGCGAACCCGTTGCCGCCACTAAAGGGTCTGTATGGCCAGGATCTTCAAAACGTAACACGTGCGTGGCTCTTTGCGTTTCATAATGCGGTTCGAGTATCAAAAAACCAGCCGATCATGATTTCAACGGTGGAGGAATGTAAGGAGGCGTATGCGAATGTAACGGTCCCGAAATGCGAATACACAGCATTTATTCAAAGTGTGGCGGCAGCGGTGAGACAGGGATGGGTGCGAATTGAGAATTGGAGAAAATGGTATAGCAATTCGGAGCGTATTCGGATTATTACTGGGAATATTATTATGTAGGCTTAATCGCATGTACATAGTTTAAACCGCCAGATCAAACAATAAGTAATATGGAGGATGAGACAACGGATGAAACATTTGAGTATATGCTTCATCATGATCTCTTAGACGGAGATCGAATCAAACATTTTAGTGTACATCACATGTCTCGTTATGATCCATATTTCATATCGTGTTCATCGGATGGTATTCAATCCGTGCTCATCGCGTGGATGAAACAAGAAGGAGAACGATTGCGACAACGAGATCATTGGAATGTGACTCCGTGCAATAAACGATTTGGAAGAGGACACCTCGTACTTGAATATGATACATTGTTTCACTATCAATCATCTGAATATCGGCTGAGACTGGATAATTGGTGTGTTTATCGGTATTGTTGCTGTTCGGTCGATCGAATGGAATGTATTGACTGTGGTGATTCAGAAGATGAAGAGCAATTAGACCCGACGGTTCATTTTGAACTGATAAAAGTACAAGAACCTATTAAGGAAATCCCGCTTGTTATAAAAAAAGAACCTCAAGAGCATCATGTGCTATCAGAAGAATTCAAAGCGATTCCGTGTGAGCCTGTTCTAGAATGGGATGCGGAACTATGATTATGGCGTGATACCAAACACTATGTACGGTGTTTGCTACAGGCCATAAATTCCGTAGGATTTATGGCGTGATACCCCACGACGCATTAATGTGGTCATCTACCGCGTTCGCGGTGGTCTGTGACGCGTAATGGGCCGAAATCGTATGAATGCCTCCAAACAATCGTGACATACCTGCCTGGTCGGCCATATCTTGCCATGTGGCAAAGGACAGGGTAACAGGCGCAGCAGGAACTACACCTGGTTCAACCGCAGAGGAGCCGACCGGTAATACGAAATCACCGAACGCAACTGTTTGATTGGAGGTGAATGATGTTGCATATAATGACTGCAGATCGTATGTGATTGTATTTTTGGTAATCGCAGCACCGAACCATTTGTTCATCGTATTAGCAAATGCTTGGGTAAAATGACTATGGCCCGACGGGAAATCAGGGAATGGCGGGGTGACAAAGGATTGTATTTGGTAAGGGAGCCATTGGTCGCCCGAAATGGTTCCGTTCCATGAAACAATCTGCTGGCCGCTATAACGACGACGAATCTCTTGGATGGGACGAGACTCCATGAAGGCGTATTTCTGTGCCCAGGTCACACGGGCGCCTTCAAACAGATGAATGGCGAGGTCGAGAAGGGAATACATGATGGTCGGGCAGCTGAAGGTATTACTGCGAATGTATTCTTTCCAGAGCCAGATGGACATCAGAGGTGGTGACATGATACCAGGCGCTGATCCGGCCCAGAATTCAGCAATCATCTTCTCTTCATCGGTCAGATTCTGTGCGATGTTCAGAACGAGATCAATCTCGGCATCACGATCCGTACCTGTCGCAGGATTAACAAGTGCTTGAATAGCGACCTCATCTTGGGCGGACAGACATGTGGACGCAACCGCAGCCCATGAATACGTCAAATACTTCTGTAGATTTCCATTCACAGTAAGACGAGTCCACTCCCGAGGCTGCGGGAATCCATCAATCGGTGTAACGGTGACACCATCCACCACAATGGTCTGATTCCAGTTGGCGGAGCTGGTGGGCTGCGCTGTGCCGGCATTCGCAGAGCCATCCGCCAAGCGATTGATGTACCACGTACTCCATCGAGCCGCCCAATTCTCCCACTGACCAGCCGATTTCACACGAGCAACTACGTCAACAGGGCAGTTGTAAATCGACGGAATGGTATGAAGTTGTGACGCAAGGAAATCAATGACACTCGCAATCCAAATGATGCAATCATTTGCGGAAAGTGGCGCAGACGCCTTGGAAAGTGTCCAGTCCCAATTATCATGAATACCTTGGACATTCGTATCCGACGTGACCCAGTTCCATGCTTGTGTAACCGACGCAACAAAGAGATACATGATACGTGACCCCTTGGTAGGACCCAGATTCGCAGACGCAATATACTGTAATACATTATCGAGACCCGCATTCATGATGTAGGCCAAGCACGGGTCGGGGTTAATCGGTTCAGAACTGCCAGACATGGCAATCGACAGGGTATCAGGTGGAGCCAAGAAGTAAGGTGTGTTGATGATCGGTCCTTGACCTGCCACATTGGATGCGCCAACCGTAAACGTGTAGGGTTGTCCCTCTTGAAGCCCTGTAAAGCGATAAGAAGTCGCGGAAGTGGTAACTGGCACCTGTGCTACACCGTTCAAAAACGGCGTCACGGTATAGGTAAATGGCCCATCGCCCACGGTGGGAGCAATCCATGATACAATGATGGAACCGACCGTATAGGTGATGCCAGAGACAGCGCCAGGAAGAGCAGGGATGTAAGGCGGGGTAACAAGCGACTCAGTAATGACAGGGTCGCACGGGCATCCCAGGCTTACCGCAATACAGGTTGGATACCGAGTATATTGTGTCATACCTCCCGCTTTGACTTCATTGATGATGGAACTATCAGAGATTCCGTGAGGAGAACGCGAATGCCATGTGAAATTGTCAGGTGGCGCCGTACCCGCGCTACGTAAAAAACCACCCGCAATGGCTAATTGGCCACGGCGCTTGGTAAGCTGCGAAGAGTCATAGATGCGAGGCATTCTACTTGGATGATAAATAATGTTTGCGGCAAACGGGGCGATAAGAATCGGCAGCACCGACCAGGACATCGCCTACCTTTTCCGCGGCAACACATTGTGAATACACTGCGACGGTTCCATCACGGCAAACGGCACAGAACGCACTAAGACGCTCGACTTCTTCGGCGTGGGGAATGAGACGCAGCATATCACCAAATGGTTTGCGGTCGGATGTTCCGTCAAGTCCTGAAATGACAATATGAATGGGTAATTCGTCAGCCCACTTTGTAATTTTTTCAAATAAATCGCCGAAGAACTGCCCCTCATCGATGGCAAGAACCTGATAAGTACCAGATCGGACCATCTCCTCGAGGGAAGCCAGTCGATACACACATACGGCCTTTTCAAACTCTTTGTCATGAGATGCGATACGGTCATTACCATAACGAGTATCAGCTACATAATTCGCTACCAAAACCTTATAGCCAATGGATTGGTAACGACGAACTCGACGCAACAACTCGGTGGTCTTCTGAGCGAACATACAGCCAATAATAAGAGAAAGATGGCCCATGATGGATATCTATCCGTTCCACACATCAAAAACAATCAATTTTTACGAGCTGTCTTGCTTCGTGTATGATAACCATGTCGGACATAGCATCGATGAGTAGAGGAAGAACATTCCTCCTCATTGGATAATTGGAATCCATGCTGTTCATACCATCGACATAGTATAGAATCGTCCGCTGGATTCAAGTAGAGTGTAGGACAAACTGATAACATATGTCGAAGTAGTAAAGAACCCCAACCGTGACCCTGTTGATAAGGGTTAATACAAATGTATTCGAGTTTCGTGTCACATACGATCGCCAGACCGATCAAGCATCCTTCTTTCCATAATCCGAAGGAACGATCGACTGTTCGATTTCGCCACGCCTCTTTGAAGTATGATTCTTCAGAGATATGAAAAACACATAAAAATAGTGTTTTGACAGTCATATAATCGATATCACGCAAGACGCGGATCATGTTCTGATAAAGAGAGAGTTTCTCGATCATTAGAAGAGGGATGTCGTGGTCCATTGATTCGATCCCAGCAGTATGTATTACACTGGAACGCCGCGCCGATCGGTGGAGGCGATTCCAGGATCAGCCCGGACTACCATCTGTGAAACGATTTCTGGGTGTCGATGGAAAAACAATTGATCTCGATACGGATGATCGGATCACTACATTGACGAAACGGAACATCAAAACAAAAACGCGCCGATCACATGAAGAGTTGGACAGCATTGGTGGTGTGGGATGCGCCTTATCGCATATTGCAGTGTGGCAATGGATGGTGGATCACAACCAAGAAATGTGCCTTGTATTTGAGGATGATGCCTTAGTTCCATCCGATTTCAAACAAAGAGCCAATCAGATTATCAAGGACTCAACTACTCTTAAGAGCCCCACCCAGTGGGACATATGGCTCTTAGGTGGAGTATGGGAGGATAAGACAAGGATTCCAAAGGAACCGGTCGAATCAGGTGTGATTCGTGTCGGATCCTTTGTACTCTTTCATGGATATGTTCTTACATTGCGAGCTGCAAAACAGTTGCTGAAGAACGCTTATCCCATTCACTGTCATATTGACATGTGGGCATCCATTCACGCGTATTTAACCGATATGAGACTCGTGGGTAGTACAAAACTAATGATAAAGCAATATCAGGGCGCCAAGACGGATATTCAATTGGAAAAAGGGTGCGCGCTCTGTAATGTTCCCGTCGATTTCACAGATACTCATCGAATGGTATCTCATCAAGAATGGAGAGTTGCGCAAGCCAGTCAGGTGGTATGCGTAGCGCTCGTGGCGTTTTTGGTATATCAGTATATGAAAAAGTAAATATGAAGTAAGTGTCAACAACCTTGTGTAAGTGTCAACAACCTTGTGTAAGTGTCAACAACCTTGTGTAAGTGTCAACAACCTTGTGTAAGTGTTAATAAATGGGTCCAATACTTGACGACATTGTCTCGAGGTGTGACAATATATGCATCGGTAAATGTCCAGAATTGATGGAGAATCACAGGATCGTCGGTGGGAATACTTTCCATTAAATGCGCTCGACGAAACTCAAAATCAGGAAAAGAGTCGGTGCGTTCGGCGATCCAGGCATCTTCCAAAGGCGGTACATCAATCGTTGGATCGGGACGATGTTTCTTACAGAGTTCGATCATGGCAGCGACACGACGCACGGTAGCCCCGCCGCCGCCGGCGGCATGGGTGCGCCACGCCCATGGATTTCCCCAATAATCACCCACGAACATCGAGGCGGGAATCTTTTTACGAATGATATTGTCCATTTGAATGGTAAGGATATACCTAGAGGAGATGGACTCATAAAAACGATAATCAGTCATGACATCATTATATCCAATTTTTCCCTCTTCGCGAGAGACGTCACCCTGAAATGCCTCGATGATATGAAAGGAATTGATTTTATCGCCGAGAATCGCCTCGATAAAGGCACGGTTCTCGTCGGAACAGAAGAGATAAACAGCCATATGGGGCGCAGCCCATGCCATGTTTTGTAGGATAAAACGGAAATTAGGGTGAGCACGACGTTCCACAATGACAAATGCGTGTTCCGAGATAAGTGGTGGATGATAGGACTCCCAGTGTTGTTGAAGCATTTTCCCGTAGTGTTCCGTCAAATGAGAATAAAAATAGGGTTCAAGGACATTGCGATACACGTCGAGACGCGTGGTAAAGTCGTGCTTTTTACTTTCGATTTTTGCGACTTCGTAGGCGGAAGCAAGCATATTATCTAACATAGTTATGCGGTGGTTTAGGTTATTCGTCATCTTCTTCTTGCTCTTCCTCTTCATATTCTCGATTCTCGACCATTTCCGCCATTTTATCGACTAAGGCCGATTGGATGGAGGACCAGTTGGAGTCGACCCACTCTTTATCATCGTCTGGCAGCGATTGATAATAGGTTTCGATGGCGGCGTATATTGTTTCTTTATGATGAATACGCTGGATGATTTGTCCAATTGTCATATGATTGTAATTGCTCATGGTACACTTTTATTTATTATATAATGTTTCTTCAATTTTTAGTAGCTCTTAAAATGTCTGCTGAAGAGCCTTCCAGGAAACAGGAAAAGCGGACTCTAGACACTGATTGACAAATCCAGCATAATCACGAATCTCTTTCTGTGCGTCGGCGCCGAGACGCAGATGACATAGACGAGCCACCGCCGCAAGTGAAGCCGTTTCTATAAATTCGGTATACATGCTTTGCGGTAGGACAGCGCGAGCTACTTCAGGAGCAACACCACGTGAAAGAAGATCCTGATAGGTGGCCATCGCACCCTGAATTTGATCCTTCAAGATCTGGTGGACTTCTTCTGCATCTTCAACGGGCGTAGACTTGGAACCCTGTTTGACTTTTGGATCACGGGCACGTGCATCAAGCGCAGAAGGGATCCAGCACTCGGGCGGAGTATCCACGTAACGACGACTCACTTCATTGCGGGCAAATCCGATCGTGTGTCGAAACCACTCTCTTGCAACAAAGATCGGCATCTTCAGACGAAACCGAACTTGGGGATGGAAGAAAGGTGACACATGATCGTGCTTGGCCAGATAGTTGATAAGTTTCTTATCGGCCTCGGTCAGTGCAGTAGATACTTTATCAAAGGAGACTCGAGCCGCATTTACGACGGTCAAATCATCACCAAAGGTTTCAAGGAGTTCGACAAAACCGACACCGTCAGCCATCATAATTTTAGTAGCCATGTCTATATGAATCACATACGGCGACTTTAGATGGCTCAAATACAGCTAACGAAATAGATTATTTATACTAAGTAGAAATGATATGGTTATTATTATTGATCACAGCCTTGGTCATTTTGTTATTGTCAAGAACAGAAGGATTTATTGATCCGCCGACAATTAGTGGGAGATATATTACATTACAGCGACCACAAAGAGGGTGGTTTAATTTAGCGGATATTCAAGTATTTTCAAAAAATGGTGGTAACAATATTATTACACCGTCCACGGTCGTGACGATGAGTGGTACGCATGCTAATGCACCGACTTCTAATTTTGTTGATGGTAATCCAGATACGATTACACACAATGCGGTGGATTCGTCTGGAGGCCCATTAATTGTGGATTTAGGATCCGTTGTTCCTATTTTTAAAATCATAGTAACAAATCGTAAAGATTGCTGCAGAGAGCGAGCGGTTGGTACAATCCTTACCATTCAAAATCAAAGTAACGCGACGATTTATACATCAGACCCTATTACCGATAAATCAGGCAATAACACGTATACTGAATTAGGTGGAAATAATGATACAAAACAGAGATATTATTATACATTTACTTATTTTCCTCCGAATACAACTGTACTTGGAGACTTTGTAGATCTAACGATGAGTGGCCCAGCAGGTCCAGCAGGAGCTCAAGGTCCAGCAGGCCCAGCAGGAGCTCAAGGTCTCGTAGGTCCAGCAGGAGCCCAGGGCCCAGTAGGCCCAGTAGGTCCAGCAGGAGCTCAAGGCCTCGTAGGTCCAGCAGGAGATCAAGGTCCAGCGGGTCCAGTAGGTCCAGCAGGAGCCCAGGGTCCAGCAGGAATTACGAATCAAGAGACCCTCCTATCCGATATCCAGCGCATCATTCGGAATGAAACATTTGCGGCGCGACAAAAGGCAAGCGTAGAGCACGAGGATAGCTCGTGCGATTCTGATTGTATGTCGTAATGACGAGCATAATAATCGTGATACAAAGAGCCGTCATGTGAAATATAATTGTATTTCTCCGGTTTATATAGAGAGAAATGAAATTTCTGATAGTATGTATTCTACTGTTGACATGTATCGCAGTGCTTTCGATACAACAAACAGATGGATTTCAAGATGGTCCAACAGGAGCTTTTAACATTGTCAAGGGTGTTCATGTGACCACTGGAGGAACGGGGTATCAGATCATGCCTCCATTCACACCCAAGGCAACAGGTATTACGTTCAGTTCGTGGTTTGTCCTCACAGGAAACGCCCTCCCAGGCCAATGGTCGCGTCTTTTTGATATGGCAACGACCACTCCCTCCCCTCCCACTGCCACTCTGCTGGCGTTTGATTCCGATGGAAAACTCCACTGTTATCACGCAGTTGCAGGGGTCGCAATTGATTTTGTTAGCCGCACCAAGTTGGCGCTTCACACGATGTATCATGTGGCATGGACAATAGACGCATCAGGGAAGCATACCCTTTATCTGAATGGAATAGAAGAAGGGACGGGTACGAAAGTCCTATCCATTCAATCCTTTCCCCATTTCTTTTTGGGGAAAAGTAACTGGATACACGATCCGTATCCCAATATGACCATCTATGATTTTCGAATGTTTGATCGGGCGTTGACCGCAGCAGAAGTGACCTCGTTGATGGCGACCACCAGACCAACCCCCGCCTCCATGATCGGTCCTCAAGGTCCAGCGGGTCCAGCAGGCGCTCAGGGGGCAGTAGGCCCCGCAGGAGCTCAGGGTCTCGTAGGTCCAGTAGGTCCCGCAGGGGCTCAGGGTCTTGTTGGCCCCGCAGGTCTAGCAGGTCCCGCAGGGGCTCAGGGTCTTGTAGGTCCACCAGGAGCCCAGGGTCTTGTAGGTCCACCAGGAGCCCAGGGTCTTGTAGGTCCAGCAGGGCCACCAGGACCAGAAGGAAAAATGGGACCAATGGGTCCTCAAGGAAAAATGAGTGAAATGGGGTCTGTTATCACAGAACCAGATGAAGACCAACGTTTTTTAATGTTATCAAATGTACAACAAAAAATTAAAAAATATTTTAAAGATCGTAATGGTTCGGTAAAAAATAACACAGCGACGAATAATACACCATCTAACTCACAAGGAAGAGAATATAATCGTTCTACTTATAAAAAATAAACACGCTTAACGTTATTTATCCATTTGATGAGTTGAAAAATGAACCAATTAACCAATTAACCAATTAACCAATTAACCAATTAACCAATTAACCAATTAACCACGTATTGTGACTTTAGATTGTCCAAATACGTGGATAAACAATAGATTATAATAACCAGTCATAAGTAGATGGATTCATCTGGTAAGAATGTTCGCAACAACGCGCTTCGTACGACACAGAGAAAAGGGCCAAAAATAGCACCACGTGTTATAAAGCCAAATACGGCATCGTCGACACGTAAAAATAATGTAGAAATCCAGGCAACACAGCCGCTGGTTCAGAAAATTGTTCTACCTGATATCGAGGAACAAAGTAATGTAGCCCTTCCACTACATGAAAGTGAAAATGTAGTGGAAGCAGTAAGAAATTCAGAACAAGAACAGCTAGTTGACCATAAAATTGTTTTATCGGATGCGGTTGAAGAGCAGTCTGTACCATCTATAAGTATTCCTGTAGTTAGATATAAAATTCCGCAAATCGCTCCAAAAAAGGTGGCAAGTAGTGTGGCTGCTCCATCTGTTATAAATGGAGTAAACAAAAGTGAACAAGAGGCTGCTCCTATACCAAAACATAATGAAAAAGAGAGTATCCCGCTTCAACCGATACCCCTTGTAGATGGTACATTTCCAGTGATACTACGACATACATTGTCACAAGGTGATTGTTTTTTTAGCGCACTATACAGATCATTACGTGAAAGAGATGGGTTATTAGAAAAAATAGGAGAGTGCCTTATGCTTATTATAGAGAATGAATCGTCATTTATACAATCATTGCGTAATCGGATTGCGAAACGAGTATCAGCTGGAGATCTTCCATATTCAAATGAAAAGAATGGGAGATTAGATATATATGATAGTCTTGTACAACATACTGGTAATCTAGAAACATACAGCGAAATTACAGTTGGGTTTCCAGAATGGTTTCGCACAGAATTTGGAAAACATGGAGAAAAATTAGGAATAAGAGAGTCATTTTGTCAAAGACTTGCATCACATATACAAACATCAGGTGAATGGGTGGGAGAAATCGAGGTAAGAATCGTAACGGAAGAATTTGAAAATTGTGATGTATTAATTGAGATTCGAAGTAATAATGAAGAAAATTTATATAAAATAAGTGAAGGAAAAGATGTAATACATTTATATAATCCATCAGAACTTCATTATGAGTATTTTTCTTTTAATATAGATGATCATGCTGTATTAATGTCATCTCTTGTAGATAAAAAAGAATACAATGAAACGCATATGGAAGACAATATAGTTCACAATTTTCAGACATCAAATGGCGACTGTATTGAATTATTTGATCCATGTACAAGAGAACCAATTGAAAATGGTGATATATCGATATTAGAAAAACGAGTACGAGAGATTAAGAAACAACGTTTACTTGACATATCAGGTCATACACCTTTTCCAGATAGTATAAAAAATCGATTAGACCTACTATTATTTATATTGAATCGCGATCAAAAACCGAATGACAAATTGCTTCAATATGATAATAACGGTCAGTTATACGAATCATATTGGGATATTGTATTCGCATTGGGTCTTATTGATACATTTCCTATTACAAAAGACTTTTTTATGTTTAATGGAAAAATAGAAACATTGATAAACATTAATAGCGAAGAATTTACTAATAATCCACTATCCTATTTATCTTCAAAAAAAGTGAATGAAGGTAACAAAAGTGGAGCATCTGATATTACATTTGTATATAAAAACAATAAAACAAATGTAGATGTAGATCTATGCTCATCCGATCCAACAATAAAGCCAGCCCAATTATGTGAGAGAGCAATGGCAAGACCAGTATCTAAAGATAAAGAAATGCCGCAATTTTTTTTCTGCTCAAGTAAATATTTTGGGAATGATCGATCAAAGGGAGTAGATAAATTCGATATACAAAATATATATACTGCTGCAAAATCATTAGATCAGACATATGATAGAAAAATTATATTACTTGTGAAGGATAAAGGTACAGTTGAGGAAAAGTTAAGAAAGGCTCTTCGTAAATATATATCAGACGAAGCTAGTTATGTGTATGGAATGGACGATTTATTTGCAGCGCTAACAAGTCTATATGATTTCGTACATAATAAACATCATTCTGATGAAAAAATCACGATAGAGAAACTTAATAGTCTTCTACATTTAGAATCCCCTCCAAAGCCCATTTTACGCTTACGCCTACATCAATATCTTGCAGTATATAAGATATGTGATGCAGTAAAGAGTTTTGCTAAGACAAAGATAAGTAATAAATTTTTAGTAGGAATCGTTCCACGAGGAGGTAAAACCTTTATTGCAGGTGGTATTATTGATAGATTAAATCCAAAACGTGTTGTCGTATTACTAGGTGCTAAGTCTGAAACTTTATCTCAATTCAAAAAAGATTTATTTGAAGAATTTCAAAATTTTCAAGAGTATGTGTGTATTGATGTTGTCAATACAACAGATATGGTACTCGATCCTGCTAGAAAATATATATTTATTATGAGTGTTGAACTTTATAAACAAGTAGACAGTTCACGTCGTCTCTTACAAGAATTAAAGGGGGGTATTAATCGTGCTGACCTATTTATATGTGACGAGGCCCATTTGAAGCAAACTACTGTAAGAGCAGTAAAACAAATGGAGAAAGGAACGATTGTAGCACAACCTACCAAAGAAGAGGAAGACGATATATCAGATGATGAGGAGGACTCGCAATTGAAAGAGCTTGACAGACAAATTCAAACAGATGTACCTGTTGTATACATGACGGGTACATATATCAAACCATTAACCGCATTTAATATACCAGATCAAAATGTAGTAATATGGGATTATCAAGATATTCAGCAGGCAAAGGAACTATCAACAAATGAAGGATACTTCAAGGATAATTTTGGAGAATTATACGATAGGGCATTAGATACATGTATATCGTATGGACAGACCCATGAGACAATACAGGAACAATATCAAAAGTTTCCTGAACTATATTTATTAACTACACAATTTACACCTGATGCAAAAGATGCATTCCTAAAACAAAGTACAAGTGGGTTTCCAACACTGTCTCATTTATTTGAAGTACGTGTCGATTTTAATCCTGAAACAACGCCACCAGAAAGATGGTATACAGGATTTACAAATCCAAGAGGTATGATACGTTTATTGAACTATTTGGCGCCGCCTACACAACATATAGGGGAGGTAGATGGAGTTGCAGTTGATCCTATTTCAAGTGTTCTAAAATCGGTAGACAATATTGCACAACGTATTGGAGATCGATTAGGATTTTTTACTAGTGAATTTGTAACCCATTCACAACTATGGTTTTTACCACATATGCAAAAAAATCCATTGTATAAACGCATGTGTGCGTTGGCTGGTGCCATTTTTCAGAGTAGTTGGTTCAGAAAATACTTTCATGTCATAGGTGTTTCATCGTCGGTTAAATGGAACATACCGCATTCAAGCAATAACAGTATTTTAGTGAAGGCGGTAGATGGAACTGATTCATGTGGTACATTTTCATGGGCATGTCCTACAGGAGATAAATCATTGAAACAGTGTTTATTGGACCAAGAGGCATTAGCAAGAAGAGAAGGCAAAGGATTGATTATTTTAGCACAAAATATGTTACATCTTGGAATATCATTGCCATGTGTAGACATTGTTGTATTATTGGATACAGGAGAAAAGGTTGACGAACGTATTCAAAAAATGTATAGAGCGTTAACTGAATCTACCAATAAGAAGGGTGGATATATTATTGATATGAATTATTTTAGAACAGTAACAGCCATTATGAATTATCAAATAACTGCTGAAAAATCACGTAAAGGTAAAAAGAAAGTATATGCGGATGATATTCCAAAACTATTTAATAAGATTCTTGATACATTTTCGATTGATGACGATAAACCTATTCTTCGATCAGATATAGTAAAAGATACATTGCCTGAACTACAAAAGTTAATTGAAACGGGTAAAAAGTCAGGAGATAGTATTATGTTAGAAGATGCGGGTTCTGCATTGAATACAAATATACAAACAGTGATGGAAAGGGGCTATAAACCTTCATATGATGAATTTCTTGGATTACTAAAGGAAGAGGAATTGAAACAAAAACTAAGGGAGGATGGTAAAAATGTCGCACGGGCAGAACATGAAGGAGGACCTGACGATGATAGTAAAGAGTCTTCGTATCCTCAGCCAACAATATTCGCAGATGGTGCTACTGAAAAACAACGAAAAGAAGCCTATATTGACATCTTTAAAACAACCTTAAAACTTGGCGCATTCGGTACAAATTCGATGGATGTTAAAACATTAGAACATTCACTATCTACGGATGAAGAACTTAGACAAACACTTTATGATACGCTTATTAAACGCGGATCCATACAACATGATCCAATTAATATGGATGTTCAGCGCGATTTTATTATTGATGTTATGATTCGCCCTGGATTAATTAAAATGATGGAAGAAGGTAGGAACTCATCTTATTATAGGATGAAAGAATCGATCGAGGACGATGAAAAATATCCAGCACATGTTGAAAATGTTCTGAATTATATTAAGGAACATTTAACTCCAAAGTCTGCCGAAAGACATAAATATGGTGAAGTTTTCACGCCTATGTCTTTAGTACATGAAATGTTAGATACACTTCCTTCTGAAGTATGGAAGGATAAAACATTAAAATGGTTAGACCCTGCAAATGGTATGGGCAATTTTCCTATTGCTGTATTTTTACGATTATTTTATGGATTTAGAACAAAAGCTGGTAAATATATAGGCATCACTGATGCTGGAGATGGAGATTATAATCCAGGGCTAACAAAGGTAATATCCGGCGAAGAGGCACGACGCAAACATATCGTAAAAAACATGTTATACATGGTAGAATTAAATACTAAAAACAATGCGATAGCAAAGAACCTATTTAAGAAACTTGCTCCAGGTATCGAACCAAATATTATACAGATGCACAGGAAAAATGGATTTCTGGCAGATGTGGATATGACGTTTCCAAATGGAACTGTCAAGGAGTTTGATATTGTTATGGGGAATCCACCTTTCAATAAGGGTGCTGTTCGTGTAGCGATGGTTACAAATAAAACAAGAAAAGAGCGTCAAGAATTGGGTATAGAAGATGATAAATCAGAGTCTGGGTTCTGGTTTAAGTTTGTAAATAAGGTAATAACTAAAGGTGTGCTAACCCCCAACGGGTTTTTGTTATTCATCCATCCTATAACGTGGTTCAAGCCTGATAGGGCAGGAGCACACGACTTGATGTTATCAAAACAAATACTAAATATGAGAATATATACCGATGGAATGAGCAAGAAATTATTTGGTGGAAAAGGTGAAATAACGGTAGCATATTATCTACTTAAAAATAAACCACCAACTACAAAGACTAAAATAATAAATATGTCTGATGGAAATGAAGAAGTAAAACTTAATACATCCTCTATTATTATAAAACAAGGAAATAGTATATTTCAAAAAATACAAGAAAAGGCTAAGTTATTTGGAAATGGCGATGGGTTAAAACATATAACTATAAAAGAATGCAATGACGCAGGGCAACATAAATTGATTACAATACTTGAAGATTCAGGTGAGATAAAATATATAAAATCATCAGTTGCTCATCCTGACCAACATATTCCTAAAGTTATTGTTGGTGGAGTTCCAAAACCTATTGTCTTATTTGATAAAGAAGGGGAATATGGTCTATTTGCAAGAGGTCAGAGACACTATTTTGTAGGAGAAGATTTAGATAAGATAAATGATTATTTCAAAACAAAATTATCAACATTCATTCTAAAATTCGTTAAGTTTGAACAAAAGTTTATAAAGCCTTCCTATTATCCGGATGTTCGTTCAATAGATTTAGATACAATAAATGATAAGACACTTGCCGATTATTTTGGTTTTACTGCTGAGGAGCGTAGAGAAATAGATCAAATGCCTTACCCAATACACCCAAAAGCAGATAAGATAAAAAAGATTACTTGTGCTCAACTAAAGGGTGAAAAAGCAGAGGGTGGAGATCGCTCCAATCGCTTTCAAACAACTCGCAAACGTAAAAATTAAAAAAAATAGTAGGTTGGTATTATCTTTACATATAAATCTCACATCCAAAGAATATCTTAGTATTAGATGTCGCGCAAATCAGATATCACAACAGGTTCTACCGCATTTGCCCGTTTGATGATGAGTTGAAGAAGCGAGCGTGGGAGCGGCGAAAGCGTGCTACGTGTGGCAGTAGGGCGTGAAATGAGAGGACGCATGGGTATCTTATCCATAGGCCCGTATTTAATTCAATTTTTATTTTCACATATTCCACATATATGAAAATACAAAGTAGGGATGAATGAGTTCATCATGGTGATAACGATCCTTATTCTAATCGGCTACGGTATATGGTTTTATCCAAAACCGCAATACAATCAAGCACCAAAAACGATATGGACGTATTGGGAAGAGCCTGATCATTTGGCTCCTGAGAAGCGCCTATCAAAACTGGCAAAAGAATGTATTGAATCGTGGCGTATCCACAATCCACAGTATGAGATCACGATCTTAACAAAGAAAACGTATCAGGGGTATGTCACGATCCCAGAAGAGATTAGAACGCATCCTGGACTGAACCCTGATTACTTGCCGGATCTGATCAAAGTATGGATCTTGGCGGAACGGGGTGGGATCTGGATCGATCCATGGATCGAATTGAAACAGCCGATGGATCAGTGGGTATTTCCTAAATATGGAGAGTGTGCAGTAACAGATCCGATCAAACAACATTTTATTGCATGTAACAAAGGATCGATCTTTATGAAGAAATGGAGAGATGAATTCTCAGAGATTGTTCGGTATCCAGATGTGGATCAGTATGTGGATTCGAGAAGACGCTCAATGAATATGGATCTGATCGAAGATCCGATCACGAACGCAGTCTTAGTGGCAGCCCAACAAATCCTTGTACTCTATCCACCTGAATCTCTAATTTTACATAAGGATGCGCCAATCATTAATAGAAAAAATAAATAAAGGAATGGAAAATAATTACTTTTTATTTGCCGCTGCTTTCTGTTTGGACCATTTGGTATACATATGAGTCCATTGAATGAAATAGGAGGAACCGAGCCATTCCTTTGCGAGAGCATCAAGCTCTTTTTCTTCGGCGGTGAGTGTGGCGTAAAACTCGTCGTAATCGGCAGGGAGTGGAGCGGGCTTGGGAGGAGTATAACGCTGCATGATATGAAGTGTTACGTAGTGGTACGAAGTGTTATGTACTTTCTCTTCCTACATGAAACCAATCAATTTTTCTTATGTTTACGAGTGCGACGTTTGACGACACGACGCTTTTTTGTAAGACGCTTTCCTCCACGCCCTATGATTGATCTGTAGGGAGAGTCGCGTGGGATGTTAGCATGATATTGAGTCTGAGGTCGACGGCCCAATGCAGCCATCAGTTTAGCAATATTTTGCGGAGACTGTGTAGGAACAATACGACGCTTTGGCTGTGTTGTAGAAACAGCTACACGAGGGAGATGATTCGTCAATAGTGTGCGATATTCAGCAGGATCAACGCCAAAATACGTCAAGGTATCTCGTAAGATATGGGGGGTGGACATGTATTGATCGGCAGTGACGGAATGTAATCCTCTGAGTCGTAAATAGATTGGCTGGTAGGCTAATAGGAATACGAACGCTTTTTCAGTTGTAAAATCATTTTGAATAATGGCGTAGGGGTCGTCATCTTTATTTTCACCTCCTCTTTTTCGTAGATTATGACCATGAGAAGCATCGCTGTCATCGGGATATTTTGATCCATGTCGTTGTTCTATCTTTCGTAATTCTTCTAGTCTAGCTTCTAATGCTCGAGCATCACCATTATCACTTTCTTGATGGTATTTTTCTAATTCACGCAGCGCACTTAACCGATGAATATTTTGTAGATCTAAGTCTGAAAATATAGGATCGGCTAACTCTTTATTGGCCTGTAAGCCTGTATTAACCCATGAATCAATAATACGTTTATTACGTTCTCCATCACGACTCCTGGTACGGGCTTCGCTCGAGTGTAAACTTATTTGATGACGTCTGAACGCGCGATTGTTACGCTCACTCGGCTGATGGCCGCGCCGCCGAGCACGTTCATTACGTTCATGCTGTTGTCGCTGTATGACGTCAGGAATTTTTTTAATGGCGGCAGAAGATATTCGATTCCAGCTTTTCTGTGGTATATAGGGGCTGGCTCCTCCAGTGGTTGGAGGGATTATATCATCGACTGTAGTAATGTGTTCTAATAATACACTGTCATCATTTGCTGTAGAAATAATACCAGTATGTATATGATCTACCATATCTTCTATCTGTTCTGTCATTGCTAGCAATGCTTTTTTTGCTGCTTCTTTTTCTGCTCGTTTTGCTGCGTCTTTTTCTTGTTGTTCTTGTATGCGTGCTAATCGCGCAGCAAGGCGTGATTCAGGAGTCCCTGCTGCTGCTTTTTTCGCAGCAGCGGCAGCACGTGCATCTTCTTGTTTTTTAAGAAGTGCGTCTTGTTTAGCTTTAGCAGCCAACTCTTTCGCGGCTTTAATGGACGCTCGTTCTTCAGCATTCGCTTGTTCTTGTTTTATCTTCTCCTCTAGTAGACGCTGCTGTTCAGCTTCATATTCAACATCACCTTCCAGATAAAATTTTTTAAATGCTTTAACTAATGTATTCGCTGGAATTCTAGAAAAAAAACGAACCATAATTAAATATTCATATACAATATATCCTTTCTGTTTATTGATTCCCGTCCCAATCGATGCAATATATTCGATGTGATTATTAATTGTTTCGACAATTGGTTCAATATATTTTGTAATCCTTTCCAATGTTAACTTCGCATATTTTGGTCCACCTTTACTTTGGAATATTGCTTGACAATCAAATGTACCATAATTTTTCTTAATTCGGTCAATGGTTGTATTAATCCCATCATCATTTACTATATATTTTCCATTCACATCTGTTGCAATATACCTTAAGTTTTGTTTTGATAAATTACAGCATGCATGTGCCCATAAGTATTCTAGTTTAAGAATTTCTACATCATATTTTCCAAGGGTAGAAATAGAAGAACGATTTTGATACAAATTTAAATGAAAAAGTGCATCAGAAATGGGTAAAATATGTTCACATTGTGGTTTTGCTTCTTCCTCTACCGTTTCCCAACGCAATGGATTACCACAAATCCAGCAAACCTTTTTAGCATCAACTGTTGCTTCACATTGTGGATCTGGGTTGAGTACTTCTAAAATACCTCTTGCTTCTATACCAGACATTTCTCCCAAAAATGTACTGCAAAATAATGTATATTTTGCATTATCTTCTGCATCTTTCATAATTAACATTTTATCCAACGCAGGTCGCAATTTTACACCTAACATATCTTTTATTTTTGTAATATCACTCACAGTAATGTTTGCGTTAGTATATCCCTTAAGCAATGTTTGAAATGAATCGATTAAATAAACAGACATCTGATCCAATACTCCTGCAGGGGTTGCGTCGATAGCTGTCCAATTACGTATATTTTCAATCAGCGCTAGATAATCAATCTCAAGTGAATTCACAGCACTATCTAGACTAAGTATTTCGGCATTTGTAAATCTTTTAGGATCAACAGCCCTTGCAGGTGGAACATCGAATGCCGCTACTGAATCTGACGCCTTCTTTTTTGAGGCCATATCTATTTCCTCCCTATAAAATAAATGCACTTCAAAGACAAACGAGTAAACAAGATTCAAACCACAGATGACATGCTCAAGATTCTGGAATCCAAAGGAAATTCAATAAAAGACTATAAGAAAGGCACCAAGATTACGGTAGATAATAAAATGGAACAAGGATACAGCTATCTATTGGAAGAAAACCCTGGAAAGAATTTTCATCCGGAGTTCAAGCCAGCCTATACGCCAGGAGAGATTCTGGAGATGGGTGCTTTTGAAGGGAAATACATGAATGATTGTGTTCTTGAATTTCCAAAAGAATGGTTTCTTTCTGCAATCAAAAAAGGGAAGTTATGCCCTGAAGGAGCCAATCCGTCCGTCAATCAATTTCGCGTCAAATCACGTCAGAATCTGGACGTATGGGAAGAGAATGGATGGGTACCGAATCGCGAACACAGTGTCGCCAAACAATACCCTATGTTATCGGATCCACATGTAAACAATGATATCAGAGGATGGTTTCAATGGTACTGTCGGTATTGGATGGGACGTAGAGAGCCAGAGATGGATCTTGTACAAATCAAACGATGGAAAGCGTTTGTAAGACATGCGGGGCAGATCAAGGCCAATTGTAAAAAAGGAGATTTGTCTTGTCGTATTGTAAGCCGACAGGCGTTATTACAATGGAGCCACGACCCCTTTATTTAAAGTAATAATATATAGTAGAAAATATTATTACATGAATACGATTTTAGATATACCATTAGATTTATTACATCATATAAAATATTTTTTAACATATAAAGAACGTGTCGCATATTTAACTCTTTGTAATAAAACAAGTCGTTTTCCAATAGAAATATTTACACCGTTTCGTTTACGTATTCTTGATTTTCCGAGACGTTCTGATAAGACCTATCAGCTGTATTTTAATCGTTTTCATTCTCCATTATCAAGTCCTATTCCTTATTCTTTCATTGGAAATAATTATGTAAATATTGTGATTTATGATAGCCCTACATCGTATTACAATATTAGAATATATAAAGAATACGAAGCTGGTAAAACAATATTAGATTATTTGAAAGAATATAAATCACAATCTTATTATACGAATAAGATAACTAAATATCTATATCCGTGATATCATCATCCTCTTCCTCTTCGCTAACTTCGTCATCCACTTTTGCCACTTTCTTTACCATAGAATGCCCCTTATTGTATTCTCTGGTAAACATCGTTTTCACTTTGGTGGGAACATCAATGTCTCCAAACACAGTCTCACATACATTTTCTAGTAACTGGTCCCGCGACAGCCGAACGACATCTAATCGCTGAATCAACTGTTGAATCGCAGGCAAATCCCCTTTTTCGCCTTTGAGGGAAGCAAGAGGACGAAGAAGAATGGTGCGAAGACTCTCGGCTTCATCGAGACGCATGGAGGAGGCAGAACGACCACGCGAGCGGGCCACGTCTTCCATCCAGCGCCGATGTTTCATTTTCTTTGAATTTTTACCGAGCAATTGAGGGAAAATCTGGAAGGGGCAGGGACCCGTGACTTTTCGACTGGTTGCCACAGTGGAATGAACGACGTGGGGTAAAAGGGACCAATCTTGTGTTTTCCATTGACGCGTACTCATCGTGTCGCCGAAAGAAATCTGTTCGGAGGCGGCGACGGCTTCATCGAGAGACCGAGATGCGGCCAAATAGGCTTCTTGGACCATGAGAGGTACCATCCCGTAATCGACGTAGACGAAATCGTCGGCTTCGTGCAGGGAGATGCGCTTGTTACTCATTAGTTTCTGGGTGGCAGAGAAGAGATCAAGACGAAGTGTGGCGTCTTTTTGCGATACGTCATTGGAGGGGTATGGGTCTAAGCGGCTTTGCCGCGACGCATCCGAAGGATGCTCTGAGTGTGCGTGAGTGCCTCCACTACTAAACTGAAGCTGATTCACGATAGACCGAATGTCATTTCCGCCAGTTTCGCATAGGGCTTCCAGCTCCGCTTTCGAGATGGTCACGCCTTCTTTCTTACAGAGTCCAAGCATGGCGGTGGCGATGGTGGATTTGACGGGACGACTACACTTCACCACGAGACACGCCTTTTGAAGAGGTGCCAACTTGGGAGGTAACTGATTGGCGATACAGATGATAGGACAATTCGATTTTCGAATCAAATCAGCGAGTTCACCGACACCGCCGCGATCCTGGGCGCTGAACCCGTCGACTTCGTCCATGATGACCACTTCTTTTTGTAATCGTTTCATTCCCAGTCCGAACATTCCGCGTAGCATGGAGATGGAACGTGTATCGGATGCGTTGTATTCGGTAATGGTATAACCAGCGGCTTTCGCAATCAAATGCGCCATCGTACTTTTTCCGATACCAGGAGGTCCGCTTATCAATGCGCCGCGGCTACTAGCAGGCCATGCCTTGAGCCATTGGGTGAGTTGGGTGATAGACTCTTTATGACCAATCACATCGGCAAGAGTCTTGGGCGCATATCGATCCACCCATAAGTCATCGCGTCCTCCTTTTTGTTCTTCTTTGGATGATTCGAGCACGATGGGAATACCGAGACGAACTGCTTCTTGATATCGTGCGGATTCGGTAATGGGTCGACCATCGTTACAATGAGTGCCTGCATGAAGGACGTATCCCTTTCGAAGTACTTTGTGCAAACCTTGGTGGGCCGTATTTCCCGTTTTGACGATATTCATGTGTGATTCTTAAAAATTGACGTGGTATACATCAATTTTTAGGACTTAAACTTATCTCAACTAGTTACACTAGTCATGAACCATACTACACCAACCGAAGTCCAAGTGATTACCGAAATGGATGTTTATGCGGCATCCGTTCGCAAGGTAGTATCGAACGGTAATCTAAACGCGTCTCCGCTGGCAGAGCCTAGTTATTCATGGAGCGATGTGGAGGCGGAAGAGGCCAATAAGCCAAAGGTCCAAGAGGAGCTACATGCCCAAGATCAATCAAATCTCCAAAAGTCCGCTTTCACGGAAAGTGCGAATGAACAATTGGACAAGCTGATGACAGAAATCGAAGACATCGCCAATAAAAAGAACAACGTAAAGGTAGATGTCGAATTGGAGTCAGACGAGGACATGCCTGAACTGGTAGATTCTGAATCGGATATGCCTGACTTGGTATCGGAATCGGACGAGATGCCTGGTTTGGTAGAGGAATCCGATGATGAGATGCCTGACCTGGTAGAGGAGTCGGATGAAGAGAGTGATGATTTGATGATCGCTGTATTTAAACGTCCTTCATGCCCTCGATGCGAGGCGGCGTTGAAGGTTCTCATGGCACATGATGAGAATGGAGAGGAAAGCTCTGCTTCAGAGGAGGAACATACGTATGATGAAAGCGAGTCTGAGGTAGAGGATGAGTCAGAGTCAGATGACGATTCAGACTCGGATTATGTTCCATCAGAGTCGGAGAGCGAATCGCCTCGCACCGTGCGCCAGCTACGTCGATGGAACATGGCATCACAGACCGAGTCCGTACAGAACAAGCGAACCAGATGCATCCCGCCACTCATCCAATTCATCTTTACCGTTCTGGTCGTGGTTCACATCCTGAAGTTTCTGCTAAATGAGCCGCATCAACGTATTCGATGCTATTCATAAAAATGCCTAAAGATTATAACACACACGAAGTAGTATGTATATCCGTATTGAATTTGAGAATACAGAAAGTCATAACACGAAAAAAACACGACAATTATTTTTTAGTTGTCCAAATGGGATGTTTTTAACATCGTCAAAAGCCTATTTGATTTCTTCGAATGAAATACGAGAAGCAGGTAAAGAAGCAGTCGTTTTTTGGTATTTAGATACAGATATACTACAGAAATACTATGGCGGCGTTAAGAAGTGTCTAGATGAATTACGGGAGTATCAAGGTGTACGACGTGTCGATATTTTACCGGTGACAGGGAATTTTATTGAAAAACGTAACGAATTGTTGACGATTCTTATGAAATATATTAATGGATTATATGAAATGTAAACCAAAGGTAAAACCGAAAGGTACAGAATGTGTCTAAAACACATTCTTCATCCGAAAGGTACAAAATGTGTTCTAAAACACATTTTTCATCCGAAAGGTACAAAATGTGTTTTAAAACACATTTTTCATCCGAAAGGTACAAAATGTGTTCTAAAACACATTTTTCAACAAATACCGAGCACACACAAACAAAACACCACCCCATAACGTATCCGCAATGGCAAATTTCCAATCATACTTTTCGAATAAAGCATAATTGGTAAAATCATAGATGGCATAGATTGCCATTCCACGAAAGAATGCCTGTTGGTACGATGATGTCTCTAAGAGCAAGTAGGCCAGTGCCGCATAAACAATAATCGCGCCAACATAACGAAACGAAACCGCTTCACCCTGAATACGTTCGGTCATGGCACGGGCGTAGATACCGCCTGTACTGAGCCAAAAGATATCCACAAAAAGCAAGACGGCAGCTGTTTTGAAATAGATGTTCATTCTATTACAGGTTTCGTTTTGTTATGCGTTGAAATCTTGGTAAGAAGCATCCGCCGATAGATAAGATGGAGACCATCAAGTTAGATGCCTTCAATACGAATCTGCACGGATGTCGGATTCTCTGTCAGGGTCCGTTTCCAAAACAGTATCCGCCTATCATGGAATCGATACAGAAGCTAAGGGAGCCATTCAAAAAACGGATTCTCCTATCGAATACACCATTTGGAATCAGTAAATATCTTCCGATGGCCTATGACACTATTTTTCAGATGAAAGAATCAATCGATTGGACGCTGCTGCTAACCTATATTACGTATGCTCCGAAGCCGCTCTTAGTTATTTCGGAAGACATTGTGATTCCGGACGGGCTGTGGCCAAAGATAACACGCCAAACGACATTTGTCAATATCACATCGGCAACGGTGCTACATGTACGTTCGTATGATGCCATCTTTTTTACACCGATGGAGGATGTTTCGAATTCGTATGCAGACTATGTATTCAAATTGTTACAGAGTCTGTATCGTGCGTCGTATTCTACGAAGGAACACAGGGAGATTCTTCAGGAGTTGCGCGTGGCGCAGGCAGGACTGGTATGGTCGAAAGTCGACGAGGAATCGCAAGGGGGAAGTGTGTGCTGGTATGATCCGGTTTCGATTCAAGCAGCAGACCGTCTTACGCCGAATGAAATGGCAGAGGTTCTTACTGTGATTGCGGGACAGATGCGGAATTAACGACGATTAAACACACCATTGTAAGGTTTCATGATCGGCTCTGTTAGTTTTTTCGTTCGGTTACGATATTCTGCCGCAGCCGCATACCCTGACATTGCGTTTTTAGGAGGACCACGTGCCGGAACAAAAGCTGGTGCAGTTATCCGTGGTATAAATCGACCGGGCTGGAATGCCGCAGCATTTACTTTTAATTCATTACCTGCTCCACCACGACGGGTATGACGGGTATGACGGGTACGATGCTTACGACTACGAAGTGTGCGACGAGTACGTGACTTGCGCGAATGTGATCTACGACGAGTGGCCATATCTATAGAGTCTTTCTATCTTCTTTGAAGTCTATTTTGTTCCATTTCTATTTTTTGTTCTATTTCTTTTATTTTTTCCAAAATCCTACGATATATTGTCATATCAATACGGGGTCTTCTTGACATTTGTACACGTATCGCATCACTCATTTCACGAAGAATTTTAAAATGTTGTTGAGCGAGTAACATTTGTTCCGCTTTAAGATTGTAAATCTTTAATTGAATTTGTAGGACCTCTAATGTCGTTAATGATTTTACGCTGTTTATCTCTAGTATATATTCTTCAAGTGTCTCAACTAATAAATCATATACATCTTCTATGATATCTGGAATGACATGATCCTTATTATAAGTTACGTTCTTTAATTCAGGTATTTTTAGTAGAATCATACTACGTGCATCTTCTACAATTTTTATGATATCTTCCTTTTTTTTATGAACAGGATGTTGATATTCATAAAAATCATATAATGGGACAATTTGATCGAGTCGTTTTATCTGATCTAAGATTTGATGTAAGACTTTTTCTTTTAGCTCGTATATACTACGGATTTCTTCTGCTTTCATCTTAACCATGTTAGGGGGGTCAACTTTATTAACTGGATCTGGTGATTTGTTCCATGCTTCTAATTCGGCTGCGACGGATGCATGCGATGAATTGGAAAGACGGCCGATGGAAGCAATGTGTGCGGCCTGTTGGACACGCATCGCAGCACGATTTGCTAATGACATCGCATGATTAGAATTATGACGCAAGCGATTGATCGTTTTTTTATGAGACATCATATTTCTTACTTTAGCACCAATGAGCCCATTCCAACTTATTTTCACATGATACAAATAATCTGAAAAAGCACTTTTTTGTCTCTTTGCATCTGGTCTAATTACTTCTTTTACATCATCTGCAGTAATATCATGATCTGAGTTGTTTTGTTGCGCCTGTAGATAACTACGAATTGCGTCGACAGCTTGGTTCGTTTTTTCTTTCGAATTGGCAGTATATCTGAGAAGATTCTGTCGTCGTTTGACAGATTTGTATTGGTTAGGTGTCCATACACCGCCTTTTTGCTTACGGGTCCTATGTACAACACGCCTTCTACGTCGTGTAGCCATCTATTGTATTCACTTATTAAAATACGTGAATACAATGGTTCATACACCATCTAGAGCATTTCAATTAATTCTTTGAATTCTTTGGCTTTCTTAGCAGAAATGGCCGCTAAGTCAGAAGCACGAGAACGTTGTTTAAGAACGCGATTCAGCAGTTCCATATCAATTTTGCCACCGGATTGTTTTCGTGAGACACGTTTGTACGTTCTTTTGTAAATACGTTTGTAAGCCCTTTTAGATGTCCCTTTACGACAAGTCTGTCGTCTCATTCTGCTATGATACAAGATTACTTGCGATGAGAACGCTTGTGGGTCTTGTGGGCGCGACGCTTATGAGTGCGCTTGCGGCGACCACCGCTCACTGGATTTGGATTTTTCGCTAACGCGACTGCAAATGAGTTGTTCTTTGCAGTTTGAGCATTTAACGCCACCTTATTCGACTGATCATTGGCTTTCTTCGCCGCCGCCTGTAAGTCACTGAGAGCAGCGATAGATGCCTGTTGGGCAGACGATAACGCAGTTTGTGCATCTTGGATGAGCTTATTTTTTTTGTCCAGTGCTTCTTGTTTCAATCGTGCAGCTTCCGCTTCCGCTTTAGCCTTTTCTTCCGCTGCAATTCTATCTGCCTCAGCCTTTGCAGTCGCGGCATCGGCGACCGCTTTTTGAACAGCACCATCGGCTTGTGTAGTTGCTTCATTCTCGATCCGAGCCGCTTCTGTCGCTGCTTCTTGCTCCTTCGTCTGTGCTTGTTTTAATGCTTCGACCGCATCCTTCACGGCCGCACTGGCAAGGGCCTGTGCCTCTGTTGCAAATTGAGATGCTACTGCTGCATTTTTTCCAACCTGGTCGCGCTTGCCGACAATGCCGGTGATGTTACGCAATAATTCATCAAAAGCACCGCCGTAGGTTTTGCGCGAACGAGATCGCTGCTTGCGCTGCTTACGACTTTTGAAACGAGCCATTTCTATGATAGGGTGAGATTTATTATCATCTTATCATGGAAAGAAAAAGAGAGTAGTATTTACTTGGCACCTGACGCGTCGGCAAAGGGGGAAACGGAGCCCGCCGCGCCACCGCGCTTACGAGTGCTGCGCTTGCGAGTGTGGCGACGGGACGCCTTGCCCTTGGCCATCGACTTGCTCATCAGCTTGAAGGTGCCCTTCTTGGCAATGAAACCAAGCGCGCGGAGGTGCTTGATGGCCTTCTTGCCCGCGGCATGCTTCTTGCGAGAAATAATGCGGCCGTGGTGCTTCATGAGATCTTTCTTGGTGAGACCGCCTGAGGTGTGTTTCGCGGTTCCGTGGAAAACTTGAGCTTTGGAGCCAACAGCGGGAATGTGTGACATGGTTCTATCTGTCGGAGAGATTATTTATTGATACGCATCCAGCCTAAACTCTGATGCCGAATCTATCGACAGATAAAAATTGAAATGGCGATGGCCCGTAAAAAAGACGCACCTCGACCCGAAACCATGACATTGACCTATATCAAGAACGAGAATGGACACTTTGTATGCCCTGAATGTAGCGTGGTGAAAACCCGTCAGAATTCCATGCATTATCATATGAAGAAGCACATGGAGGAACTCAACCACGTATGCAAGGCGTGTAAAAAGGGGTTCCTTCAGAAGCAGACGTTGGACCTTCATATTCGTTCGAAGCATCCTGAACTCGAGGCAAATCCGGAAGAAAATAAGAAGTTTTCCTGCCCGTTTGATACATGCGAATTCCGAGCGCTGACAAAGGGAAATTGTGTGATTCATTGCCTTCGTGTCCACTTTCAGGAAGAGATGAAACTCCTCATGAAAGTCAATCAAGAAACGAAGAGCATTTCGTGTACAAAATGCGACACGGAGTTCCAATCCAGTTGCTCGTTTTATTACCACTGTAAAAACTGCATCGAGACCGAGAAGGATATCAAGTTCCAAAAACTACAAGAGATTAGCCAGTAAATGATAAGCACATAATAAATAAGCAGACCATCTTTTTTATTCGAGGTGTCGATAATCCCTTCGATAGATCTCGGCTAATATCCGAATCACATCATATACAGTATTGATCGCAGAAGTACCGCTACTACCAATGTAGTGTAAGGGGCGATTCTCATATGTGTAGTTCAAATCGTCGGTAGCCTCGAAATCTTGTATGAGTCCGCTACAGGAACAGCTTCGAATTCGATAAGAATCATACATGTCATCGCCGATGTATCGTTTCGTATCCAAACAGCAAAAACACGTAATATAGGGTAAACATCGTCGCGCATCTTCTGCGTCTATTGGATTTGTTTGGTAAACATCGTCTAGGACGGGTTGAAGACCTTCGACGATCATCTGTCGTATCGAGTCCATTCTAATGGATGATATAAAATCCCTACAAAGGGCATGTTGAGGCAGCGTGACCAAATACGTAACATTTGTCGCAAAATTGTTTGGTTTCGACCTCTTCTACTGGACCGCACCTAGGACAACCGACATATCCTGCTTCTTTACACCATCTACGCAAACAACGCAGATGAGCTTGATGACCACATTCTAGCTGATATCGTCCCCATATGATATTATTAGATGGATCATTCTCATCAATAAATCCAGCCTCGACCAAATGACACACCTCACATGTCCATGGCGAACTATCCGTTAGAAAACATGTATAGTATCGACATTTGTAGCACTCATCGTCGAGATAGTAGTGCGACATCTTACCCATAGATCACGACCATTATTTAGATTCATTTAGTGCGAGTCTTCGGAAAAGGTGTCCACGTAACGGACGAGAGAAAACAGGTGATATCCAGCAGCCGCGAACGCAGCCATCAGTAAGAGTTCATAGGCAGAGCGAGGCGTCTCTTTTTGATGGTATCCGATGTACATTAGAAGGGGTGCTACCAAGAGAACATGGATAGCATTCACCCATGAATAGGCGGATTGTGACTGAATCCGTAGAAAGAGTTTGAATCCGTGATAGACAAAGATCACCGCACCAATAGTAAAGATCGTAAGATAAACCCAATGGGGAACACTGGAACGTTGAAATCCAATGTAGAGAAATAGCGGTACAACGAAGATCAAATGAAAGAATGATAAGACAGCGTGCTTGTCCATTTCTATCTATTATAGATTCAAATGTTTCATGGAGAGGCGACCGGCTTGTGACGAAAACAGGGGACTGGGGAGAGACTTGGTGGCAGGCGGGGTCGGTGGAGAGAACGAACTCTTGGTGGAGAAGAAGGGTACGGGAATCTTTTCCCGTAGCATCATATTCAGTTCCCGTTGTTTGATCAGTTTGAGTTCTTCTAGCAATTGATGAGTTCGATCATTTTGTGAAGATAAATGTTCACAAGGCGAACGATGATGAGTCGAATCTAGATCCTTTTTCAATTGTTTAATTTCGGCTGATAAATGCTGAATCGATTCATTTTGCAGATGAACTAATGTTTGAAGCGAATCTATTTTTTTATTTAGTTTGGATTCTAAATCCAAGGAAAACCAATCATCTTCGATGATCGTGTTTGCCATTCTACTCTTCTTCAGAAAAGATGTTTAGGATGGCTCTTACTCATACACATCCAGAACACGAGCCGATGGATCGATGTAACCTTTCACCTCGACGCCATTCGCGGACCATTTGGGTTGCCAGTAGCCTGGAATCACTTCTTGTCGATGCGCACCAAACCACTGACAGAACACCTTGCGATAGTAATAGGCCTCCTTGGTACTTGGGGTACAGTAAGGGTATGTCTCTGCGGCAGAGGCCAGTTCCTCCGCTGTCACTTTATCATCCACCCATTCTTGAATGATCTGAAACCATGATTTCTCGCCTGATACGCCATCAGAAAAGGCCTCCTTCTTGCGCCATAGTACTGAATCAGGGAGCAGACCCGTTCCCGCAAACGCCTCACGTAGCCACCACTTCTCCATTCCCTTGTACGTAGGCATGCGCTGTTGAGAAGGAATGGTCCAATAGGCCTCGATGAACTCAGGATCCAAAAGAGGGACACGGCCCTCCAAACCCCAGCGCGCAATACAGCGATCTGCCCGCTTCACATCGTAATAATGAATGTTCTTGACGTATTCTTTTGCAGAAGCATCAAGTGCGTAGCCGCTCGGCGCATACCAATTAAACAGATAAGAAGAGCATACTTCATCAGGGCCTTCACCAACCATCACAACTTTACAATCAGTCTGCGTGCCAATAAACTTGGATACGAGGTATTGGCCGACGGACGCGCGAACGGTAGTGGTATCCCATGACTCGATAGTACGAATCACATCGTCGATGGCAGCAAGACCCTCGCTGGGCGTAAAATAAACCTCGGTATGATTCGAGCCGATGTGTTTTGCGACGGCACGCGCATGGACCAAATCGGTTCCCTCATTCATTCCACAGCAGAAGGTGCGAATACGCTTACCGAGCATTTTCGCAGAGAGCGCAGCAACAAGACTGGAATCCACGCCGCCTGAAAGGAGCCATGCAATGGGTTTATCGGCGGCCAGCCGCCGACGCACGGAGTTCATCACCGCAGTACGAACGGAAATCAAATGATCAATGTTCTTCGGGACGACGTTACCCAGTGTGCGACAGGATAGGCGGTCACAATGAGTCCGTCCCAACTCGTTCATATGGTAAACGTGCATCATGCCAGGTGGAAACTCGAGCATCGCATCAGGATAATGAAGGGCGCCTTTGAGTTCCGAGGTAAAAACAAGGATATCATCGGATTGATTGACATACAGTGGTCGAATACCGATCTCATCGCGGCACGCAATTACCTTTCTCAGATTCTTGAGACGGTCAAATTCAAAGAGAACAAAGGCGTACTCGCCCTTGACTTGATCCTTGATAACCGAATGAAAATCACGCTCTCGGCCCTGGCGAGCCAGCTTCATATAAATCTCGGGAATTACCATACAATCGTTCTTGATGGAAGGAAGGGAATGGTACTCAATCAAATCCTTGAAGTTGTAAATCTCACCGTTACAGATGAAAATGACGGTACAGTGCTCGTCTTCGAGAATGAAGGGTTGGTTGGAGTGAAAGGTGTCATCCATGATCGCGAGACGATGAAAGCCGATAATGACATTCTGATAGGTTTCAAAATAGGTATTATCGGGACCGCGATGGGTCAACTCATAACAATCTTGGAACCATTTTACTAGATCGGTCTTCTGATGCGAGACGACACCAAAGATACCGCACATTCTATGGTATGATCACGCAATGGATTTAAGCGCTTTACAAAACATGGGATGATCGAACATACGATCCGATTGATCGATCGCAGATTCCATCCAGCACTGAACAGGGGCAAAGGACTCGCTACATAGAAAGAGACCAGGTATATGGATCGGATCAGGGTGGAGAGATCGATCACTTTCTTCGATCACATTATATCGTCCAGGTTTCCAATAGGTACATCCATAAGTCCAGGGGTGAGTTTTAAAAAAGATCGGATCAGGAATATCGAGATCAGGAAAGAGTGATCGGATATGATACATCACCTCGCCCTCGAGACCCTTCTGATCTTTTCGCATCCAATATCGGGCATCATTTCCATCGGTATAGGAGATCATGATCGTTCGGTGATCAATCGGAATGATGAATCGAATGGGATCAGGGGTCACGATCTTGGGCATCCCTGAGAACCATGATTTACCCTTCTGAACAGGGAACACAGCGTACATGCGAAGGAGAGGGGTCATTATAAGTTTATCTAACACAGGTAAATGGGACACACCACGAATATGTTTCATGGCTTCACTGTGAAGCGCCATCACACAAATGGGTACTACGTAGGTCTGACGATATTTCATATCACGTTGTTTACATGTCACCTCAACGGATCGATCCTTCAAAGAGGAAACAGAGATCACTTCTTGCCCGTGTTCGATCGTTCCACCCAGACCCAGAAATTCGTCCACCATTCCCTCGATAATGGCGGACATTCCTTCTTTACATCCTACAAATCCGGCCATCGATCCCATTTCATGATCAAAGGAATCGAGTGCTTGATCCGCACGTAGGGTATGAACTTCAGAAAAATAAGGGAACTGGGAATAGAATTCATGGGTTCTTTTGGATCCAAGAACCATATCCGATACTTGACCCAATGTATGAGTTTGTAATACATCCAATGGCAACCCTCGAAGAGGTTTCAGGTATGCGTCGTGTAGATCTGAAAAGAGATTTGGCTGCATGTCGGCTGTCATGACATCACCTGATATAGGATAGGTCGTCAGATGATATTGTTTTAATAGTGCCAATACTTTTTTATGAGTGGTTGAGATACGTCCTGCGCCGTTTTCCCACTGAACCTTGCCGACACCAGGAACGGCCTTATGATAGGTGACGACGCGTCCGCCATTGTAATTGTATTTTTCAAGAATGATACATTTCATATGGGGATAGGCGGTGAGAACCTTGATACCCGTACGCAGTCCTGCGATACCTGCGCCAACAATAAGGACATCGTATGACATACTATCTATGAAGGGATTGGAATTGTCTACGACTCTCGTTATACATCGTAATGATGATAAGAAGAATAAACAAAAAGAACGCATACCAATATCCGTAACGCATGTCTAATTATAAATGGTAATAAAAAGATAAGATACAATGGTGTTTTAGTATTAACGATGAAATGCGGTACGAAGACTATTGGCAATGGCTTCTTGGAGTTGTTCATTTTCATCCTGAATATGGTCGTTGCGGAAGGGGTCTTGTGGAATGACTTCTGCAACACTCTCAGTAGCAACGGACCCATCATCGGAATCAGAATCGTCATCTGATTCCGCAGCCTTTGCCTCCTTTTTCTCACTCTTTACGCGTGGTTTCTTCCCTTCTCCCTTAAAGTTTTTAGTGAGTGCGCGATAGTAATTGAATTGTTCCTTATCATTCCACACGATATTAATGTAAGGAACGCTATAGGAATGAGTGATGCTTGTCGTGCGAAGCGCATCGTTAATCATGGTAATCAGTTCTTGAATTTGAATATTGAGGTCAGTGATGAACTTTTCGGCAACAGGAATGGGTAATTCGCTAAAATTTCGCACGCGTTCATCGTGGTAGTGCTGAACACGATTGATGAGTTCCACGGCAACCATGCGAAAGGCACCAAGTACTTCTTGGATTTCGGCATCGCGCTTGCGTTTCTTTTCATGAACGGCTAAGAGACGACCCCATTTCTTTTCGTCCATCTCACCAAGCAAGAACTTGACATTCAATTGATTCAAAGGAGCTTGGTCGATATGGGTGCGATACTGCCGTGTCGACATCTCTTGTAGTTCCATACAGACGCGATGAAACTCATAGAAGATGTTGGCGATGTTACGTTTCATGCCACGTGGAAATCGCACCAGTTCCCATGCGCCTGGGAAGCCACCACAAGGGACATCTGCTGGATTGCGTGGAACGGCACCGCCTGTGCGGCGCATCCACTCATAGTAGTGAGGATTGTGAATCGGACCAGATGTTACGATTTTACCAGTGATCCATGAGAAGGGTGTCTGACAGCTAATACAGAACATTTGGTCGCAACCTGACGACTTCTCAATGAATTCGCCGCATTTCGGGCACGGCTTACAGTCTTTCTTGATGAGTTCAGCAGTCTCTACATCTTCCTTCTTACACTCGTGGGGAGCATCGTGCGCGTGTCCTTTCACTGCGAAGCACTTTGAACAACTGTGCCATTCGCACAGCCCGCACTTCCATGCGGTACTGAGGAATCCCTGACACCCGTCTCGAGTACATCGTCGAACGAACTTCTTTTTCTCTTCTTCTTTCTTATCATCATCCGCTGCCGCACCTCCTGCTACAGGCATTGAAAAGCGGATATCGTACAAGAGCCGCTTTTCTTCACGAATACGATTTTGGAATTCTTCCATTTGGTCCATATATTCTTGAAGAGCAATGAGTCGTTCTTTTTGAGCATCTCCTTGAACTCGCTGCGCGCCATACGTCAGTACGTATAATTTATGGTGTTCGGATTGAATGAGATCGCGTTTCTGTTTCAGCTCCGCAATGCGCTTATTAATGACCCCTTCTTGTACCCAACGTTCACGCTGTCGTCTCTCGCGTCTCGCCTGCTCTTGTAAAAGGGGCAGATTTGCCCGCTCGCGATTGATGAGAACTTCTTGGCGATGTTTAAAGTAGGTTTGTTGAAGGTAGGTACGAGTACAAATGTCATGGAGCGTTGCGTCATTGTAGTTGACACGACAATGAAGGCAATGAGCATCTTCGTGACGGGTAAGCAGGTATTGCTCGACACATTTGGAGCAGGTGCTTGCGTGACAGTATTTACAAGTGGTTTTCTTGCGAATAATCGCCGTGAAACGGTCAGAACAGATACCGCACGCCTCGGGTTCGACGACTTGGTTCTTCAATGGTTCGGATTCGGCAGCCATGGTGTGATTTTTCTATCGAGAAAAAACCGAATCAATTTTTACTCCATGGCACCTTTTTTCGAAACGGTCGATTTCAAGCGCTTATCGGATTCGGTATAGTTAGAAGGGGGCATTTTTGGATGAAGATAGGATTGAAAGGCAGTCATAATGGAACTGATATCACTGTCCTTTTCGGTATCGGGCACGGAGCCCGTTAGCAAATCGTACGCAGTAGGATATCCGTGGAGAGTACAGAGAATGGAAAGAAGTTCAAATTCGGCCATTTGAGAATGGTAGCTCATGACGTTGATTTCATCAGGTAACGGTTTCGTACCATTCCAGTAATCAGACGGATTGACGAGTTTGTTGAGAGTATACTTCATATTGATAAAGAACACGCTATTCATTTTTAGGCCTACCAAACACGTGGATGGTAAAATCCCCATTCGGTCCAATGATCGCCGTGCGGAGGAATACCATGTTTCTGATCATGAATTCGACGCCTTAATTCATAGTATTTCACGAAACAAAAAGGAGGGGTCACATAGACCACTCCCATTGTACACGCTAAAATGACCCGAAAGGGGGTGTCGTTCTTTTTATGTTCCGTATCCCACATGGGTAATGTCCAACTTCGACAAAATCCATAGGAGTAGGATATGCTCGCTAAGCCATACAGGGCTCTTTTCATTGCCTCTATTGATAGGTGGAATGTTATGCGGAGGGTCTCCATCCGATTTCCATCATGGGTGATGAAATATATTCGTTGCGCTCGTCATCATCCTTTGGGTATCGTTTCAAATGGTGGTAGACAAGTTGATCAACGAGTGCGCGTTTGGCATTGTCGTCATCCGCAGCGAATCCATTCAGCTTTTTGAACTGAGCCATTTTAAGTTTCTCTGTCTCGATGCGTACATCTCTCATGAAGGTGCGCAATGTTTTAACACGTTGAGAAACAGGCATGGAAACATCATGGATAAAGATGGTTCCAATTTCTATCACTTTCTTCTGCTGACGACGATTCATGATGGATGGTAATGTTTGTTCACGTCATACGAGTGTTTCAATTTTAATTTCATCAACCTAAAGATTTGTTTCGAAAAACATATAGAAATGTCCGAGTCGAACCAAGTAATTGACCCATCCCAGACAGTCCAGCCCGCAGCAGAGCAGAAGAAGACCCGTGTGATTATTGGACTTCCTGGTGACCATTTTAGCCAGTCCTTTCTTATTTCTTGGACACAGGCGCTTCACGTCCTTATTTCCTCGAACCGTTATGACATTATCATCAGCCCTGGTAAGAGTTCCTTTGTGTCTTTTGCGCGCATGCAGACGCTTGGCCTCGATGTCCGTCGTGGCAAGAATCAGAAGCCGTTCAATGGTGAGAACTATGATATTTTTGTCAGCATCGATTCGGATGTCGTTTTTTCTGCGTCGCAGCTTATTGAATTGATTGAATGCACCAAGCTTCATCCCGTTGTCGCTGGTTATTACATGATGAGCAATAACAAGCAGTTTGCGGCGGTGAAGGATTGGAACAAGGACTATTTTGCGAAGAATGGTACGTTTCAGTTTCTTGAGCCAAAGGAGATGGAGGAAGCTGTCAAGAAGTTCTCAGATGAGCTGGAGGAGCGCAAGGCCGCTACTGATGCGAAGAAGGAGCCCAAGCCGCTGTCTGAGCCTGACTTCATGAAGGTGTCCTATGTGGGTATGGGCTTCTTTGCCTGCCGCAAGGAAGTTCTGGATGACCTTTCGTACCCGTATTTTAATCGTGAACTCCAGCGTATCCGTGGCAAGGATGGCGTGGAGATGGTGGATATGTGCAGCGAAGACGTGGCATTCTGTAAGAACATTGAGGACGCGGGCTATGATGTGATGTTGAACACGCGTCTGCGCGTGGGCCACGAGAAGGCTGTTATTCTGTAAGGGACTTTTTTAAGCGGCACAAGGCCAAAGGCCGGCGCCGCGACGTGACCTTCGGCCACTTAGAAAATCCAGCAAATAAATATATTGAATAAGATACACAGTATGGTATTCAATATAGCTAAACGACGTCAATTTACGGCAAGTTCTCCTCGAATGCGACAGGTGCTTCCGCGACAGGCACGATCTCGACCGCGGGCGCAAAGTCCACTTTCTTCTCCGAAATCTTCGAATAATCAATGCCGAATAGTGCCAGAACCCATGTGACGATCGATGTGAACAGATCAATAAACCACTCGAACATTATACTTACCGTATACTAATTTACAGTTATGATCTTTACGCAAGCGTCTAGCGACTATGCGAAGCAATCAAAGATTGCGACTATGAAATCACACATCCTTTCGTTCCATTCCACACTTTCATACTCTTAACGGTGGCATGACCGCATTTCGAACACGTACGATGTTGATACTTATTAGAGTATGTGTTCCCAATGATAGTATAGTTATGAAAGCATGTTGACTGGATATGAAGTGCTTCTTTCTCCTTTTTCTTCTCGATTTCAATGACTGTGTCGAAAAAGTTCTGTCTGAATCGATCGATGTCGTTCATCTAGTCATAAAAAATAAATAAATATGTTTATGGTTTTATTATATTACAAATCTTCACGTTCATCCGAAAACACACTGATATCGTCATCTTCTTCTTCATTGTCATGAAGGATATGTGCTAGTTCTACATCCGTTGCGATACGATGATCACGAAGGTAAATTTCCACCTTTGTACATATTTTCTTATAGCGAGATGCGGTCAGATTCTGCGCACCTCCTAGTTTAGTTGCCTGCTCGGCACCCTCTTCATCTCGTCGAACCGCAACAATGTAGTTTGCCCATTTTTCTTGGATGCTTCGCGTTTCACCCTGATGAGTAAGACAGTCGTAAAGGATTGCGCCCAGCCACTTCCCTACACTCCATTGTCCGCGGCGTTTGCGTTTATCTTGAAGCGGTTGTTGTTGATCCGCCATGGTAAAGATCTCCAAAATGGAACCAAGAATGTGGACAATCATGTCGCGATTGATAGGTTCCTGTGATTCAATCTTTGGTTCCTGGATATTATACGATTTGGTAATGAAATTCACTCCATAAATGGTACCTGACAACAGCGCAATCACGTTCTCCAAATGGCTTTTACCATCATTGTCTGCGTTGCGAGTGTCAAAGAAGTGTGTTGTAATTTTGTCACGAAGTGGATAATGATCGTCATTCAAGAACGCAAGAGCCTCTTGAACCAATGGCGAATCCTCCTCAGACATAGAATAGAGCTGCCCATCTGATACTTTTACATTTTTATTGAGACGACGAAACATGACACGCTGATCATGAGCGGTTAGACCACGCATGACAACCAGCGTAATAGGATGCGCTTCCACACGCTGTCTCTCATATGGTGTTAATGGTCTCACTTCTCCACTCAAAATCTTTCGAAAGGTAGTAACACGATTACCACCCTCCATGACATCACGACGCTCAGCAAATCCCACAATTCTCGACGAGCAGATGATAGGAGGAATGTAATATCCTTTCAAAATGCTGTCTAGAAGTCGTACCTGCATCTCTTTATTCCATACAAAGGGACGGTTTCGACGATGAATGTGAACGAGTTTGTTTTCATCATAATCGGGTGATTCGCGGCGCCCCGAGAAGTCGCGATTCAACTGACTGATTGTAGTCTGGATGTTTTCGGTGCTTAAATGGACAGACATGATTGATATTTATTCACACAAAATGCGTCATCAATTTTTATTCATCCACAAGCCTAAACCCTCATCGCGTTTTTTATGTAAAGATGAACGGCCGACTACCACGCTTTACCAAGCCCATTAATCTGAATGTACGACAGGAATTTGAACTTCCTGCCGTGTATACAAAGGGAAGCATCTCGGAAATCGAAGAAGCTCTTATACTCGGCGCGACGGTCCAGAACTCGGTCAAGACGCGCCGTGCCAATGATGATCTGCGTCGATTGACGGACGAAAAGGATGCTGAAATTCAGCGCATTCAGACATCCTATCAAGATCGTATTGGAAAGATGACGGAAGAACTCACCTCCTTAGGGAATGAGAAGGCGGCGATCAGTGCGGAAATGCTCGACCGTATCAAAGGTGCGGCACGGGCTGAACGTGACGCATGTTCCAAGGAGAATGAAGAGAGTATTCGTCTCTTGCGTAAGGAGCATGACGTTCTTGTGGCGCGCTATGAGATGCTTGAATCACGTAAGCAGGTACTAGAGGAGTCTCGTACAGAAGACATCCAAGAAGCCGTGAAGCGCACGGAAGAGTTGATGGGACGCGTGGTGGCATCCAAGGAGCAACAGCTCGTGAAAATGGAAGCGGCTTATTCGAGACTTCAGGATAGCATTGTGAAACAGAGCGAAGAAATCGCTAAACTGTCGTCGAATCTAGGAAAGCGCGCAGCAAATGTGAAGACGAAGGGTAATGATTACGAAGAGCAGTTTGGTGAGAAACTGAAACGATTTTATGGTCTTTCAAATGGATTTGGATTGAGAAGCACGGGTCTGGGCGCAGGACACGAGATGGATTTCGCCATGGAACTCGAGGGACATGTGGTCATGTGGGAACTCAAGAATTATACATCCCTTGTTCCCAAAGCAGAAGTCGATAAGTTCTTGCGCGATCTGAAGGAGAATGCACAGTCGAATATTGGTGTGATGATCAGTAAATCGACAGACATTCATGGAAAGAATGGTGGAAGTCCGTTGATTTGTGAGTTTGATGGAGACAAGATGATGATTTATATCAATCGCTTCGAAGAGTTTTGTGGAGAGGATGAACACAAGGTGTTCTCGATGTTGATGGGACTGTTTCGGATCTGGTGGGAGTATCACCGTGAAGAGAATAATGGGTTTGATCGTGTGGAGATCATTCGTGAATTGGAGCGAGCGGTGGAAGAGATAGCGAAACGAAGAACGGATTGGAAACGCCATCGAGCGCATCTGGAGGAGATAGGACGATGGACAACGGATCTGATCGATGAATGTGAGGATCGCATTGATCGGATCTTGAAAAAAGTCAGGAATGTATCGGAAGTCACGGCACCGTTTGTGATGCCTGAAGGAGTCTTTCGTGAATCGGGGGAAGAAAAGGAACGGATCTGGGTGACATCGATCATGAAGGTGTGTGTTCCTGGCGAACAGATCGAAGTGCGAGAACTGGTGACGTTGCTCCAGGCGCATCATAAGTTGTCGGCGGATACGATCCGATCTAACGTCATGGCAATTCTGCGTGATTCGGCGGTGATTAAGAAGGGGATTGTGAAGTATGTGAAGGGCATTTCGAAGTTTGTTCCGCCTTGCCAGATTCAAATGACCTAAAAAAACGAGGTGATACAACATCAATAAAGATGTCTCCCCTTCTCTTCTATGCCATTTCCTCATTTCTGATTGTCGGCATGGTTGTGTGTTGTCTCATGGACGATTCAAAGAAAAGCCCATTACCGCACCGTTACCCCACCCGATTCCAAGCCAAGAGACTCAAATAAAAAAATTGACACACTCTACCACCAAAAAAAGAATCAACCATGTTTGCTCTTAGTTTCCTCATCGTTGCCCTCACCATTCTTGCCATCCATCTGCTGGAATGGTGGACTCGTCCTACACCTCCAACCAGTGCCGAACAGAAAAAACACATTGAAGAGATGATGATACAGTGGAGAATCAATGAAAAAAAGGCGAAGGACATGTGGACAGAGCGTCTTGCGTATCTGAATGCAACTGAGAAACTGACGGACGAGGAGAAGGAGGAGCGTGAGAACATGCGCGCCAAAGAGGCTCATCGAAACGAATACAATGCTATGAATAAAGGCGGTCTTCCATACTATAACGTTAAGGCTATCTATTCACCTGAAGTGTGCCGCAAGGACGAAGAGAAGTGCAAAGGCAATCCCTCGTCGCTGGGTCTCAACATTCCATCAAAGAATCCCAATACTACTCGATGGGACACAGAGGCGGAAATTCGAGCGAGGGCGTATGTGGGGACTGTCTTTGTATGGCTGACATGCGATTTGATAGGCGAGCCGACACAGGAACGTTCGTATTGTATGATGCGCATCAATGGACGGAAGCGCTGGATGTATCTTACGATAACGCGCGAGAAGACGGAATCACTGAATGTCGTTCTGATCGACTATATTAAGACACTGGATCGAGAGTTGCTCTTTGGCATCGAGCCTGTCTATATAATTACAGAGAAGCCTGGACGAGAAGAGTTATGGAACCCTATCAAACAAAAATACATGTAAAACATAAAATATATCTATCTTATTTTTTGTAATACACTTCGTACTACATATTATACACGGTTTGATAATCATGTTCATTTTCTTTTACCCTCTTATTGTAATATTGACACAGTACCGCGGAGAGAATAAGTGTAAATGTTATTGCTACAGTAAGAGATATGACCACTGGAAACACGATAATGGATTCAGTGGTAGTATTGATCGTTTGAAAAGTGTAATTGGCAGTCGGCATTACTGCATAGGTTGACTGGAGCAGAAGGAGGATGGAGAGAAAGCGAAACATGGGTATCTATTTATGTTGTGGTCAGGCCTGGTCAATTTTTTCAGACCATGTACTTCATTCTGCGAGGTGGCGGCGGAGCCGTTGGAAATGGGGTAGGAGTAACAGTAGGCACTGTAGTAGGAGTAACAGTAGGTGTGGGAGCAGCAGTCGGTGTAGGAGCTCCAGTAGGAGAAGCAGTCGGCACTTTAGTAGGCGCAACCGTAGGAGCACACATGAGCCCCAGATTCATACAGGACTGGACGGGAGTTACACCATTCTTTTGATCCATCAGCAGTTGGTCCGCATTCTTAATCAATGCCGCAACACAAAGAAGTTTCTGATTATCGTCCTGTGTCGCATCCTTACAGGACTTCACGGATGTCAAACTAAACTCTGCCGCGTTATCGGATGGTTTAGCGAGATCGAGTTGAAGGGCTTGAACACATACCGCGCATTGTAGTTTCGCATTGGCGACCACATACGCCATGATACAAGGCGGCATCTGTGTCGTTGTCATGGATGCAGCCGAATTCGGATCAGATAGACCTGTTGTGAATTGAGGCACCTGTCCAGGCGACCACTTACAGCAGGGATCACCCATTTCCAATCCGTTGGACTGACCGTCACCATCCGCATCCGCCAGACAGAATGCTTTGTTCCAGGTTTGTCCCATTGCGTAGAAGGAGGATGCGATTTTAGTGGTGCGGCCGGTTACTCCACCAGGATGACCCAGAGTTAGCCCATAGGAATTTCCATTGGGGAGTTTGGCAAGATCCTGTCGGTATCCATAGGTCGATGCGAGCAGAAGGAGCGTGGAGAGAAAGCGGAGCATGGTTCTATCGTTTACGAATAGAAATAAATCCATCAAATTTATCAATCACCCTCCTGTCCTTCGGGTATGAGCCGAATCGTACGTGTCGCTTTTTGTAAATGAATCGGTAGGTAACGTATGGATTGTTGTGTTGGTTTGGAAGTAGTTATTGCTGCGCGTATAGCACCCTTCACACTTCCTATTTTATTACCAATCGATGGATTAGAAGATGGTCGATTTGATATCTTTTCTGTTGTCTGGGATGGCTGTGATGTAGCGTGTGTTTCGCGAGGACTATGTTCCAAGGTAGCGTACAAGATCATTCCTATCATCGCGCAGATGGCGATAATGAGCGTGTATTCGACACACCCGAAACTTCGTTTGTCCGAGCTCATCGTTCCCTATTTTTATAGGGAACGATAGGATCAAATTTATGATATTATAGAAGATGGTAGAGTTCATCATTATGGTGGCAGTGATATCTGGTATATTTATGTTATGTTCTCTATTCATGACATGTGTCATCCGCGCGAGACGCGCCTAAATCATACGATTCAACGATTGTACTGGAAATAACGTTGGACAATATGCTATTCCAAATTGAATATATCCAATATGATGTTTCATCATACGAAATGCATCTGCTAGTGAATCATAAGGTATAAGATGTTCATTGATACTAAGATCTGCCAAATGCTGTAATTCATTTGTAAATGCGTCGCGAATACTTGACATTGTCGCAGTTTCTTCAGCAACCTTTGCTTTCGTCGCCAATGGTATTTGCATATTATTATTTATTGATTTAAGTATCTTGCGAACACCCAAATTCTTGAAAAATAGTTTTTTAACAATTTCATCGTACGCCTGCTCACTGTCGATTCCTTCGTGAATATGTATGATATATTCCGCCAATGGATCTGAAATATCATCTGATGCAAACAAAAGAGTGATGGGTCGGTCAATGAGTTGTAGAGGTAAATGTGTCTCGTCTACAAATTGATGAATCATATCGACAAAATTCTCATGCCCTAAAAGTTTGGATTCATTGCCATGCGATACCTCTGATAAATACGTCGCCAATTGAACCATTTGTCGTATTTTCGCATCTACTTTTGTCTTGGATACAGAATGTTTTGATTCAATTGCAATATATTCAATCATATCCATATCGTGTAATGGAAATTGAAATGGAAGTTGGAGATTATGAATCATTATGATACCATCAAAATTGGATAGTGGATTTCCAGAACGGTCATAAAGACCATCAATATCTAATGGTGTTACAAATTTGTTTTGATGATTGTGAAGATATAATTTAGTAATATAGTACAAATCATTTTTTTCTTGAATTTTTGCATCAACTTTGATATAATCATCGAATCGTTTGATGTCTTTCTGTATACCTGTCATCGTAAGTTCTAAACCCGTCATCCTATGTTCTAAATTATCAAATCGGGTGACCATATATTGCTGCATCGTTCTCATCGTGTCGTGTAATGTAGTAAGAGTAACTTCACTTACTGGTATAATCGGCGGGTTGACAATAGTATTCATTTTATTTTTTGCTTTTTTGGTCTTATTCTTCTTATTTAGTTTAGATGACATCCTAATATCTATATTATTTCTATATTTGTTTATATCATTTTTACGAAAGGCAGACCTGTGTAGATATGCCTATAAAAATAATACGTAATGAATCGAACTTTTGATGCGTAATGAATATTCTAAAGCATTTTTGTCAGCTCCTCCGTGCTATAAAGGAATAGCCAACACCCTGATTCCTCGCATTTCTCACGAATGGATACAGAGAGTTTTTTCGGTATATTTTGTGAAATGTGTTGATTGACTCTCTCTAGTGTTTGCTTCAGTTTCTCTTTGGTTTCTTCCGTTAGATGATATTTGTCATAGACGGCATCAAGTACATCCATGAAACGATCACGATTGATATTGGGCCGATTGGGTTTAGCGGAGGATGAGAAGTGTGATTTGAAGTCATTCTGCCATTGGAGGGCGAGTGACTGAATGTACTCGCGTTTATCCTTTGCTACGTCACGTACATATAATTCAGGGATGGGATTGCTCTTATTCAATGATTTGAACAGTTCGATCAATTCTCCGTCGAGAGCATTCATGCGCACATTGAGGATCATAAATGAATCCCAGAGCCATGACATGTCACCGCAACGTTCATCTCCTGAGATCAAATCCAGATGTGTTGATTTTTCTTTAATAATGGCAAGAGCGGTATACCGATGAATTCCGTCAATGACATCGAACGCGCGTGTTTTATTATTAAAACTGACATATAGTGTGGTGTCTACTGGTTTTTTCGAATGAGCAATATACATCCCAATGTCTTCACATCGCGCCCGATCCGCTGGCCGGTTAAATTGCCAATTGGCGACGGGTGCTTGGAGTAGATCCCGAATGGGTAGTTTGATAATATGATGGCGATCCGAATAGGTAAGAACGACTGTGGATGATGGAAAGGCGAGTTGGATAATCTGTAGAATGAGGTGACTTGGTACAAATTCTTGGTGTTCGTATGGTGCTAGTACGCTCTCGAGTGTCTCTGTCTTTTGTTCCTGAATGGGGCGAGCAATTTTGGGTCCTTTCTTTGACATGGCTGGTGATTTGATCTGAATCACTGGATGATTTCAATTTTTTAGAAAATGGAACATCAAATTAATTTTATTTTCTTCATGTCTTTACCAAACACGATGCCTTCTTTTTTGACAACAAACATGACATGAGGAGCATACATGATGGGAGGAGCATCTTTTAATGTTTTGTATGGAACAGGAGGTTTCGAAAAATGAAGCACTTTATATTTGGTGTCAGCAACCAGATCGCCTAATATATATTTTTCATACGCATTCAGCCCTTTGCTGTGACGATCAGGTCGATAAACTTGTACCTTTTTAAGTGTATGATTGACTTCAATTAAATACTCAGGACGAGATTTTGTTCCAACAAAATAGGTTTCCATCTTCCTACCTGTTGGATTTTATTCCGGAACCTAAATCACAGGAACAATGGATATCTAATGCGAACCGTCGTTATTTTCACAGGTGCTCTTCGTACCGTCAAAAAGACCATTCGGTATTTTAAACAGAACGTTCTTCGTGACAACGTCGATGTATTTGTATGTGTTCAGAACGATACCCAGCAACCCAACGAGGAATGGGCTGCCTGGTTCTCAGAACAAATGGGTGATCATATGAAATCGATCGAGTGGTTCTCATTGGCGGCGCATCCTGAATGGATTGCGCATCGCGATGCGATTCTACAACACATCCAGCTGGACAATGGCTGGAAAAATTATCTTCGCACCAGCGGATCAATGATCGAATATTTTCAACTACAGCTGGCGCATATGAAGGTATGTTTATATGAACAAACGAACGGATTTCAATACGATTATCTGGTTCGCGCGAGAACGGATTCGATTTATGCCAAACCAGTTGATTTTCACTGGTTGACGTGGACAGATGCCGAGGTAGCAGGGCGCGTGGAACGAATCAAGGAAGAGATGACGCGATCCAATATTGAGGTAACGGAACGCAGCCTTCTTCAGTATTTTATGGCTACAGTGATCTCTGATACGACCATTCCAAACCTACCGCGCATCTTTGCGGATTATGTATTGAACGATGCAGATCGCCCACCGATTGGTGTGACGGATATGCCTTATGAAACGGCTCTCAATCAATATTTGAAACAAGGCAGATACATTCTTACCATACGAAAAAATAATTTGTATGTGATTCGACGCAATTTATTTTTCATGATTCCATCGCTGGGAACGATGTATGGTCTTCCTCGGTCTCCTGCGGCAGATGATTATTGGTTTAACGCGGAGTGTCAGTTTCGTTCGGCGTGTTATTATTCTGGGATTTCTATCTTTGATTATAGTTCGCTGTTTGAAGAGAAATCGCTCGAATATGCGGATAATTGGAGAGAGGCTAATTTTTTCGATTTGGAATTTAATTTGATTAATCCGACGATGTTGTATTGTATTGTGCGGAAGTAATCTCAGCCGCGCTGAGGCTTGGCGATTTTGGTTCCACTGCGCAACACGGTACATCCGCTTACTTCTGAAAAGCGAGCGGTGAGTGGAATCGATGTCGCGGCTGGTTCGTGACTAAGGCTGTAGGTCGCATTCTCCAAGGTCCGCTGCCAGCTTTCTGTTTGGGGCGCTTGTTCCACTTCTTCCTTTTCATCGTCATTCGCCACAGGTGCGTTGCTTAAAACCCGATGAAAGTCGTGAAGAATTCCACCCAGATTCATGTCGAGAGCGTACCAACGATGCTCAATCTCCGTCCAGCGCATGGAGGTGACATCTTCTGATACATCAGCACGGTGCTTGAAGGAAACCGCATCGATAGTATACACTCCATGAATCTGTTCGTCGGATAGGCACAATACTTTTTGAATGGATTCGCGGATGGTGTAATCCTTGTGAAAGTGGAAATCTCCCACAAAGTCCTCGATCACGATTTCATATACGTTGTTGTATCGTCGCCACACATTGAAATAATGCTGCCCATACACACGAATCGTGCCTAGGAAATCGAGCTTTCGCGTGACATGCCCGTTCGGCATGATGATCTCGGAGATGGTATCAAGTGTATGAGAACGAGACATGAATGGATGGTGATGGTAATTATTTTGAAATACCCATCACAATTCAATTTTTATATTTTAATCACAACTTAAAACTTTTCTTCTATCTTTTATTAGAATGGGTATTATCAACAACGACGTATACGAGTGCTCTAATGGTGTCCAAAAGGCAGGTACCTACATTTCATTTGCGACGGAGACCATCTATCTGGTTCAGAACTATTTAGGTCTGCTCGCTCCGATGCCCGACCAGACCTTTCCTCCATCATCCGAACGCAGTTACAACGTACGTGCCAACTATCGTATCTTTTGGGATCAGGCGGCCCGCGAAGCGGGTAAGTCGTTCATTGATCTGAAGTCGATTAATGTTACTCTTACGGCGGAGCAACTCAATAGCAATATCTATGAGCGTATGTACGAGGAGTTGAAGAAGATCTATCCGAATACGTCTGATGAATTTCGTGCGGTTGCGTCAGCCGAGTCTGCTCCTCCTGCGGAGTCTGCTCCTGTTGCCGATGCGCCCGCAGAGTCTGCTCCTCCTGCGGAGTCTGCTCCTGTTGCCGATGCGCCAGCCGAGTCTGCTCCTCCTGCGGAGGCCGCTCCTGTTGCCGATGCGCCAGCCGAGTCAGCTCCTCATGCGGAGGCCGCTCCTGTTGCGGATGCGCCAGCCGAGTCAGCTCCTCATGCGGAGGCCGCTCCTGTTGCGGATGCGCCAGCCGAGTCAGCTCCTCCTGCGGATGCGCCCGCCGAGTAATCCCGCTTTCAATTAAATCGTGTTATTCTATGTATCTCCTATGGAACAGTGTTCTTTGCGATATACATTACGTTCGATTCATTAGATTTTGTACTTCGTTACGCAAATTACTCACATTTGCCATGACCGTCTCCGGAGAATACGACATATCTTTGTTCAAATAAACCATCGGAGGAGCGGTTGTGTCATTTACTTGATTACGATACAACGGATTTTCCTCCATATCCGAATTGGACACCGTTAGATTCGGCGATTTTTTCTCAGGCTCTGCACGACACATCGATGGAGTGTATACTACATTCATCTGGTTACAGAGTGAATCGTTCTTAGTTATTTCAGACGTTGACAGACACTTCTTACTGGCCTCACACCAATCACAGTTTGATTTATTCGTACATGATACACATGTATCGTAATCTCCACACATCGCATCAACAAAATGTTCTTTGTATTGTGTCGAGCGCATAAACAGCAACAGAAGCAAAAGTAATATCAAAATAGCAAACCGTCGCATCTCTCTATTCATTGCCTCTTTATTGTGTGTCTATGATTTCGATGGGTTCGTCGCTTTCCGCCACGGATCGCCTGTTCTTGAATCATCATATCCTGTATCGCATGCCGCATGATTCGAACTCCGTGATCATAGACACGTTCCCTTGGATAGGATGTAGCGGACCCCTTTTGGATTAGACCGATCAGATCGCTTGAAACAAAACGAGATGGGTCAACGGGAGTCGATTTTTCTTCCATGATTTCAGCGAGATATAAATACACATAATACATATTCACCTTTGCCCTCTCTAGACACTCGATATAGATCGCAGCGATTCGATCAAATGAATCATGTATTTGATAGATCGGAACCCTGTAATAATTGTTCTGAAGGGCAGATTGAAGATTAACGTGATCTTGATCATCGAAAAAAAGGACGTGATCGGGTGAAAGATCAAGCGGCGCGCCTTGATCGATCAAGACCGCTTTGAGTGTACCCCATGATTTCGTAATAGAAGGCTGTGTTTCATGATCGGATGTTCTACACGGATGATGCCAGTGAATACACGAACCAATGATCGGATTTCCGATCACATGATGAATGATATCTTTTACCAATACTAGACTTGGAAGGTATCGATTATTACTGTAAATAACCACGTCTTTTATTGTCGATTTCATTTTATCGATCTGACGCATGATTCCAAACATTCCAGGACGAATAATTCCAAGTGGACGCGCTGTTCTTTCTTCTTTCGCAATACGATGAACAAACAGTTGATAGGCTTTCTTTAATTGTTCGTCTAGATCTTCTGGAAAATAGGCGATCATATAGGGTTTGTGTTCTTCCAGATAGGTTCGCAGCATTAGGGATATTAAAAAAAGATGAACGGATGTCACATCTGCTAATGTTTGATCTAGATCGAATGCGACATATCTCATCCCCTACTTCTTGTCTTTTTTATGCGTTGTACCTTTACATATGGCTAGGCGCAATTTTTGGACCCTTTGATAAGACAATTTGCTGTCCATCTACACGCGCAGAAGGTAAAACGTATCGGAGTCCCAGAAAGCGGAAAATGTCCTGCTCTGAATTCATGGGAGGAACTGGTTTCACGCTAATCTCAGGATTTTTAACAGCAAGCGTATGTTCATTCAGTGTATATCCCTTATTCAGAGCATGTTGACGAAAGGCCACATTGAATCGATCCGAGCCCGTGAAATATAAAATGGAGTAGGCGTATTCTTCCTCAGGTGTCATCAGTAAATCCAGGCGGCGCGCTACCGATGATCCATCTTGACGGCAAATCGCCATACACTTGTGTTCTCCAATCGCCAATACTTCTTCAATGTAGTTTGCTTTTTTCAATGTTTCAACGAATTGGGCCAAATGCTGTTTGGATGCGGCAGGAGTCATACCTGATGGTACGCGAATGAGAACATCAATGTCTCCTGAGGTAGCTAGTCCTCTGCGAAAACTGCCCACGATTTCGGCGGTAAACGGCTGAAGAGAACGAAGAAGAATGTCTTGATGATGTAGCATCTCCTCGCGAGGAATTCGTTCCAGTAACTGTTCGTAATATTTCAATCCAACTGTTTGTTTGTCATTCAACAGCTTGGGATTTTGTTGCACGGCCTGTCGAAGTTCGGCGATGCTTCGAAACCCTTGTTTGGTCAGTTCTGTTGCTTTTGCGGGACCGACACCATAAATGTTCTGGAAAGCGTCCAGAGCGTCGATCGGATAGAGCTCTTTGGCTCGATCGGCCGAGCGAAGATGACCCGTCTCTAGAATTTCTTTGATTTTCTTCTCGATTTTCTCTCCCATCCCCTTAAACACGGCAACATCCTCGAACGATGTCACAGGAGTACTCAATTGTTTCAGCTGTGTAATAACGGTTTGATAGGCGCGCGCACTAAAGGGTTTTTTGTCCGCCAGATCCCGCTTGCGCAGAACGTCGAGGGCTTGGATGATCGTGGTCTTGTAATCCATGGTTGTAACAAAAAAGATAAGATAGTTGTATTTCAATTTTTTATACAGAACAGAGTTTAGTAGAATGGAAAGTCGGTGACCTCGTACGTCCATGGAATCTGAATCTCATCCCGCGGCGCACTGATGGTATGAATCACCATGATGTTGTTTTCGTTTTTCATATATTTCACGGTGGCGTGCTGGTATGAATCGACGAAGAAGTTCATCAGAATCGTGTCACCATGACGAGTCCGCGGAGCAATCTCCATGGTGCGTGCATAGGCCTCGTCTTCATGTGACAGGCTGCGCTGGAGTGTTGGAGCATAAGGTGGAAGGTCCTCTGATTGGGAAAGCTCAAGGAGGATTTGTGCGGCCTCTTCCATTTTCGTTTGTGCGATCTTGTAACGAGTCTGATAGGCCATGATATGTGTAACCATTTCATACCATCCGCAAACTTTCAATTTTTTTACAGCAATGATCGATAGGACAATTCAATTTTTTCATAGTAAAAATTGACTCTGATACGCCTTAAAAATAGGGTACACATGTCTAACAAGGGACCACGCATTGCCAAATATTCCATTTCACTCTTCAGCGGCGCGGGCGGCGATTCGTTGGGAATGAAACGAGCAAAATATAATGTGCGGGCCTTTTCGGAGTTTAAAAAGCCAGCGATTGCGACGCATTTGGTAGCGTTTCCTGATTGCCCGTTGCTCGTTGACCCAGAAACCGAATCGACTGACATTACTAAAATCCCTGATGAAGTGTTCTTGACATACCAGAATAAAATCAACGTTCTCTTTGCGGGATTCCCTTGCTTTGTGAAGGATACACTCGTACTTACCAATACAGGCTACAAAGAGATTCAAACGGTTCAGATCACTGATACCCTTCTTACACACACAGGTACATTTCAAAAGATTGTCAATATCCAACAAAAGAGCTATACAGGACCGATGTATGACCTGAAATTGAAATATCATCCAGAATTCATCTCGGCGACGGAAGAGCATCCGTTCTATGTTCGTAAGAAGGTTAAGAAATGGAATAGCAAGGAGAATAAGTATGACATCCACTATGAAACACCTGAATGGAAGAAAGTAGCAGATCTAACGATGGATCATTGTGTGGGCATGGTAATCAATCAGAAAGAAATCATTCCCTCCTTCGAAATTAAAAAGCAAATTAATAAATATACTACTACATCGTCGTCATTTCAAGTAGACAATCCAGATCAATGGTATATGATGGGATACTTTGTAGGGGATGGATGGGTTCAAGATACGAAAAAATCAGATCACGTTCGAGACACCCATACTATTCGCTTTGCGTTTCATGAGGATCATACTGATATTATTGAACGAATTCAAAAAGTACTACCAATTACCTACAAACAAGAAAGGTCTGGTAAATCATTAAAGTATGGGTGCGCAGATCATACATGGTTTACTATTCTTAAACAATTCGGAAAATATGCGCATGGAAAGAAAATCCCTGAATGGGTTCAAGATGCGCCGACACACTTGATTGAAGAATTTGTAAAGGGATATATGGACGCAGATGGCTTTGTTAAAAAGAATGGAACACAACAACTTACTACTGTTTCACACAATCTCGCATACGGTCTTCAGCGTTTGTACTTGAAGTTGGGATATTTGGCAGGCGTAGAAAAAACGATTCGTCCAAAGACATGTATTATTCAAGGACGTGTATGTAATCAACGTGATACATATCAAGTGCGAGTTAGTAAAAATAAAGAATGCCGATTTTCATCCTTCATTGAAGGACAGTACGTATGGTATGCGCCATATATGATCGCGTCTCGCCTTGTAGAAAAGGAACCTGTCTATAATTTCGAAGTAGAGACAGATAACAGTTACATCGTACAAAACGCAATTGTCCATAATTGCCAGGGCTTCTCCCATGGAGGCAAGAAGAAAATGGACGATCCGCGAAATGAACTCGTCCATCAATTTGTAAGGGCCGCGCGCCTGATTCAACCGCAGTATATCATTGGTGAAAATGTATTGGGCCTGCTATCGCGTAGCGGAAAAGACCCTACCACAGGCGAGATTCGCCCAGTGATTGATATCATTCGAGACTTGTTCGCAGGAATCGGCTATCACATTACGTATCGTGTCCTGAAAGCAACCGATGCGGGCGTCCCACAAGAGCGCAAGCGACTCATCATCGTGGGTACAAAAGCAGAGAAGGGATACCCGCATATGCCGTGGGACGATTTGGTAGAACCCACCTCCGCAAAACATGACAATATCAGATCCTTTCTGGAAACGCATTTGGAAGGCGCGGTAGAATTTCCGCCACAGGGTCTTCCACAGGAAGCATCGCCGCATTATTGGATCGCAACGACAGAAACCGAAGCGAGGGGAACTCCACACCCCAACCTTCTACGTCTTGCGGGAGGCATCCGAAATCGTTCGACGAAAGAAAAGGAGAAGGATGGAGATGATTCATCGCTGGTGGTGGAAGGAGGCTTGATTTCATTTGGCGTTCGAAAGAGCGGATACCATGGACAGATTCTGGATCCAGACAAAGCATCGAAAACGATCATCTGTACCTATGGAGTCTGTCCACGCCTCTTTGTAGGTCTATATAATCAAGCGCAAAACAAGTATTGGGTGCGCTGTCTATCGGTGAATGAACTGGCACAAATCCAAGGATTCCCCATAGACCACCCGTGGCAAGGAACCGAAAAGGACATCATCACACAGATTGGTAATGCGGTCCCGCCGCGACTGTGTGAGAAAGTTGTATTGTCTCTACCAAAAATAATATACAAAGACACACCGCAACGTACCGATAAGGAAGAGGAGGATGAAGAGGATGAGGAGTAAGTATTATTTCAAATCAATTCTTATGTTGCTAAACCCCGCTCCATATCCCCATCGCAGAATACCGTGAACAACTACACCATCATCACACTCCACTGTAAATTCGATATCTTTATTTTTTTCAATGGTAATACGCTCTACTTTCTGAATATGAATCGGATCCCGCCACGCAAAGTTGAAGTCTCCATTCTCTACAGAACCGGCAATCTGAAGCCATACATCCTTCTCTGCAAAGGAGGATTGAATAAGAGGAAAGACATCCTCTGCTAATTGTTGTTTGTCCTCTTCGCTCCATTCAAATCCTTGTACGAATTCGTTACGCTCTGTTTTCAAACTCCCTTTCTCACATCCATCACGCTCTTGATACACTTTTTTTAACTCTTTTCCGAAGGGCGTTTTTGCCAGTGATTGTACCTTCGCATCCTTGGCAATCCATTCTTCCTCTGTTGGGATGGGAGAAGTAAGACCATACCGCTCACTAAGAATTCCTGACGCGATAAGCTGTTGATACCATTCTCTGGCATATTTCTGTGAGAGACGATATTTCTCCATACCGCCATTGTAGAATTGTACGCCACCCGTCCATGGCGGCAACGACAGATCAATGGGATTTTTGTCTTTTGAGCCTTTGTGTTCCACCGTTCGTTCTGTCCCATCGTCGAGTTGAACAACGAAATCATAGTGAATCGAACGACTGCCGCCTCGTTTTTGTTTTGCCTGCTGTATCGTTTTGTGGCGTGTCGCACCAATGATTGTGAGGCCAAAGTGTGCCTTAAATGCATCCCGCATCTCTTGCCCCTTGACTGACTCCGCATGATTCAGTAAAGTAATCAAGGCAGACACATCAGCATCTTCGTTTGCTTTCGCATTCCCTTTCGTTCGTTTTTCTTTGGGAACAATCTCTTTCTTGGGAGCAATGGGGGGACCCTTTCGTTTGATGACAGGTGTCACTGCGGCAGTTGCCGCATGCACGGGAGGCGCAATGCGCGGACCCTTTCGCTTGACAGGTAGAGTTGCTTCTTGAATAGACATGGTTGATTACATACAAGGACTTTCTTTAGGCTTCAATTTTATCCAAACAAAAAACTTTTTATTACAAATTTATGAAAGGACCATTTAAGAAGAGTAGTTTTCACACATAAGGAACATATTCTCAAGCATTTTTCGTTTTTCTGTCGCTTTCGCATTAATCATGGTATCGATGTTGATGGTCGCCTCTTTTTCGGCGGCGAGTTGTAAGTGATATACTTTGACTACTTCGGTCTGTCCCATTCGAACGGCACGCGCGATGGCTTGGTCCATCAACGCCGCAGTCCACCACGGGCTGACGAAGATAATGCGGTCGTATTCTTGGAGGTTGAGTCCCACGCCGCCTGCTTGGAGCTGGAGCAACATCACCGTTGTCTCCGTGGTTTTCTTTGAGGTAGCAAGCACAGCCGTCCGTTCCGCCTGGTTCATGCCGCCGTGATACATCAGGATGTTCTCGTCTTTCACCATCTCCAAGAGAGACTCTCGCATCAATGCCATCTCATCGATGAATTGGCAGAAGATGATATATTTGTGTACTTTATCCGTCGTATCTTGTTTGATGATGTTTTTCACTCGCTCGACTTTCGTGCTGTCCGCCGTCCAATTCTTACGAGCGTAGGTAGGGGTTTCGCGACGCTTCGCATTGATGTACACTTGGGGGTGAACGGAAATCTGTCGCAACCGCAGAAGCAACTTGAAGGTCTCGAACGGTGAGAGATGCTCGCCGCCATACTTGGCCATCATCGATTCGGTCGCGCTTTGGATACCATGATAGAAGTCATCCTCGTCCTCAGTGGAAAAGGGCAGGACATCTTGATGGATTTCAGGGATAGGAGGAGCGCCCTTAATCACGGCGCGAAGAGAGTTCAGGGAGCGGTGAAGGACGAGTTGGGGAAGGATATCGTTCAGCCGCACTTCCCATGACCACAAGGGTGATACAGGAACGCCGACGAATCCCAAGAGACTCGCCACATCCCTTGGGGAGTTGACGAGCGGAGTTCCTGTGACGACCCAACGAATGGGTGCAATCACTTTGCGCGCATAGACGGCGACTTGGCCGCTGCCGTTACGAATCTTGTGGGCCTCGTCAAGGACAACGCGGTCCCACGCTCGGCTAAACAAGGAGAAGCTGTGATACAGCTTCTCGTAGTTGCTGATGTATACTGTGGGGCGGCATTTCATGAAGTGACGCGGAATGGCACCATCGCCATCACGCGCGACCCATTCTCCTTTCACGACCTCATAGACTTTCATTCCTGCTCGCTGGCAGACTTCGGCCCAGGTCTCGATCATGGCCAGCGGCGCAATCAGGAGGGTCGCCTTCTTGGGGTGATTGGCCATGGTGGCCGCGATTTGGATGGTCTTTCCTAGACCCATGTCGTCGCACTGGAATCCGCCGCGAACGACTACGACGTCTTTGCCGTCGCGCGTGGGGACCTCAGTTCCCGTTTTTTCTTTCTCCAACATCCAACGAATCCCATCCTCCTGATGGGTAAAGTAGGAGAAATCCTTCCAGAGAGGGAGTAACGTGGACGGCGTGGAGGACATGGAAAAGTGTGGTTACCTGAAAAAAAGGCGCCTCCTTTCTTCAATTTTTATTTTCCGATTTTCATGTTTATGATAAGGACAAATGTCAGTCCATCCAGTAGACTTCGCTGTGATAAAGTGGGATGACTGGCGCGACATGAGCGACAACAGGAGGTGACGAACTCTCTACGTGTCCAGGTCGACGTTCCGCCCATTGTTTCACAGTATACAAGAAGCACTCGTGGATGGAACGAACAGTATTACCATCTTGAACGGTATATTGAGGGACAAGCTCCATGATGGAATAGTCGGACCACTCAATCCACACGAGAGCGCTATGAGGAATGGTTTGTTTGAAAGGGGTCTCATAGAGTTTTTCTCCTTGGAATTCGGACATATGCCCTTTCAAGTAGTCGAGGAGCGCGGTTCGGTGAAACGCCTGAAACTGTTCTCCTACACGAATCAGGATGTGCCAACTAGAATCTTGTAAGAATGCGCCGCTGTCGACATCCTCGTAGGCAAACAGGTCGAATGCAGGCTGCCCTATTAAACAGGAGACATCTGCTCGCGCATCAGGTTCGTTGATGCTAGGACAAGGAAGGTTAACCAGCCGAAACCCACGCGCTTTGTATTTTTCGATGCGTTCCACCTCACGCTCGGTGATGTCTCGAGTTGGATAGAAACACATGTCCTTTCGAAGAGTCTCTCTCTCCAACGTCGTCTCAAATGTATTGTTATCCGAATTCCACCACGTCATACAAGGAGTCAGGTCAAAATTGTCCTGGATGTAATGGAACAGATTTTTCTCTTGTAGTAGAATGAGCTGGATGGTTTTCCCGTCTCGGTTAACGAAAGAGAGAATGTGGGTGATTCTGTGAAGATTCTCATAGTCGGTTTCTCTGGGATCGCATTTCATGGTGACGTTGAACCCGTGCTGAATCAGAAAGTTCGAGAAGAGGTAGAGGTTGCCATGTTGTTGGTAGGCCCCACGTGCTGCCACGAGTTCTTGGGTATCTTCTGCCCAGATGTCCATATCACCAGGTGTAAATCCTGGATCCACTCCGTGTTGCTGGAGGTAAAGTGCCAAGGCTGCGCTGCCTGCCACGAGGGAGTTTGTGGCATTGACGAGTTCTTGGAAGGGAGCGAACGGAATGCGATACGACTCGAGAAAGGCCTCCATGGATACCATTAAAAAGAACCGCCGTCTTTTTCAATTTTTTAGTATTTTCTATGTTTATTTGTTTATTTAGAGGGATTCGATAAGGAACGGAAAGTGTACTGCCTCACCACGTACCAGAGAGGCGCCCGCGGAAGTGGCGTGACCATTGAAGATAGTGCCCTCGGTCAAGTTGATGCCATGTGAAACGGCGCTTCGCGCCGAGTAGACGACCATGGATTTCATGGTGCTCTTTTGGCCTTTGGTGTAGAACACCTTGTTTCGGTAGTTGATAAAGATGCTGATGTCAGGATCGTTCGTGAAGACCAAGTGAGATGCTTCCGTTGTATCCAACACCACATCCGTGGTATTCATCAAGAACAGCTTGCGTCCCAGCCACGTCGAAGGCACCTGCCACTCCGCCACGTGATTCTCGTCAATCCTGACGATGTATCCTTTGGACTTGATGATGTTCAAGAGCTGGTTGTCCTTCATGTGAAGGCCTTTCTCTCCTTGATCCACGTACCACGCGTAGGCCTCGGGATGTTCAGTGATGTTGTAGACGAAGGAGTTCGTCAAGTGAATGGCGTCGGCCAGACGGTGTTGAACGGGCAGACGGGCAAGTTCATGGAGAAACTCACGAAGGCAGCGGTCCTCGTAGGTGACATCCACCCAGCGGTCCACACGGTCAATGGAGTGAAGCCACGCGGGAATCGGCATATCGGGGTAGAAGTACTGATGCGTCTGGAGCGCGGCGCAGTGTTCGGTGTGAATCGGGCACGCATCGGCGGGCCACTGTTCGATGGCGGTGGCATGATGGTCGATGCACTGGATGGAACGCACGCGAGCCTCGGTCCATTCTTCGCGAACGTGGGCGGGAACCGAGACATCAAGGAGCCACACGTCGGTGCCTTCCATCACCTCCGCGGCGGGCCAGGTGTTGGACTGCGAGGGCGCGATGGGAAACATCTGAATTCCGCCAAATTGGTTGAGTTGGCAGTAGGCGAAGTAAGCAGCGAACCAGCCGTCGATGCAGTTGCCGTGGAAGAGAATGGTCGTTTGAAAGCGGGCTTCGTCGGACATCTTGGAAATGGAATGGAAGTGGGTGTGATTACTGTCTAAGACGGCATCAGGCTTCAATTTTTTTCTAAAAGAAAAAGAAAAAAGGGGACGCCCCTCGTTTCTTTTATTTTCGGTTGATAGTATGTGTTCTTATAAGTGTAGATTAGTCGTCATTTTTGTGGATGTCAATCTGTGGCTGCGATGGCATCACCTCGTGTGATGTGCGCTCTAATCACATCTTCAAAGCGCTCGGACGACAGGTGGCGAACACAGTATTTGTTCCATCTGCGGGGCTCATCAACACGCTCCAATGCGTAGGTGATGCGAACGCCACTCGTGTCCCAACGGCCTGTACCGTCCTTTGCGAAGAAGATATCGCCGATGCGAGCGTCGATACAGCGTTCTTGCTCCTGTCTCCATCGGCGTGAGCAGATGGTATAACACAGCGAAAGAGCTGGCGGAGGTCCTTGTCCAACGGCATACTGAGGTTCCACAGCAGCGGAGTAGATAGACTCTTCAGGGGTGTAGTACGCCCAACCGTTGCCGTCGACGGCTTTCTCGTGGTCGACGAGGTTCCACCAGTGCCAGAGTTGTTTGTTCACTTGTTGTTGAAGAAGAAGATGCGTCGCGGGCATGTTCTGTACGTATTCGAGGTCGGTCATGGATGTTTGAGCGGACATGGATTGCTTGGATTGCTTTGCGGGTTTGACTTCCCTCAGAACCGCAACCGATTTCAATTTTTAAAGCGGAACGCTTTACGCTCAAGAAAAAAGCCGCAGCCTTTTTCTTTTTTCGTTATTTTCTTGTAGTTATTGATTTGATTAGATGAAGCGGAGTTCTTCCTTGATGTCGGCTCCAAAGGAGCACGCAAACTTCACGAGGGAGCGAGGGATGTACGCGTGCTGTCGAAAGCGTTCGTCCAACTTCCTGGACTCGTCGGCGAGCGTGCGAAAGCGTTCAAGGACGAGAGGAATCGAATCCATCACATCATTGTCGCAGTTGACATTGAGCTGTCTCTTTTTGTACTCGTGGCAATCCTGGATTGCCCAGCACACGCGAGTGAGCCACGAAATGGCCTCCGCCGTCAACTCGTCAGAAGGGTCTGCGCGCACCTTGAGAAAGAGTATGGTGTTTCGAATGGCGTAATCGGCATCGGGAGCAGCCGTGTCCAGCGCGGCCACCAGCGACTGGGCATCAGCGCGGACAGCCAACTTCTTGGGGGCCGGCGGGCACACCAAGGGAGCAGCCGATTTGGTAGGAGTGGTCATGGAAGCGATGCGAGCGGAGCGACGGGGAGCAGACATGGATGGTAGTAGGCAGGCGGGTTTGGTTTCTATCAAGGTGACGCGCGGCTTCAATTTTTTTATCACAAAAGAAAAACGGGGCGTCCCCTTTTTTCTTTTATTTTCTTCTTGTGTTTCTTCTTATTCAGTGTCTGGCTCGGGTACTTGTTCTTGGGGGCTCGCCATAACGCATCTCTGGCAAAGCGTGAACTCGCGATTGGCGTTCTCCTTGGCGCGTTGTTCGTCTAAGATGGTTTTCAGCAGCTGCCCTGATTCGATAAGGGCTCGACGGGCTTTGTAGACCTTGGCGGATGCCAAGAGTTGGTCCTTTGCTTCCTTCAGTTCAGCTTCGGTCACTTGGGAGAGGTCAACGCAAGAGTAGTGTGACATCTTCTTGGAATGCGCGTGGTTAGTTTCTATCAAAGCAGCACTCTGTTTCAATTTTTTCATTAAGAAAAAGAGTCGCCCCTTTTTCTACTTAATTTTCTAGTTATGCGTATCGATTATGCCGCAGCGTCTACGCCGCCGCGTTTCGTTGCCACTGCCCATAGCAACACATACATATGTGATGAGGTTGGTTGTGTTGGTCGGATGAATCATCGGACCAATCCACACATTCCGTGTGGTTACATTCGCGACCACAGTGGGGGCAGTCAAACATCAACGAAGTATATTCTTGGATGTCCACAAGAAGATCGACCACGTTGCCTTTCGCCTCCAATAAGGGCTGTATCGTGTAGATCCGATCGAGGTCGTTCAGTTCATTGTAGTCCAACACCAAATGGACATCGCTGAAACCCAGCCACATCGTTTGAGCGATGTAATGGCGTACATCGTAGATGATCGCCGTTCTCTTGACCGCTAAGTACGTTTCATGGCCTGTCATGTTCTGAAGGATCACAAGAATGTGGGAGTCCTCGATGGGGTCGGTGCGATTCGGAAGTGATACGACGAGTTCGGTAGTGGATGACATGGATGGACAGTTCTTTGTGCCTTCTCTTTCCACAAAGACTAACTTCAATTTTTTAAGAGGAACGCTTTACGCAGTGAGCGGCCTTCAAGCCGCTCAAGAAAAAAGAGGGGTTTCCTCCTTTTCTTTTTAGTCAGTTTTGTATTTTCTATTGTTTCTTTGGGATTTCTGTTTTCTATTGTTTCTTACTTATTCAGCGAATTCGTATTCTGCCTTGAAGAATTCGATAGCGAATTCCACTTTCGGGTTCGTGGCTTGTCCCAGCAGCGCTACGTAGCAGGCTTGGATAATGATACGGGAATCAATGCTAAACCAGCGCGAGGCGTATTGATTCAGGGCAGAGTCAAATTCCCATGAATCATATCCATTGATTCCGTCGAATTTCGCCTCTTCCTCAAGTTGCGAGATCGCCAGCATCAGTTCCTGCGTCTCTTTCTCGTCCAGCACGCGCTGCGCGCCAACGTGACGTGCGCAGCCAGGGCAACGGGACGGCTCGTAGGACCGCCAGACGGTGTCGCAGTCCCAGCAGGACTGAATCGGGTGGTCAATTCCCTTGTCGGCTTGGGATTCTTCGGTAGGCATAACGGGGACGGTGGCTTGGATTCCGATTTGGCGGGCTTGGATGGCTTGGATGGCTTGGATGGCTTGCATGGTGGCTTGGATTGCGTTGCGTGGCTTGCGGTTCTTGGTTACTTGTGATTGGTTTCTCTCTAAGGGCCCCTCCCTTTCAATTTTTTTCCAAATTTGACAAATGGCGCAGGCGGGTGTAGACCCCTCCCCCTATCCTTTGGCCAAAGAAGGGGGGGGGGTACCCCCCCCTCCCTTGTATAAGAACGTCAATCTCGATTAAAAATTGAAGGTACTTGAGAAAGGGGTACCCCCTCCCCCCCCCCCCTCCTTTGGCCCAAGAAGGCGGCCCCTCCCCCCCTGCCTGCCTCGCGGAAACCGTCAAATCTAAAAAAAAATTGAAAGGCGGGGTGCCCTAAGTAGAAGCCAATCACAAGCAACCAAGAACCGCAAGCAATCCACGCAATCCAAGCAACATGTCGAACATCCAGAACATCACCGAGTCGTTCAAGGGCCTCTCCGTTGAGGAGCTCCTTACCATCGTGGCCGCCGCCACCGCCGAAGCCAAGAAATCCGCCAAACTCGTCGCGAAAGCGCCGAAGGAGGCCAAAGAGAAGAAGGGCAGCATGCCCAAGGGTATCAGCCCGCCGCAGCTGGACAAGCCCCGCAAGTGGGTCGACTTCGTCCTGAAGCGCGCCAACGAGGCCGGCTGGCCGGCCATTACCGTCAAGGACACGGAGGCGCTGCCTGCGTCCGTTGAGCGCGACGGCAAGCACGTGTTCGAGGCGACGGGCAAGCCGCTGAACAACAAGCAGGCCATGTCGCTGTCCAAGCAGTACTGGTCGCGCAAGGAGGCCGTTGGCACGAACAAGGAGCTGTACGACGAGTTCGATGCTCAGTACGTGCCGCCCGCGCCGGCGGCTCCGAAGGAGGCCGAATCGGACGCGGAGTCTGAGGCGTCCGAGGCGTCCGTTGAGTCGGCGCCCAAGGAGAAGAAAGAGAAAAAAGCGAAGAAAACCGAGGAGGAGAAGGAGGCCGAGAAGGTCGCCAAGAAGGAGGCCGCGGCCCTCAAGAAGGCGCAGGAGAAGGAGGCCAAGGAGGCGGCGAAGAAGGCCGAGAAGGAGGCGGCGGCCGCCCTCAAGAAGGCCGCTCCCAAGGAACCTGAGGCTCCCAAGGCGGCTGCGGCGGCCAAGCCGGTCGCGATGAAGCTCAAGAAGGCGGCTCCGAAGGTTGAGGAGCTCCCGTTTGACATCGAGGCCGATGAGATGGTCCACGAGTGGGTCTTCCAGGGCAAGAAGGTGTATGTCAACTCCGACGGCGAGATGTGGCAGCGCAGCGATTCGGACGAGGCGGGTCCGTGGATGGGCAAGTACGACCCTGCCACCAAGGTCCTTGATGCTTCGGCCTCGGAGCCTCTGTATGCCGACGAAGAGTAAAAAAAGAGTAAAAAGAGTGAAACAAGAAGAAAAATGAAAAAAAGAGTAAAACAAGAAGAAACAATAGAAAAGAACAAAACGACTAAAAAAACAAAAAAAGAGAAAAAAAACTCTTTTTTTTGTGATCAGATAAAATTGAAAATGGATGCTACTCTAAGTAGAAGTCAACCACAAGCCATCCAAGCCATCCATGTCAGCCATCCAAGTCGCTCAAGAAGGAATCGACATCCCGCTCGTCTCCTGCAACGAATGCCACGCCGTCTGGCACTCCGTGGAGTGTGAGCGCTGCCCACTCTGCGGCCAGAATGTAGGCGTCCTTTACATCCTTAGTGACCAGCAGAAATCCATGCTGTTGAGTGCTGTGAACCAGCTCAATAAGGAGCGCATCGCGCGTGCTTCTGAGTACGAGACGTGGACGTTCGGAGAAATTCTCCGCAAGAACGTGCCGTGGTATGAGGCGGATAGTCGTCGGACCATCCAAGCCTGCTACCTGGCGCTCCTCAGGCGGCACGAGGCCCTTATCGCCGCATCACAGCCGCGCACATTGACGAAAATCACATTCGCGATGGAGTTCTTCAAGGAAGCGTACCTCCAAGCGCCCGAGGACCCGATGATGTACAAACAAGAAGACGAAGAAGACCAGCATGACTCTGATGTGGACGAGTGGTGAAACCCAACGAAACAATAGAAACAAGAAACTTACTAAAAAGAAAAGGCAAGGAGGCCCCTTGCTTTTTATTTGTCATTAGCATAAGTAGGAGTTTACCGTGAGTATTCTGAATAAAAATTGAAATGGCGAGACCGCATAAGGAGAAGTCAAACACAAGCAATCCAAGTATCCATGAATCCCAACGCAACGCCTTTCCACATGCCCCGCACGCTCCACATGCCCCGCAAGACGACCTACGCCACTGCTCTTGGAAAAGAGCACACCTACGCGCAAATCTTGACCTTCTACGCCCCATTCGCACCCATCGAGGATCTGACCGATGAACAGAAGGCGCAGCAGCAAGTCGATGCGCTCGGCAGCAAAATCACCTACCAAGAGCTCTTGGCGATGGCTACTTCCATGTCCGCCGCAGAGTTCGTGTTAGAGTAAACACAATCAGAAAAAAGAAAATAAGAAGAAAAAGAAAAAAGGGCGAAAGCCTTTTTTCTTGTAAAAAAATTGAAACCGATGATGACGAATAGTAGGTCACTCATCCATCCAAGATATCCATGTCGTGCTACATTTGCTTAGAAGAAGAAGGCCAGTTGATGAACGTGAGCGGCTGCGACTGCAAGGGGAGCATCGCCATTCACCAAGCGTGTCTCCAAGAGTGGATTGTCAAAGCAGACAATCCCTTCAAGTGTACCGTGTGCAAGGGCGATTATGCGGGTTCGTTCTTGACGAACTTTCTCACAGAGGAAGAAATCCTGTACCACCCGAAAGGAGAAGAGGAAGAATACGACGAGGAATCCGAGCCCATCTACACCATATACAATGGTCTTCCCATCATTGAACAGAACGGCTTCTTGCTGTTCGAAACAGACAAGCACAAAACTATCTACTTCGAGATGTTCGACAAGGAGGACTATGCGGTCAAAACAGAAATACGCCATCGCCAGAAGAAGGCCATGAAATTCCAAGTCAAAGCGCAGCGACACCCTAAGTGGAGCAAATCCATGCCGTTTCGAAAGTAAATAGATCCAGAAACATCAGAAAAAACAAAGAAAAAGGGCGAAAGCCTTTTTTCATGTAAAAAATTGAACAAACGATATATCCATGAGATGAGTTACTCATGGTGCTCTCTTATATCACCAACATGATCTCTTTCGATCAACCACCGCAGTATGAAGGTGCTGACATTGATGAGGAACTTACACTGCCGATACAGATGCCAGAGCAATCCGCATCAGCACCCGCGACTGTGTCCAAGCATCATATCATCTCTATCATCGATTTCATGCGGCATTCACGTCGCACACATATTCATGAACACCGCATTTCCATGCCGACTATTTCAAGACTCTAAGAATTTGTAATGATAGAAAACATAAAAATAAAAAGACAGCGGTGGTCTTTTTTTATTTGAGCGGCCGAAGGCCGCTCACTACGTAAAGCGTTCCGCTTAGAAAATTGAACTCATACACCGTCCAGCAAAAAGATAACATGACGACCTTCCATGATCTTCCATTCGATACGCGCAAAATCATTGCGAGCTTCTTAGTAAAGCCTGTCTACAAACTACGCAGCTGGCTTTCGATGGATCAACTGTTCCCTCATTCACTCTCTTCTAATCCTTATGCGCTCGAGTGGATTGAGAAGAACATGGAGAAGGTGAATTGGTTTGAACTTTCCAGGAATCCGTATGCGATTCCTATATTGGAACAAAACCTAGATAAAGTAAACTGGTACATGCTTTCCAAGAACCCCCATGCGATTCAGATTCTGAAAAATAATCTGGACAGGGTGGATTGGACCATGCTCTCTCTGAATCCAAATGCAATGCCCTTGTTAGAAAAGAATCCAGAGAAAATCTGCAATCCATTTCTCTCTAAAAACCCAAGTGCAGTCCCATTTCTGGAACGGTATCCAGAGAGAATCCATTGGCCAATGCTCTCCTCTAATCCGAATGCGATTCATCTACTGGAACGCCATCCAGAGAGAATCGATTGGGAATGGTTCTCTAAGAATCCGAGCGCCATTCATCTACTGGAACAACAGCCAGAGAAAATCGTTTGGAACTCACTCAGTGAAAATCCGAATGCGATCCCGCTTCTGGAGAAGAATCTGGACAAGATCAATTGGTACTTGCTCTCTAACAATCCTGGTGTGATCCCTCTTCTGGAGAAGAATCTGGACAAAGTCAATTGGCATATGGTTGCGTTGAATAAAAGCCCTGACGCGGTGAGACTGTTTGAGAAATGCCAAGAATGTGTCAAACTCGCATCTGTCTATCTCTCACAGCATCCATCCATCTTTGAAGTGGATAAAGAGACGGTATCCAAGAAGACAGACGAACTCGCAAAAATGTTGTGCTTTTAAACAATCAATTCTCTTTAGAAGAGTCTTGATTGGGTAATAGAACATACTTAACGACGATGAGACTTGCGGCGATGAGACTTTCGACGATGAGACTTGCGACCAGCGTGTTGTGCTCCTGGAGGTTGTGCTCCTACAGGTGGACCAAATACCAACCCAATTCGCCCTGCTGGTACATCAGGTGCCATGAGTGCATTTTGATTTCTTACTTCACGGATAAATGAACCGGCTAGAGGAGCAGGGCCGGCTAGAGGAACAGGTGCGGCATTTGGCATTTCTAGATTCGCAGGCACATTAACGTTCATATTGTTTGGTGGCGGGCTACTCCCTCCCATTCTAGCGCGCTTTGTTGAGCGACTACGACGAGACTTGTTGTAAGAACGCATCTTTATACTATATACGCAGATAAATCATCTACCCATTCCGTATATCTCGAAACAGGTCTCTTTTAAAAATTGAAATCGGAGTCTCCTCCATATAGAGACAACCAGCCAACAATGCAGACCATCCGACTCACTCCCTACAACGTCCAACAGTATGTTGGATGCGACATCATCTTCAAGCACGGCAAAAACCTTATCGTGAGAAAAGTTGCTCGCGTCTCCAATGGACGCAAAACGATTATGATTGACTATCCTGAATTGCGAAACAACCTGGAAATCGTGACGAGAAACGTCAGGGTCATTGTATAAATGTCAATTTATAAAGAATAAAAAGAAAAAAGAAGGGGTAACCCTTTTTCTTATTCGAAATAAAAATTGAAGCGATGGATCTGATATGTAACTATCAGACCCATCCATGAATCCTATTCAAGCACTACAATCGCCGACTTCCATGAGCCACCACTTCGTGTGCCCGCCGGCACCTCGTGCTTCTCAAGCTACTCCGTCCTTTACATGGTCTGGCGCATCCTCCCCTGCCAGTGAGACAACCTTCAGTTGGGGAGCGCTGCCGACCTGGACCCTGCCGCCGCCTCAAAACCGCTCAGGCGCGGCCGCGCCTACTGGCGGTGAGCCGTCGCTCAGTTGGGCGGACGTTGTTCTTCCTGCCGAGCCTGAGTCGCTCCGCCATTTGACGATACCGATGGACAGCGCAGCATACGCAACTCTTCCCTCGCAACAAGCCGATGACATCGTTCACCCCGACATCAAGCACATCCTCATTCGCCAGCGAGGCTCGTACTGGTGGGAGAAATCACAAGCCATGCTGGAACAACAATTTTCGAGCGGGGCGCGCCGACCGATACAGGGAGGCTTCTACGTCTTCTTGGAGGAGGAGCAGTCAGGCAACATCGTACGCTTCGGAAATGTCCTTGCGGGGGCGTGCTGGCGGATGCAGACCGTTGCGTTCCCGAAAGGACATCCTGATGCGGGCGTGGCACCCTACCAAATGATTGACGTGCGAGAGTAAAACATAAACATTCAGAAAATATAAAAAAGCAAAAATTGAGGGCGAAAGCTCCTCTTTTTTGCTTCAGAAATCAAAGATGTCACGTAATCTCCTCCATATTCTAACTGATATGTTAAAAATAATGAATGTAGCACCAACGGGCAAGCACGGCGGGTTCGACATTGCTTTCCATTCGACGCTGTTCTTCGGCACGGCTGGGATCCATTCGCTGTATGTGTATGGTACGTCAACCACGGAAGACATCACAGTAGTGAACAAGTATCAAATGGACCTTCATGGCTTCACAAAATTTATGGTACATGATGACAAAGGGCGCCATTATGCAGTGAATAACAGTTATTGGTATTGGAAATGGGATAGCGTGGAGGATTGGGCAGCCATCAAGAAAGGCGATCGTATCCAAGTGAAGTATTATGGGATTCGAGCACCATTGTTTGGTGTATTTCCGAATATCGTATCTACAAAATTGAACGTCGGCACTCCATAAAGATAACATCACACTCATGCCGCACCATTATCATACTCGTCAGCAAACAAAGATCCGCGAATCAATGCTACAAGACTTGAAGAAGATCATGGATAAGATCGACGCCGCGTCGACACCTAAAATGCGCCTTCAAGCGTGTATTACCCTTTATCAATATTTCACAGTTCATCTTAATATATTCACCTATTTTCCTCTATTGAAACCTATTATGTGGGATAAAATGGCCGAAATGGAGAAGGGTATTCTTGTTGATTTACAGAAACTCCCCTCCATGCTTGAATCAAATCAAACCTATGTCAATGACTTGTTACTCAAACGCTATCTACTGATGGACGCCCTTTCCGCCATGGAGAATCTTCGTCTCACTTATTGGTAAAACATACAATACGAAAAAACGGCAAGCCTTTAGCGGCATTTTGATAGCCACGTAGTGGGCTTTTTTCGTGAATTTTGATTCGATATGTATAGTAACAATGTCCTATCGATCTCCCACTCCTCGGCTACCAGTGATCAATGAGGAACCAGACAGGATGCGATCGAACTCGGTATCACCCGTTCTAAGTGCTCCGATTGTGATTCCACCCATTATCATTCCAGATGCGCCAACCGACAAAGTACGCCCTTGTGCCCCTTATGCACGACCCGTTATTCATACAGTAATCATCGAGCCTGGAGTGTATTCTTCTCCAAAAGTTCAAGAAGAACCGCCTTCGCCTATACCGTCGCACATACCGAATTGTATGTGTGGGTATACAAAAATCATACTAGGATTTGTTGCGTGTCCTATAGTCTGTTCCGCCAGTTGTCTCGCAGGAACCACGTATACCATGTACAACATTATTCGATGTAATACTCCTGATAATGATACATTGAAATACCGTGACACGTTCTGTACCCATTATGGATGCGGTACCGCCTATACGACATCGTATCGACTAATCGAAAGTGGTCTACGAGATATCCGTGTTCAACAGCATATGTTTCGATGATGTCAAGAATAAAAGAGTTTCCTTTGCGCTAAGGGCATAAAGGAGACGCTTCGTCGTTTGTTTTTATTTACGATGAGTGCGATGCTTACGCTGCGTTCGCTTGCGGTGCGTTCGCTTGTGGTGCGTTCGTCGCTTGCGGGAACCGCCGTTTCGATTATTAGCAGGCAGTCTTTCTTTCAATGTATCAGATAACTCACTTATCGACTTTCGTAGTTTCTTTGATATATTGATCGTCTCATCTAAGCGCGCAGATATCTGAGCACGATGTTCAAGAGGAGCACGACCTTGGGAAGTGGCAATCACTCTATCATACGATTCCGCCATATTGTCATTCAAATTATGTATATTATCTATGAACGCAGGCATGATGTCATTATTTCTCGCAAAGTCAATCGCATCTATAATATGGTCATCTGAATTAGCAAAGACTTCGCCTAGAGTTCTCAAATCAGTATCAAATTTATTCTTACTATTTAAAAAATTCTTTCTATATTCTCCACTAAAAAGGTTTTTGCGAAACTCTAATAAAACTTGTACTGTATCATTGACTGCAATATCAGCATTATTTAAAGATGTGAGTAGATGTTGTTCTTCCTGAGTTGCCATGTTTCTATTAGGGTATCTTATTTTTAAAATGACCGTATCCGTATCGTTTTGCTACACTCATCAAAAAACCGTAAAATTGACCTCATTCATACATGAGAAAAATAGCTACCGACATGTTTCAACTACCGATTATAACATATCCTACACGTACTTTTCGATGTGATATCGCATACCATTGTGCAAAACGTGTGTATCATCCTGTTACGAAACCGGCTGTACCACGCGCTAGAGTCTATGGAGGAATTCTTCATACGATTCACGAAGATCCCGCACAAGTGCGCTATTTATTGGTACAAGGCCGCTATTCTGAAAAGTGGTCCTTTCCAAAGGGACATTCATATGAGGGAGAGAATCCACTAACATGCGCGAGACGAGAGATCGCAGAGGAAACGGGCAAGGATACGCTTCCAGACCCAGTGGAGTACATACGAATTGGTTATGGCAATTATTATGTCTTTGTATGTCATACGATGTTTGTCCCTGCTCCACGTGATACTGGTGAAATTATGGCAGCGGAGTGGCTTACCTTATCAGAAATGGCTCATCTTTCCTTAAATGTAGATGTGAGTCGATTTCGAAAGAAACAATCAAAACAAATCGCGATGGAAAACGTGTTTGCGTACCAAGGATGTGGTTAAAATATAAAAGAACGATAGTAGGATGTTACACGTCAAGACAGATGAAATCTACGGAAAAAATGATGTAGTGAATTCCAATGATTTACGGAAGCACATTGTGAGCATCGATTCACGATTTCGTAACTCGCATATGGAACCGCCTACTGATTTTTCATATCGTTTCGCACATCCTTACAAGAATGTGATCAAGGCACGGGTGGCATCGGTTGAAATTCCGAACGGATTTTATCATTTCTCCAAAGTCAAAAAGAATACCATGTTTCGTTTGGATGCAACGGATTACGCAGGAAATAGGCACTTTTTACAGGTCACTATTCCTGACGGTGACTATACAGCATGTGAGCTAGTCGAAACCATCCAGTGTCAATTAGATGCGATTAAGGATACCTATGGTCTATTCTTTCGAATTACATATGATAAACGGAGCAGAAAGGTGACGTTTACACACGACGGTTCTGCGCCAGCGCCGTGCCCTCCTGGACCGACCCACTGTCCTGTGACGTTTGGTCTTACGTTTGCTATGGTAGGCCTGGAAGATCGGTATTATGATTTCGGTCTAGGATACAATCTAGGATTTTCTGATCATTTTTACGCAGTTGATTCACCTTTCTCGATTACGAGCGAATCGCTATTGACAGTAAAACGCGATCAGTATTTCCTATTATCGGTGGACGATTTCTATACAGTGGAACATAAGACGAACGAAACATATATCCAATGTTTGGCAAAGATATTGAACAAGCAGGATCAGAATGGGATTATTTTTGATGATGGGTATACTGTTCTTTCAAATGATATTATTTTTCCGAGACCTATCGATTTGAAGCAAGTGAAGATTAGATTGCTGGATATGTATGGGCAACCGATCGATCTTCACAATCTGAACTTTTCGATCTCACTTGAGATCACGGAGGTGATGAACATGCAGCTGTATGATAACTATCGAACGTACTTGTGGAATAAGGAGGAACCGCGCGCAGTGAAACAAACGAGTGGATCATCCGCTGGGATCGCTCCTCCCGCTCTCAATTACAACTAGTGGGGACACTGGCGCCTCTCTAAAGAGTCCGCATCCTGCGGATGCTTTACCCCACACCCCTGTACCAATGTAGTAAGAACGAATAACATTTATGATAATATACTCTCAAATAAAAAATTGAAATCGACTCATCCCTCAACAATAATCATCCCACTCTTCCAAGATGCCATTCGGTCGTATTCGTCAACCCGTCCAAGCCCTCCCTCTCGCTCTTCCTCTTCCTCTTCCCCACAATGACGTGGATTATCTGGATCAGCGATTCCAAGCATATTATTACACACCAGATGGTGTAGAACAGATCATCTGTGTGGAATGGAATACTCGACAGCACCGAGCCATCTTTATCGATGGAAATCAACAGAGTTTTACGATTGATGTGCGACGTGAATACCAAGTCACCTTGGCAGAGGTATTAGAATTACATGGTATCGTCATCCACGAGATCGAACTACAAGACATGCGCGGACAGAACATTCCAGACGCGCAAGCGATGTTAAACCAATCGGTGGAGGACATGCCACTATTGGCTGGATCGATTTGGTCTCCGCCGGCTGCTCCCATAGAGCAAGCATTGTATCAGCCAGAGCTTTATGCAGCTGGATAAAGATGCTAGAAATCTCTAAAATTTGAAAAGAAACCAATGAAAGAAATAAACCACACCCATGTCCGATATCAGAGAACGAACCAATTCCACGCACGAAGCCTATCTAAAACGAGTCGTGATTCCGCCTATCATGATTCCAGTACCTACTTCTCAATCTACACCACGTCATAATGTAAGAGCGCCAATACAATCTCCACGACCCGTGATACAAACATCACAACAATCATCACGAATCCAGCAAGTAATACCGAGAGTAGAAAGACGTCCTAGTCGTCTTCCTCCGCCCGACAACAATTTACCAACAGGTGCGAAAGGATGCCTCTGCGGATGCATCAAAATTACAGGAGGATATTTCATGTGTCCACTCTTATGTCCTGCGAGTTGTATCGCAGGAGGATGTCGTGGCCTCTATCACGCCCTCACATGTGATAAATATAATGAAGGCGATGACCCACATCAGTTGTGTGTATGGTTTGGATGCTATAACGCATGTGTGATATCAAGTACATGGATCGAAGAGGGGTTGGCCGATATGAGAAGAAAGCCACAAGGAGAACAAGATATGGTACGATAATACGTATGTATATTTCATTCTATTTTATATTTTTTAACCAAGTAGGATGATCAAGACGCTAGATGAGCGCGAACAATGCGACTTGGAATGCCTGGTGATCGGCGCATTTTCACCGCTCACCACCTATATGACCAAAGACCAATATCTCTCTTGTCTTCAAACTATGCGTATGGATCGACATATCTTTCCTATTCCGATCACACTTAGTGTTCCATCAAAACTCGAACAAGGGACACGGATCGAATTGCGATCGAATACAGGAATCCATTTTGCGGATCTGATCACGATCGAATGTTGGCCGATCGATCTGGAGAGTGAATGCAACGCCGTATTTGAAACAACGGATCAAAATCATCCCTATATTCAATATTTGAGATCAAAGACAGATCAGTATTATGTGTCTGGTACATTGACTGCGCGGCCGAACGCATCATATCATACCACGCATATCAAGCATCGACAGACTCCACAAGAGTCCAGATCGAAACAACCACTGATCGGTTTCCAGACACGTAACCCCCTTCACCGATCTCACATTGAATTGATTAAGGCATCTATGCGTAAAGTCCCAAACGCTCATCTCCTTCTTCATCCTGTGGAAGGTGTCACCCAAGAATGCGATGTTCCATTTTCTGTAAGAATGAAGTGCTATAAGGAGGTTCTACCGCATCTAGAAAATGCGTCTCTATCGGTTCTTCCGCTCAGTATGCGAATGGCGGGACCAAGGGAGGCGGTGTGGCATGCCATTATTCGACGAAATTATGGATGTACGCATTTCATTGTGGGACGAGATCACGCGGGACCCTCTTATAAAAAGAAGGACGGGACCCCTTTTTTTGATCCGATGGCGGCACAGAACCTAGCACGTAAGTTGGAACCTGAGTTGGGAATCGAGATCATTACAAGTGAAGAAGTTGTCTATTGTGAAGATATTGATCAATACAAAGAAATCAACGAGGCAAAATCACATACCGTCCAATCGATTTCAGGAACGGCATTTCGATCGATGCTCGAGTCTGGATCAAATATTCCATCGTGGTATTCCTATCCAGGCGTGATCACAACTCTCCAACAATATTATAATCGCCCTCGTGGAACATGTTACTATTTTGTGGGACTCTCGGGATCAGGAAAGAGTACGTTAGCGGAGATACTAAAAAGCCATGTAGAAGAAAAATACCCGCATCGTCAAGTAACATTGTTGGATGCAGACATTATTCGGACCCATTTGTCAAAGGGTCTAGGATTTTCAAAAGAAGATCGATCAATGAATGTGAGACGGATCGGTTATGTGGCATCGGAAATTGTAAAGCATGGAGGATTGGTAGTAGTAGCGAACATTGCACCATATGAAGAGGACCGAGCCTATAATCGTGAGCTGATCGAACAACATGGAGATTATATACAGATCTTTGTGAATACATCGTTGGAAGAATGTGAACGAAGAGATGTGAAGGGATTGTATCAGGCGGCCAGAGCGGGAATGATCAAACAATTCACTGGAATTTCTGATCCGTTCGAGGTGCCAACGAATTCAGAGATAATACTGGACGAGGCGCCTCTTTCGGAACAGGTAAGCATGTTGCTGGCAAAAGTGGTTTAATAATATTCCGTTCTTGCGGCCAATCGTTACCGCATCCTGATTTTTTTGGACATATGTCTTCTATATCAGCCATCCAATTAGCACATATGCGACATGATGGGTGAGGCATTCCTGGAATAGCTTTCGCATTAGCAAGACTAGGGTCAGGCCACCAATTTGAGCATAATTCGCCAGCTCGTTCGGGACTCATCGATGTGCTGATGGATAAAATAGGAGTCGCACCCTTCATATTTATGATAAGCACATATAAAAAAATTGAAGTAGAAACGCGTATAGAAAAGGATAACTGAAAATGGACATATTACGAATTGGATTGATTATTGCGGCATATATTCTTTATCGAAGTACGATCTTACATCCTACAGGTAATATCAATTATATTCTGGAGACATACAAAACCCTCGCAGCGGTCTATATTGTAATCTACATCCATGGTCATCAGTTCCCTTATCGCGAAATGACAATCATTGCGAACTGTGTAATGGGTTATATCATTGGAAGTCTGCTTCGTAAATTCTATTACAACGATTATTAAAAACTGTTTTATCTATTTTTATGGTAAAATTGAACGAAATGAAGGAGAGGATTGTGAAGCACAACTCCACTATGGAAATCGCTCTAGAACGCATACAATGTTGTGCGGATGGGATTCTGAATCTTGCTCGTCTGGAACTGACGGAACTCCCACCTCTCCCTGAAGGAATCATTGAAGTGAATTGTTCCTTTAATAGGCTAACGTCTCTTCCAAAACTTCCGTCAACCCTGCGTTATTTAGTGTGTACTCGTAATCAGTTAACATCTCTTCCAGAACTTCCTTCAAACCTTCAACGATTAGTATGTAACCAGAATCAATTGGTATATCTGCCACCTCTCCCATCATCGCTATGTAGTCTCACGTGCGATCGTAATCAATTGACGTTCCTTCCAGAACTCCCCTCCTTATTAACGGCACTTTATTGTATAGATAATCAATTGACATCCCTTCCAGAACTTCCTTCCTCCATTCTACAATTGGGCTGTGCCTATAATGAATTGACATCCCTTCCAGAACTTCCTTCGTCCCTCAATTGGTTTCGTTGTAGTAATAATCATCTATCATCAATGCCGTTACTACCATCAACACTACAGGATTTAATGTGCGATCATAATCAACTGACATCACTCCCAGATCTTCCTTCTTCCATAAGAGGTCTTGATTGTTGTCACAATCAATTGTCATCCCTTCCAGAACTACCATCTTCATTAGTTGGACTTCATTGTTCCTTCAATCAATTGACATCGATGCCACCCATTCCTTCAACGTGTCAATCGTTTGTATGCTCGTTTAATCAACTAACATCCCTTCCAGAGCTTCCTTTGTCATTGAATGATTGTATTTGTATACGTAATCATTTAACGTCTCTCCCGCCTCTTCCTCCGTTGCTTCATCTTCTTACATGTTGTCAGAATGAATTGACTTCTCTCCCGCCTCTTCCTCCCAATATTCATGTATTGATGTGTGCTGGGAATAGGCTCACTTCTCTTCCAGGGCTTCCTTCCACCATACAGTATCTAGATTGTAACACTAATCTCATCCGAATCCTTCCGCCTCTTCCTGAAGGGCTTGTTAGTTTGGGGTGTGAAAAGAATCCGTTGGATACATTTCCAGAATTTCCTCTGAACCTTTCAGGTCTATCATGCGATCACCCCATTAGCAATGAACTTCTAGAAGTAAAGCATATGGCTCCAGAAAGAGTTCAACAATTGAATCAAGAGATTCGAGAAGGAATGACGTTGCTGGCTCAACAAAGCAAAGAACGTTGTGAGGCACGCTGTAAAGAGTACAAAGAGGAAATCATGATGAAAGCGTGGCATCCTTCGCGTGTGGAGAAACTTCTAGGAATGGGGTATGATATGGAGGATATGTAAGCACTTTTAGAAAAAGTGCCCAAAAATAAAAATGTCCCCACCTATTTTTTATAGAAAATTGAAATAAGAGAGGGTATAAAATATATCAACAGCAATGGAATGGTTAGAAAACACACGAGAATTTCAGGAGAGGAATATAGGGAAACGACGTGACCCCATGGAGATCGCATTACAGCGTATTCAGCAATGCACAAACAAAAAACTTGATCTTTCCAAATTGAAGTTGACGGAACTTCCTCCTCTCCCTGATGATCTAATTATGTTACGATGTGATTTGAACGAATTGACATCTCTACCAGAGCTTCCTTCTACTCTTCGAATTCTCCACTGTCATCTGAATCAATTGACTTCCCTTCCAGAACTTCCTCCCTTCTTGGAATCCCTATCATGCTCAAACAATCCTATCACTTCTCTCCCCACTCTTCCGTCTTCATTGACACAGTTAGTATGTATACGTAACTGCTTGACATCTCTTCCTCCTCTCCCTGATACTCTTCAAGAACTTTCGTTTGACAATAATTATATCACGCAACTTACTAAGATTCCTTCTCATCTTACAAGTCTTTCATGCTGTTGGAATCAACTGACTTCTCTTCCCTCTTTTCCTCACGGTCTTGAATCGTTGTTCTGCTTTGCCAATCCATTGGAGATGATACCTGAGTTTCCTTCTACACTTGTCTATCTAGTATGCACCCTACCTCATACCAACGAACGATATGCGCCTCTTCGAATGACTCCAGATATGATCCAACAAGTTAATCGTGATACTCAAGCATGGACCAACTATTTGATTCAAGAAAGTAAGGAACGCGCTCTTAAGAGGTGTAAAGAATACAAAGAAGAAATTATGATGAAAGCGTGGCATCCGTCTCGTGTGGAAAAAATGTTGGAAATGGGATATGATATCGAAGACATGTAAGCGCTTTTTAGAAAAAAGCGCCCAAAAATTACCTAGAATCTAAATGGATTGATCTTAACACATACATAAAGTGATGCTATGAAATGATATAAGAATGAAAGTTTTTCCAAAAGAGTTATTACACATCATATTAGAATTCGACGGAAGAATAAAATATAGAAATGGAAAATATGTAAATATTATACATAAATACGATGAAAGATATGATATGATCAACCAACTGATCAGTAAGAAAATAGAAATACTAAAAACGATAAACATAGACGGTGTTAATTTTTATTTTGAATTTAGGTTTGATGGATGTAGTGATAGGATACTATGTTATGATATGGGTTTCAATGCGCCTGATCGATTTGAAATATGTTATGTTGATCTAAGAGATGGTTGGAAACAGATTAGAACCTATATGTAAAAATGAAGGGTTTAGATCAATGAATGTCTCCACGTAAAAAAATTGAAACCAGAAACAGCCATGTAATACATCACAACCAAATCCAAGTTATCCATGGAAATCGCCCTTGAACGCATTCGCAACTGTGTCGATGGAGAAGTCGATCTCAGCGGTCTGGGATTGACGATGCTCCCTCCTCTTCCTGAAGGAATCACCAAATTGAAGTGTTTTCGCAATCAACTAACCAGTCTTCCATGGCTTCCTTCTACTTTGGTGCTACTGTATTGCTCTCACAATCAATTGACCAGCCTTCCAGAGCTTCCTCCTTCTTTGGAGGCACTGCGTTGCTCTCACAATCAATTGACCAGCCTTCCAGAGCTTCCTCCTTCTTTGGAGGCACTGCGTTGCTCTTACAATCAATTGACCAGTCTCCCAGAACTCCCTCCTTCCTTACGTGTCCTCTATTGTGGTCTAAACCAATTATCCAGCCTTCCAGAACTTCCTCCTTCTTTAAAAACACTTCATTGCTACAACAATATGATGACTTCCCTTCCCCTACTCCCTGTTTCCATGTTCAGCATCAATTGCTACTGCAACCCATTGACCACTCTTCCGACTCTGCCTCTTCAATTGGAAGAGCTGACATGCTTTACCTGTCGATTGACCTCTCTTCCCACTCTTCCTACCAATCTTCTCAGACTGAATTGTCTTGGAAATCCATTGGAGACGCTGCCAGAGCTTCCTTCTAGGCTACAACAACTAAAGTCTGAACTGCCGATATATTATGAGATGGATTGGGAAATCCAAGAGGAAATCCAGCATGGTGGGCGAATGATATACGAGGCGTTGTGGCCAGATATGGTGGGGGCTGTCAATTACATGATCGTTCGTGCTGCGGCGTATGCGAATAAAGAAAGCAAAGAACGTTGCACATCACGCTGCACAACATGCAAAGAGCAAATCATGATGAAGGCATGGCACCCTTCTCGTGTGGAGAAGCTTCTCGAGATGGGTTATGATATCGAAGACATGTAAGAGCTTTTTAAAAAAAAGCTCGCAAAAATAAGAATAAAAAGAGAGCAACCGCTCTATTTTTGATAAAAAAATTGAAACAATAAATGACATAGAAATTAGCAACCCAATTCAATCCAAGATGACATCCACGCCTCCTCCCATGCACATCGCAGTTGATCGTCTTCTGAGCTGCCGAAACGGAGAACTCGATATCAGCGGTCTGGGACTGACCATACTTCCTCCTATTCCTGAGGGAATCATTGAGTTGAAGTGTTTTCAGAATCAACTGACCAGCATTCCAAGGCTTCCTTCTACCTTGTTGAGGCTGTATTGCTCTAGCAATCAACTGACCAGCCTTCCAGTGCTCCCTCCTTCTTTGGAGGAATTGGTTTGCTCTAAAAATCAACTGACCAGCCTTCCAGAGCTTCCTCCTTCCTTACGCACTCTCTGGTGTAGTGAAAACCCATTGTCCAGACTTCCAGAGCTTCCTCCTTCCTTGAACTCTCTTCGTTGCTACAAGAATCAATTGAATACTCTTCCTCCACTTCCCTCTACGATACAGTACCTCCAGTGCAACCACAACCCATTGACTTGTCTTCCTACGTTGCCTCTTTCAATGGTACTGCTGCATTGCCACTTCTGTAGCCTAACCTCCCTTCCCACTCTTCCTACCAATCTTTGCGAACTGAACTGTATCATAAATCCATTGGAAACATTGCCAGAGCTTCCTTCTACATTGGAGTGTCTGAAGGCGACACTACCGTGGGTCGAGGACCTGGAGGAGAATGTACGCTTTGGAGGTCCAAGGATATACTATGAGTTGTGTCCAGAGATGGTGGGTGTTGTCAATCAACTGGTGCGAGCAGCGGCTGCGTTGACCCATCGGCAAAGCAAAAAACGTTGCGTGGAACGTTGCGCCAAGTACAAAGAACAAATCATGATGAAGGCGTGGCACCCTTCTCGTGTGGAGAAGCTTCTTGAGATGGGGTACGATATCGAAGATATGTAAATAGATTTTAAAAAAGCTATCAAAAAATAAGAACAAATCATAGAACAAATAAAAATCAAAAAGAGAGTGACTGCTCTATTTTTGATTAAAAGTCAGTAACATAAATTATTACACATTTAAACGCCTATTGTAAAATTGAAAGTAGGTTGGTCTAAAAGACATATACTAAAAATGGTAAGGTGTCACTGTGGAAAACAAGCAGTATTCAATATTTATGGAGAGAAAAATGGAAGATTCTGTGCGCAGCATAAAACACCAGAGATGATAGATGTAAGGAATAAAAAATGCGAGTTATGTAAGAAGAGACCCCATTATAATATTCTTGGAGAGAAAAGAGGCCGTTTCTGTGCAGATCATAAAACACCAGAGATGGTAGACGTAATAGATAATAGAACATGTGAAAAATGTAAAAAACGGGCAGCCTTCAATGTTATCGGAGAGAAAAAAGGACGATTCTGTGCGGATCATAAAACACCATATATGATCAATGTGATAAGTAAAACATGTGAACAATGTAAAAAACAGGCAACCTTTAATATTCGTGGAGAAAAACAAGGGAGATTCTGTGTAGATCACAAAACATCAGAGATGGTGGATGTAACTAATAAAAAATGCGAGTTATGTAAGAAGAGACCCAACTATAATATTCATGGAGAAACGAGTGCTCGTTTCTGTGCTGAACATAGAACACCAGAGATGGTGGACGTAACACATAAAACATGCGAGTTGTGTGAGAAGAGATCCCACTATAATATTCTTGGAGAAGCCAAAGGCCGTTTCTGTGTGGATCATAAAACACCAGAGATGGTCAGTGTGAGCAATAAAAGATGTGAAAAATGTGATAAAATACCCGTTTATAATATTATTAAAGAAACCAAAGGACGTTTCTGTGTGAATCATAAAACACCAGAGATGGTAAATGTAATAGATCGAAAGTGTGAAGAAGATGGATGCCATATCACTGCATGGTATGGTTGGCTAGGAAAAGGAAAAAGCCATTGCGCCTCCCATAAACAAAAGGGAATGATCCAATCTCCTAATCGTAAATGTGAAATATCCCGTTGTAAACAATTAGGAACCCATGAAGCAAATGGTCTACGATACTGTGAAGATCATATGCCCGATAATTCAGAAAATCTCGGTATGGAAACATGTACATCGTGCGGCCTAGATGACATCTTAACAGAGGGAATATGTGGAATATGTGATCCACAACTGATCCAGATCAGACGTCATGTCAAAGAGAATCGTGTAAAGGATTTATTTATAGCGGCTGGATTCACCTTTATTTATGATCGGATGTTGGAGGGAACCCAATGCGGCAGGGAGCGTCCTGATTTTCAGTTTGATTGCGGAACGCATTTCGTATATGTTGAGGTGGACGAGCATCAGCACCAATCCTACGCATGTGAATGCGAACAAGGGCGAATGGTTAATCTGGTTCACGTCAGAGGAATGCCCGTGCGATGGATTCGGTATAATCCAGATGTTTATGAGCCAATGGAAGGACAAATAGTGATAAAACAGGAGCAACGTGAGAAGAAGCTGATTGAATATACAAAGTGGTCAATGAACCATTCACCTGATACCATTTCCAATGTAGTATACTTGTTCTATGATGGATATGATGTGAATCATCAAGAATGGCATACATTATTATAATGCGTATAAAAAAATTGAAGAGTCGATTGGTCTGAATAGAAAGCCATCGCGAGACACAACAAGAGAACACAACATGAGCAAGGCAATTTCCACGAAAGCCACCGTCACTACCATAACACTGGGCGATGTTGGGGAAAATCATGCGGGCATGCAGAAAATCGGAACGCTTCACGACAAGGGCTACTCGGTGGAGCAATTACAAGCGTTGGGCGAGTCACTTCGCGCGGTAGGTCTTACCACGGAATACGTGAGTCTGGATGCGCACTGGAAAGGAGAGGGCGCAGTGCCTGCGGCAGGCGTACTCGTGATTCGCAAGGGTGTTCAGCGTATCCTTGGAACAGATGACACGATTCCTCTCCAAGAGGAGCACAAGGACCTTGAGGTGGACAAGATGGCGTTCATGCGAGGTCGTGTGGTGAATAAGCGTGCGCGGTGGAATCTGTGCTTTGATGATGAGGATCAAGAGCCGAATTATGAAGAGGGCAAGGGACGTATCGTGGCGTATCGTCATCTTCCGTTGACGCAACGGATTCGCCAAACGATTGCAAAGTGGACCGAGGATGAGTTGTTGAAAGGAGAGGCCAACTACTATTATGACTTGTCCAAGTGTGGCATTGGGTACCATGGCGATGGAGAGCGTCGCAAGGTGTTTGCGGCGCGTATTGGCGCATCCGAAATGATGCCGCTCTACTATCAATGGTATCAACAGTCAGAGCCTGTGGGAGAGCGAATCCAAGTGGTGTTGGAAGACGGTGACATGTACGCAATGAGTGAGAAGGCGGTAGGTTTTGATTGGTTGAAGAAGAAAATACCGACTCTTCGCCACGCATCTGGTGTGGATACCTTCACAGTGATTAAAAAGTAAAGCGCTTTTATAAAAGCACACAAAATAGTAGTAAAATAAAAAGGGGCGGTCCGCTCTTTTTTATTTTATCGTTAAAAGAAATTTGAAAATATAATTCAATATAGAAAATAGAGCACCCATGGCAAGACCCATCATCGATGAATTTGGAATTTTCCCCAAATATCTCTCGCATGTCTCCTTGCCAGTCGACGACATACGAGCACGCGGATGTGAATGGATAGTGAATGGAACTCATTGTAGACAACCATGTGCTCCTTCTCTCTTTGTCTGTCATGAACACAAAAATATACCAGACTTACCTAGGCATCATTATACAACTTCTTCCACATGTAAGAAACGTAAATTATAATTCAAACGTAGTATTCCAACAAATATCTTTATTTTCTCCAGGGTATCCAACGGGGTTCATCCAGATCTTTGTGTTTTCAATCGTTTTCTGTACAGGAGAATGCGAATGACCGCAAATCCAGTGATGAATCGTATAATCACGAAAGATGTAATCCAGATTCGTGGCAAACAAGTGATTCATTCCGCTATCTTTGTAGTGTGGAGCAATGAGTTGGAAGGAAGGTAGGTGATGGGTAAGGACAAGAACTTTGGACCCATCGTGTTTGTGTTTTTGTAGTTCATCTTTCAAGAAGAGAAGAGATGTTTCATGTAGCCGTTGCATGTATCCTTCTAGGCCCATATTATGAATCTTTCGGAAATCATTGTATTGATACATATCGTCGCGATCGGCTTCGCCGCCTGTCCATAGTGTGGTTCCCAACACGTTCAGGTTATATTCAGGGATATAGAAGGATGATTCGAATAGGAAATGAACGTTATGAAAATGTGTACAGCTTTCTGTGATTTTTTCGTTGACATTCTGAATGGTTTTCAGAGGATGAGCAGTCGTTTTATAATATTCATGGTTCCCCGCAATAATAAAGACGTATTTGAAGAGAGAACTACAATAAGCCAGAAAGGTAAAGTAAAGATCTGATTCAGGACAACCGATATCACCTGCGAGGCAAAGGATATCGCCTCCTTTCAGATCAATTCCATAAGGAATTGTTCGATTATAGAACTCTAGATGAATATCGCTCAGATAGGTAACGGTGGGCATGTTAATCTATTGTATTGTTGCCTATTTAGATTCAAATTTCTAAAAATTGAATCATAATTCATGACAGGATAAAGGTACCCTATCATGAATTTCATTCGTCTCACTACCATGCTTATCAATCCGAACGCAATTCGTACCATTGCCATATCGGATACACGATATACCATCCATTTTACGTCAGAACGTTTTCAAGGTCACATGCTTCTCGGCTCAGGAGTGATTGCAAGTTACAGCTCAGAGATTATAGTCGATAAGGAGAAGAACTCTACCGATTATCGTATGTTACAATGCTGGCTCAGTAAAAATATGTAAGGGTTTATAAAGTTATGATTATGCTAAACTATATTTAATGCTAATCGGACCGTTACCTACAGCAACCCATCGATCAACGTGAAAATACACATCGTTACATCCGTATGTGAATCGATTCGAACCAGCGGCATTCCATGTTTGACCGTTATTTTTAGAATACATGATCGTTTGCGAATTTCCTGAACCCGACGCAACCCATATATTACCTGAAGATAATGGTCGATAAGTAACAGAAGTACCATACGTAAATAGATTTCCTACTAGTGAAGTGGTATCCGTCCATGTCGCACCGTTATCCGATGAATATTTGATTGGTTTAGAATCACCCGATCCTAGATATCCTACAGCAACCCAATTTCCATTACCATCTGTATCAATTCCATAACACATTCCCTTAAATGTTCCTGTTGCTTTTGTCCATGATGTACCATTATCATCTGAGTAAATAATGGAACCTTTTGCTGGGTTATTCAGATCTTGACCACCCACACACCATCTGCCATTACCATATGCAACACATATGCCAGGATTGGATACACCAAATCCAACGGGTTCCTGACCAGTACCAGCAGGTTTATCTACCCATGCTGGACCAGTAACTGGATCGAATGTGGTCGCGACTTTGATTCGTCGTTCATAGCCAATACTGGTTGAATAATGACCCACAGCCATCCATATACCGCCACCATATGCAACTGCCCAGCCTCGATCGCTAAACCCGTTATATAGATTGAATCCATTGGCAGAGACGGCCCATGTTACACCATCATCTAATGAAAAAATAATAGTAGCAGCACCTGCTGCTGTATTTTGATTTCCAACAGCGACCCATTTTCCATTTCCATCGGTTGCGACACCAAATACACCTCCATTTCCACTGGCGTAACCGATTGTATTATTCATATCAGTCCATGTTACACCGTCATCTGAAGATGATTTAATTGTAGCTGTACTATCAACGCCTCCTGCAATCCATACTCCATTGCCGTATGCAACACATCGCCCTGTAGAACTGAAATCAACACCTGATGCGTCAATCCATGAAGTAGGGACAAATGCTGGAGTTTGTACAGGAGGGTTTGGAGGTGACGGTGGTGAAGGAAGGGTTGGCGCCACCGTATTTCCATACATATTTCCAAGTCCGCCAACATCACTCGTAGTATAACCTGTAAGACCTCTCTGATACGTGGTGGGAACACCTTCTGCGACCTGCGGAATAACAGACCACGCACCGTTACTATTTTGTGGATTAGTGACAATACCATAACCATTTTGCTGACTTCTAAAAATATTCTGTGCCAAAGCCTTGTTTTTATTTCTTTGGGTAATAATGGAAGAGTCGAAGTTTCGATTTGACATATCTACTTATCATTTTTTTTAAAGTGTATGGAATAAATGATCCGATGAGATTATAGGAAAACATTTTGATTGTATGAGAACATATCTTCATAGGAGTCTTTATGATGAGCAGGGTCTTTACCGTTTAGTTTGATATCAATACGATTGAGTAGTTTGACGTGATATATAGGAGAATAGGGTGGTATGGAATACATGACGCCATTCAAGAGAGCAAGAGCGAATTTATTACCGATGACGTCGTGTTCTGGTGCATGATACCCATTGAATGATCTAGCGAATCCATAGAATCCAGATAGGATAGAATAGGAGAAAAGTTTATTTTGTTTGATAAAGTGTAGTGACATTATGATATATAGTGAAGTAAGTCTTTAGTTTGAATAAAAGATCCGATCATTGATCTATGAGATGTTATGTGTAAATAAATTGAAAAGAATAGTATGGAGCGATCTGGATCTTGGGATGGTTTTGTAAATGAAAATGAATGATCTGATCAGTAAATAGATCGGATCTAGATCGGTGTGTGATCATAATCTGTGGTCTGGCGCGCAAAGCAGTCTGTGCGGGCATGTGATTATCGTGGGAATGCAGTTGTAGCACGTTTTAGTAAAAATGATCTCTTGACTGGGATCATTTTTATTCATAGTTGATATTGAAGTCAGTGAAAGTAACTGTTATACAATATGAGTGTATACATATAAAATACTAACGTCTGCGAGTAGAACGTCGTTTCTTATTACGCCGACTACGACGAGTATGTCGTCTTCCACCCTGACTAGCACGTGATACTTGAAACTCTTTCCAGCATTGCATATAACGTTCATGTGTAATATCTAGATATTCTTTAACTTTTGTTATATCTAACCTAGTAGGATCCTCTTTCGTGGGTTCACGATATGTGACAGGAATTGATTTACCAGCATCATCTAGATCTAGAAAAGCATCTAGGAAATCAGATAGTAATTTTTTAATATACATACTTAGTGGTTCCTCATCTTTAGATAAATGTGAGAAGATTGTAGCCCTGTAAAAATACCCATAAAATGTAAACGCACTTCCAGTTTCATGAATCATATAAAATAACACAAGATAGATAGAATAGATAATTTGTCGTGATTTATATGTGTTACGCACAAAATCACGGAACTCACGTAATATTTCTAGTATATGTGGCATCTCTTCCTTTATGTTTATGGAGGAGTCTACACTAATGGAGTGATCAATATCATGTATATAATATCCCAATGGAGTACTAGCGTCACCATCTACATATTGCACATCAAATGCTAACCCTATATGCCATATGTTATTAAAAATAGAATCAACTATCTCTGTAAGGGTAAGATAGCCAATCATTGGAATATATTTCCATCTGCCAATGGGAGGGTTTAATATAAGTCGAGTTCCTGCTTTTTTTTCATATCGTTCAAACTCTTTAAATCTTTCTTCTATTATTTTTTTAACCTCAGAATAATCTGCATATACGTCCATCATCTTTTCATATATGTCTGTGTCATCTGCCAGTAATAGGTCAGAGGTATTAAAACGTGCGATATTTATATTCCTATTTTTTAAATAGGCATGTTTTTCTTTGATTCCCCGAACATATCTTGTGAAAAGGATTGCAAGTTGAAGAGTGACAATATTAAGTAGTCCAGCGTAATTTGTCTCATTAGGATCAATTCTTTCTATTATTTGATCTAGTGTTGAATGTAAGTCCTTTCTGTCTGATTCAGGTAACGATTCAATATGATTTCTGGCAGCATCCACAATAATCTGTAGCATTTCCTCAGAAATCATTTTTCCATTCGCATCAGGCTCAAAGATCTGTTGTGAAAGTGATATGTATCTCGACCGTATCGCTTTATCTAATTGTAGTCCACCGCGCATAATGGGATGATTTGATTCATCTGGAGGATCAAACTGAATCAAAGGCATTCTATAATTGGTCTTTCTTTTAAATTTTCAACTGTGTAAACATAGCGTCTTCTTAATAGTAGCTTATTTCTCATTTGGCATTTTTCGTCCTATAAAGTTGAAAGCGAATGTATCTCTTAGAAAAGGGTCCATGTCTTTTCACTCCATATTACATGCCGATTTGTATAGGCACTCCGATATACAAGCGTTCTAAGATCGCCTGGCCTCGCACCGAAGTGATCAATAAATATTAACCAAAAAAATAAAAGATTAGATCAAGATCGGTGAAGATCGATCATGTTCTGTGTTGTGGCGCGGCCTCGCCGCGCGAGCGTAGCGAGCGATCATGTTTTTTTGGTGCGGCGCGGCCTCGCCGCCAAGTAAAGATGGTGTGTTTATATTCCGTATAGTCCAGTAAGATAATTTTCGACGGCGGTATATTCTGTGGAGTTTAATTGTCGATTATAGACGAGGATGGCGTATACAGCCCAATCGGATACTTCTGAGTATCCGAAGGTATATGCGCCATAATGAATGGATAGGCGGCAATTTTGTGTGCCGCCGCTGGTGCCATAAGTTGTTTTGTTGCCACGATACAAATTGAGTTGATCAGTGCTAAGAACCCATGCGGTTCCGATTGGATTGGGTGAGACGGATGATGTGACCCATCCTTCGTGGTATGCGACGCATGTTTGACCGTTCCAGTGACCTGATAACCAATTGTTGTTAATACCTTCAATAATACGCGCTCTATTTGTGCCATTATAACGAGCGATTGAGAATACTGTATAGGGTGATGGTAAAATAGCTGTTGGAAATTGAATACCAGCGGATGTACCGCCATAGATCATTTTAAGAGGTGTATTGACTTCAGTAGTTGTAGCAATGGTGCCACGAGTTGCAGTGGAATGATAACCACTTCCTGTTTCATCGCTGAGTGTAGTACCGTTCCAACTATCGCCAGAATATTTCGCAATCAGTCCACTCGGGACAGGATTTCCTCGTTTTCCTAAAAATACGCTAAACGATAACACACCAGATGCGGGAATACCTGTAACACCTCGTGTACCGAGTGTACCATTAGAATACAATGAGCTCATACTGATCGCACCTGAATTACTCGAATTCATTGTAGTTCGAATTTGACTAAATGAAATAGGACCAGAAGTAGGTAATGACATATTATTAAGTTAAAAGAAAAAATATTGACTACGTGGATAAAAACGAATGTATCCTATAGCGTAGCGAGCGATCATGTTCTTTAGTGCGGCGCGGCCTCGCCCAGCGAGCGATCATGTTCTTTGTTATTGATCTGTAAGGAACTCTATGTAACACGGGGCTCCTTGAGCTCCTTTAAATTTATAGACAATATGAGATGAAAGAAGAGTATAGTATGAAACTATATTGATCTGAAGTGAAACTGAAATGTTATTTGTGTAAACATGTTTTGTTATTTGTTTTTGTTTTGTGAAAAACATTTTGCGCGCTGAATCTTGTGATTGTTTTTTATTTTTATT